TGGTCGTGGCGAGACGCGTGGTCGTAGGAGTGCTAGTTGTCGTAGCGAGGCGTGTAGTCGTAGGAGTGCTAGTTGTTGTAGCGAGACGCGTGGTCGTAGGAGTGCTAGTTGTCGTAGCGAGGCGTGTAGTCGTAGGAGTGCTAGTTGTCGTAGCGAGGCGTGTAGTCGTAGGAGTGCTAGTTGTCGTAGCGAGACGCGTAGTCGTAGGAGTGCTAGTTGTCGTAGCGAGACGCGTGGTCGTAGGAGTGCTAGTTGTCGTGGCTAGACGCGTGGTCGTAGGAGTGCTAGTTGTCGTAGCTAGACGCGTGGTCGTAGGAGTCAATGTTGTTGTATTTAATTTTGTCGTTGTTGCCAACATCCTATTTATAACGCAGAAAGTTCTGCAGTCTTACCAGTAGTTGCCGTTAAATAATGTTTTCTACAAAGTGCTTCATACTTATCGGGACCTGCTACAAAAACTTGATCTGTAATTTCTCCGCACTGTCTAAACGTGAAAAGTGCTCTATCTTTACACCGGGTACATATTGCTGTAAGTTTCGTTAGAAAGTCACAGTATGGAATAAGATCAAGAATTTGACCGAACGGTCTGCGATCTGAGTCACCATCTAGACCAACACATACTACATGTTTTCCTTCAATTTCAACCGCATGTAAAACAAACTCTTTCAAATCTGTAAAGAACTGAGCCTCCTCAATAATAACATGTGTAGCTTTAATGTATTCTTCTGATTTTGAAATGTCATGGAGATTTTTTACAGAATATGCAGGATAAGTCTCATTCGTATGAGTTGAAATTGAATTTATATTATAACGTGTATCCAATATACTTGTTATACAAAAGGTATCAATATTCATATATTTATTTTTTTTAATTATACTAATTATTGCTGTTGATTTGCCGGCAAACATTGGACCAATATATAGATGTAATGACATACTAAATACTAAATGTTTATTTAGGGTTAATTTTATACCGTCAAGTACTAGACGTTACCAACGTTTATTACAATGGCTATTATGACCTCCCCCACAATAATCCTCTTTTTTAAATCCCGCCTCTGATAAACAACACTGATCGTGTGTTTCTTTTGCAGTTGGTAATTTATTACCAGTTTCTGGGTCACTGTATTGAGAACAAAACTTTTTACCACATTCCCAGCACCAAGATCGCCCACAGCCTGATTTAATGTAAAAAGTTCCATTTGTATCGAGTCCACATGCAAAAATATAGTTGCATGCCGAGTCTTTTAGACACCATCTTTGACACCAAGGACATTGTTTGGCATCACCAGACATTCTCATTAAAATAGTTATTAATCATTATAATGTTGGTCCGCAGTTACGCACCCGTAGAACCAAAACCCCCCTCACCCCGCTGTGTTGCAGGTAGCTCATCTACGATAATAACTTGTACGATCGGACGCATATTAGGAGCGACAATCTGGAAATGCTTATCACCCGCTACAAATCCCTTAGCAGAATCAACCGTCGCAATAACTGGCGCCTTAAGAACACCGCGATAACTCGAATCAATTACACCAATCGAGTTTGCCATCATATGCCCTGTCTTATAGATTGACGACCGCGGAACAAGCCAGTAATGAACCGGCTCCTTAGTATCACTATCAACTAGCATTGCTCTAAGACCAAGATCGAGAAGATGCGCCGGCTCACCAACCTTACCACACCACGTCTCTGCAGTCACAATGTCAGCACCTGCATTCTCAGATGACGGTGCAACAACAGGTGCAGTGGCAAAGAGAATGTATGAACTATTAGAAGCACTATCCATTTTTATACAGAAAATTATGCAACCTCCCTCCTCAATTTTTTGTAGGGCCAATTACCGCCAAGTACTTGGCGTAATACCTAAGATGATATTTCTGTCTTATATAATAGGATGCGAACATTACCAATAGTATTATTAAGTTTAATAGTTTCAAATACTTCAAGTATTTGGAACAATTTTGACATTTCATTTGAACCTACTGAACCATATAAACGTGTTTTAACGGCAATGAATATTGCTCCTACACAAACATCTCTAAGTACACGCACATCAACATTTACTGCAAAGATGACAACAAGCACAGAAAAAAGCTTCATACCAACACAAACAGGGCTTTCAACACGAACAGCTACATCTACTAAAACTTCTACTAGAAGTACACCTGAAACTAAATCGAGTACATCAAGTCCTCAACAAACAGTTACAGCAATTGTATCAAAAACAGGCACTTCTAGTTCTGCATTATCAAAATCATCAGCTGTATCAAAAACAACTACAGGCTCAATTAGCAGTACTAAAACATCGACAGCAAGCCCGACAAATTCCCGCTCTATAGTATCATCTAAAACACCAAGTTCTTCTGCTACAGTATCATATTCTCCACTGAGATCAAAAAGTATGACAGCTTCAACATCAGACTCTGCTACCTTTAGATCATCATATAGTGATATTCTTACACGCACTCAAACATCATCTATGACTGTTTCAAAAACATCAACAGGAAGTTCCAGTACCACTGTCTCATTAAGACCGTCTCGCTCACCAACTTCATCTAGTGGAAGTACTCTTACAACGCTTACAACTAAGACGGCTTCACTATCACCTTTAAGATCTACCACATTTCGTAGTAGTGCAACAGGAACTCTATCATTACCACCATCAAAGACATCGACAGGTTCCCCAACTGGTAGTGGATCTCGCAGAGCTACTGTATCATCAACAGCGTCGACCACTCTTACAGGAAGTCCCTCACTTTCAAAAACGGGCACTCTTACATCATATGCAATACCGAGTCGTATAAATTCCAAAACAACAAGTGTCACACCCACTTTATCGACGAGTCTAACAGCTACAGTTGTATCTTCAAAGACAAATAGCCCTACAATGACTCTGAGTTCCCTTTTTTCTGTATCACCCTGTGTAACTTTTACTACAACAGCAAGTGAATCAGCATCTTTTAGTTTTAGTCCAATTATTTCTTATTCGTCACGTCCCTCAAGATCAGCTACTTTATCCGCGCGTGTATCAAATACAGCTATTAAAACAGCGACAGTATCAGGATCACCGTCGGTTAGTAAGACACCGACCGCATCCTCAACGTATTCCAGTTCACCTCTAACAACTAGAACATCGTACGTAACAAACACTCCTTCAAAATCACAGAGTTCATCAAAGACTGGTACAGTTACTACAAGTGTAACAAGGTCCGCACAGATTTCTAAAACTGCCACTGTTTCATCTAGTGGAGATATTACACGTACTGCATCACCCACCGCCACGCTTTCATACACTTCTACTATTTTTAGAACATTCACATCGAGTGCCTCGTCATGCAGTACAGTTTCTAAAACGAACTCGCCATCAATGTCTGCATCACCATTCCCTTCTAGAAGTTATTCTGGTTCAGCAAGTTATTCTGCTTCTGGAGCGTCTTCACTGACAGTTACAGTAGTTACATCATCAACACAAACGGGGGAGGCTACGGCTTCATACCCATCCTATTCTGCTAGTGTCTCAGTCAGTCAAATAAAAACATTAACAGCGACAAGTACTGCATCTATTTCTCCATCTTCAAAGACATCTAAAAGTAAAACGACCTCCTCAAGTGTCTCGCGCTCAATTCGTAATTCGGCCACAGAATCTGTATCATCATCCGATTCTGTTTCACCTGCGAAGTCGAGAACGTCGACTGTTACGACTTCTAGTTGCCCTAGTGTATCAGCTAGTGGGAGTATATCTCCAACAATAATGCCTACAGGGTCTGGACGGGTCTCGCAGTCAATTACTACATCGTCATCGATGTATCAAACTTTAACTAATGCAGTATCTAACTCTGGATCTGCATCATATAGTCAAAGTAGTTTGATGAGTTACACAGTTTCCCAGAGTTCTTCTATATCCGCAAGTTTTTCAAGTATTCCTACAGATTCTATATCGATTAGCACAACATCATCGCCAACATCATCTGCTAGTATAAGCCGATCTGATTATGGATCAGTATCAAATAGTGCAAGTCCTTCGGTTACAGTTTCAATGTCTCTCTTTGCCACAGTGACTGTGTCAGATTCTTCTAGCAGTTCACCATGTCTCTCAGCGAGTTCATCGGCGAGTAATTCTAATAGCCTTTCAGCATCTTTGACGCCTGACCCTTCGGTCTCTTCGACACCGAGTAATTCTAATAGCCCATCTGCATCACCTGGTCCTTCGGCGTCTTTGATACCGAGCCATTCTAACAGCCCTTCAGCATCTTTAACACCGAGCTATTCTAATAGTCCATCTGTATCACCTGGTCCTTCAGCCTCTTTGACACCAAGTAATTCTAATAGCCTCTCTACATCACCTGGTCCTTCAGCATCTTCAACGCCGAGCCATTCTAATAGCCCCTCTGTATCGTTATGTCCTTCAGGATCTTCAACGCCGAGCCATTCTAATAGCCCATCTGTATCGCCTGGCCCTTCAGCATCTTCAACGCTGAGCCATTCTAATAGCCCCTCTGCATCACCTGGTCCTTCAGTATCTGTATTATCAACAAATTCTAATTTCTTTTCAATATCTTCAATGCCTTGCCCTTCATCATCTTCAACTCCGAGCAATTCTAATAGCCCATCTATATCTGCATGCCTTTCAGCATCTTTGACACCGAGTAATTCTAATAGCTTCTCTGTATCGCCAAACCCTTCAGTCTCTTTAGCACCGACCAATTCTAATAGCCTTTCAGTATCATCAACATCTAGCAATTCTAATAGCCTCTCTGTATCATCAAGCATATCGCTTGGCCCCTCAGCGACTTCAATGCAGACTGTATCGCTTGGTCCCTCGACTACTTCAACGCCAAGTAATTCAAATAGCCTTTCAGCAAATAGAAGTATCTCCCAAAGTACTACAGCTTCAGTAGATGTTTCACCAAGTAATTATAATAGCATTTCAATGCCTGCATCATTATCATCAATACAGACAGTTACGTCTACTTCTTCTCCAACTGTGACACCAACAGGATCTTCTAGTGGAACATCTTCAAGATCAGGAACTGCATCAATAACACCTTCAGTAACGCCTTCAGGAACGCCTTCAGCGACACCTTCAGGAACAGTTTCTGGAACATCTTCAAAATCTGGAACAGTTTCAGGCACATCTTCAAAGTCAGGAACACCTTCAATAACCGCTTCTGGTACACCTTCACGATCATCTTCAATCACACCTTCTGGCACACCTTCAAACTCAGGTACGCCCTCAATAACAGCCTCAGGAACACCTTCGCGATCATCTTCAATCACATCTTCAGGTACACCCTCAATAACAGCTTCAGGAACACCTTCGCGATCATCTTCAATCACATCTTCAGGTACACCCTCAATAACAGCCTCAGGAACACCTTCGCGATCATCTTCAATCACATCTTCTGGCACACCTTCAAAGTCGGGTACACCTTCAATCACAGCTTCTGGAACACCTTCAAACTCAGGAACGTCCTCGATAACAGCTTCTGGAACAGCTACAAGGTCAGGTACAGCTTCTGCAACACCTTCGATAACACCTTCTGGGACACCTTCAGCTACTCCTTCGAAGTCAGGAACATCCTCAATAACAGCTTCTGGAACGCCTTCAAACTCAGGAACATCCTCGATCACCGCGTCTGGAACAGCTACAAGGTCAGGTACACCTTCTGCAACACCTTCGGGAACAGTTACAAGATCAGGTACAGCTTCAATAACGGCTTCAGCTACACCTTCAATCACTCCCACAGGTACACCTTCAAACTCAGGAACGCCCTCGATCACAGCCTCTGGTACACCTTCAAACTCAGGCACACCCTCAATAACAGCTTCGGGAACAGCTACAAGGTCAGGCACAGCTTCAATAACAGCTTCAGCTACACCTTCAATCACAGCCTCTGGAACGTCTTCAAAGTCAGGTACACCTTCAATCACAGCTTCTGGCACACCTTCAAACTCAGGTACACCGTCAATAACAGCTTCGGGAACAGCTACAAGGTCAGGCACAGCTTCAATAACAGCTTCACCTACACCTTCAATCACAGCCTCTGGAACGTCTTCAAAGTCAGGTACGTCCTCGATAACAGCTTCTGGCACACCTTCAAACTCAGGTACACCGTCAATAACAGCTTCGGGAACAGCTACACGGTCAGGCACAGCTTCAATAACAACTTCTGGAACGCCTTCAAAGTCAGGTACAGGTTCAATAACACCTTCAAAGTCAGGTACAACTTCTGGAACACCTTCAAAGTCAGGATCACCTACAGCTACACGTACAAAGAGTTAATCAACACGTTAAAACAAACTTTGGCTAATATTTTAACACGTTAGCCAAAATTTGAACTCCGTAAAACAGAACGCCCACTTATAGAAATTCGAACTAAGTTAAAAGGAGAATGCCACCTGGACTTAATAGACCTGTATCTGATATTGAGCCAATTGTTGGGATTCAGTTCGGAATCTTTAGTCCTGATGAAATCCAGCGTCGTTCTGTTGTAGAGATCACGAACTCGGGTACGTACGACGGCAATGAACCACGTATAGGTGGTCTCTTTGATCCGCGTATGGGTGTTCTAGATAATGGCAAGACCTGTCGCAGTTGCGGGCAGACGAATCATTCTTGCCCGGGTCATTTCGGCCATTTCAATCTCGCCCGCCCAGTGTATTTCATTCAGTTCTTTCCAAAGATCCTTGATGTGATGAAGTGTATATGTGTTCGTTGCAGTCGTATTCTAATTGACAAGACGCTACACAAGGACGTTGCACGTCGGCGGGGTGAGGCGCGTTGGCGTACTGTTCTAACACGTTCTGCTACTATTTCTAGATGCGGACAGGAAACAGAGGATGGTTGTGGTGCTCGTCAGCCTGATCGTTATGTTCGTGAGGGTATCGCTCGCATCGTAGCTGAATGGGATGCGATTGATGGCCCCGGTGCAGACGCGATTACAAACCCAGATATGAAGCCTGGTAAGCAACGCCAGTATCTTGAAGTGGAGTATGTTCTTCGTCTCTTTCGTCGTATTACAGACGAGGATGTTGATTTCATGGGGCTAAACCGTTATTGGTGTCGCCCTGATTGGATGATCTGTACGACAATGCCGATTCCTCCTCCGCAGGTACGTCCTTCAGTTATCCAGGATAACAATCAGCGTTCAGAAGACGATCTTACACACAAGCTGTTTGAGATTATTACGACAAACCAGCGTCTCCAGGAGAAGATCAATAATAATGCAGCAAAACATCTTATTGAGGACGAGCATGTAGTTCTACAGTATCACGTAGCGACTCTTGTTGATAATCAGATTCCTGGCGTGGCCCCCTCGGCTCAGCGGTCTGGTCGTCCTCTAAAGTCAGTTCAACAGCGTCTCGGTTCTAAGGAGGGGCGTATTCGCTACAATATTCAGGGTAAGCGTGTTGAATTCTCAGCGCGCTCAGTTATCACCCCAGATCCGAACATTTCTATCGGTGAACTCGGTGTACCTATGAAGATTGCTATGAATCTAACATTTCCTGAAAAGGTTACGCCCTATAACATGCAACAGATGTATAAGCTCGTTCAGAATGGTGCTGATAAGTATCCTGGTGCTAAGACAATTGTTCGCGAGGATGGGCGCATGATTAGTCTAAAGCATATAAACACAAAAGAGATCGTTCTTCGCATTGGTGATGTAATCAATCGTCACCTTTCTGACGGTGATATTGTTCTCTTTAATCGTCAACCAACTCTTCACAGAATGTCTATGATGGGTCACCGTGTTCGTGTACTACCCTATAACACATTCCGCCTGAATGTTTCTGTCACTGCACCCTATAATGCAGATTTTGACGGTGATGAAATGAACGCTCATATTCCGCAGTCATATGAGGCTGCAACGGAACTTGCTGAGATTGCGGCGGTTCCTCACCAAATCGTTACACCTCGTCATGCAAAGCCGGTGATTGGTATCGTTCAGGACACGCTAGTGGGTTCATATCGCATCACTCGTCCTCACGTAGCCTTTAATCGCCGTGAGTTCATGAATATGATGATGTGGAATCGGCGGTTCGAGGGTGTTGTGCCAAAGCCGGCGAAAGAGATTGCGGGTCAGTTTCGCTTCTCGGGTCAGCAGATTCTCAGTCAGCTTCTTCCACCTATTAACATTGAGATGGGTAATGGTATGTACAAAGATGATAAGAAGCAGGAGAATTTCATTAAGATTCGCGAAGGTGTAATCGAACAGGGTATCTTTGATAAAGATGTGTTTTCCAAGCCTTCAAAGGGTATTATTCACGTGACCTTCAAGGATTATGGTTCAACTGATACTGTGAATTTTATTGATGCTATGCAGAACACGATCGAGCAGTTCCTTGTCTATAATGGCTTTTCAGTTGGTATCTCTGACCTTATTGCTGACGAGGATACTCGTAAGCAGATGGACGAAATTGTAAAGAGACGCAAGGCTGCCATCGAGAACATTCTTCTCCAGATTCACATGGATCTCTTTGACAACAACACTGGCAAGTCAAATCGCCAAGAGTTCGAGGATAAGGTATTTACAGAGCTGAATAAGGCGACGGAAGAGACTGGTAAGAAGGGTCTTGAGGCACTTTCTGATGAGAATCGTCTAGTGGCGATGGTACGTGCCGGTTCCAAAGGTGGTATGATTAACATCTCGCAGATGATGGCCTGTCTAGGTCAGCAAGCTCCAGAGGGTAAGCGTATTCCCTACGGTTTTACTGACCGTACTCTGCCCCACTATAAGAAGTATGACGACGGTGCGGAGGCGCGCGGATTCGTTGAGTCTTCCTTTATCCAGGGGCTAACGCCACAGGAGTTCTTCTTTCACGCTATGTCAGGTCGCGAGGGTCTGATTGATACAGCTGTAAAAACGGCCGATACAGGATATATCCAGCGCCAGCTCGTGAAGGCCATGGAGGATCTCGTCGTCCAATACGACGGCACGGTTCGTGATAGCCGTATGAATATCACACAGTTCTATTATGGCGAGGACGGTATCAATGCTACGAAGATCGAGTCGGCGAACCTTGGTCTTTCAAAGCTATCTCATGAGGAGATTCTAAAGCAGTATGGTATGAAAGGCACTGATATTACTGGGATTCTCGAGGCAACTGCAATGCGTGGAGAGGATGCAGAGGCGCTCGAATCGTTCGCCCAGCAGGTTCTTGAGGATCAGAAGATGCTTGTGGAAGGTATTCAAAAGATGAAGCAGGATGCCCCTATCTTTGCTTCAGTGAATCTCGAACGTGTCATTACAAATGTTGCAATCAGTTTCAGACTCGCCCAGGATGTGAAGACGGACCTCACGCCACTCTACGTCCTCCAGGGTATTGAGCGTCTTATCCAGCGCACACAGACCTATCATAAGCTCTGGGCTGCGCTTCTTCGCTTCATGCTCGCCCCTCACAAGCTTATTGTTAAGGAGCGTTTTACGAAGAAGGCTTTCGATACACTGTGCGAGATGATTATCGTGAAGAACATGCAGAGCTGGGTGGTTCCTGGCGAACAGGTGGGGATCATCGCGGCGCAGAGCATTGGCGAACCATCTACCCAGATGTCGACTCACAAGGATGCATTCGTACACATTTCAAGTGAAAATGATAGAGGCTTTGCTGGAAAGATTTCAGATTTCATTGATAATATGATTAAACAGAATGAAAATAAGGTTACTGAACTCGGCGAGAACAGCGTGGTTCTCGATTTGGATGATGATTACTTTATTGTTGGTGTAAGTAATGATGAAAAGACTTCCTGGCGTAGAATTAGCCAGGTTAGTCGGCATCCTGCAAATGGCGGACTAGTAAAGGTGACAACAAAGTCTGGTCGCACTACAACTGCTACATTGACCCACTCTTTCCTAAAGAGAACTACAAAGGGTGTTGAGCCTGTTCTTGGCTCAGACTTGAAGATTGGTATGCGTATGCCTATTGCGGTAGGAATTCACGAAGCCCCAGTTCTTAAATCTGGATCCTTTGAAATGTCGCGCGAGTTTGGATGGCTATGTGGTATTTATCTCGCAGATGGTTCGCTAAATGGTAATACGGTACACATTTCTAAGATTTATCCTATTGTAGAGGAGCGTATTAGATATCTTGCCAACAAGTATGATTGGAAGGTTACAATCCAACACTATCAGGGTGAATACGGTCCGTCGAAGACAACTAGCATTAATAGCGCTGAACTAAAGAACTATCTTCTAAACCAGTTTAACACGGGCTCTTACAATAAGAAGCTTGGTGCAGATATCTACTCGGCGCCGAGAGAGTTCCAGTATGGTCTTCTCAGCGGATACTTTGATGGTGATGGCAACGTAAATTCAGAGCGTCACCAGATTCGTGTAGGCAGTCGTAGCAAGGATCTCATTCGCGATATCAATCGCCTCCTGTCTTATTGCGGTTTCTTTGGTGTTCTGGGCGAGGAGTGCTCTGTCAATATTCCAGACAAGACAATGTATACTATTAATATTCTAAAGAAGTATGCCAAGCTCTTTAAGGAGCGTATTGGTTTCCATCTGACCGAGAAGGCTGAAGCTCTCGACAAGATTATAAAGTACATGGAGCGTGAGGATAAGCATGATACGAAGGAGCTGTATGATAAGATTCCTGCGCTTGGTGATACGATTGCAGCGGTTGGTAAGGCACTCGATATGCCAGGGCAATCGCGCAACTATGGTCGCTGGGCCAAGAAGGAGAGTGTAGGTCGTGAGACGCTAAAGACCTACATCAGCGATTTCAAGGAAGCGTTCGCCATTGGGCGTGGAGCTGGCAATGAACGTGAGATTTCTGGGCTGATTGATACTCTTGTATCGGCAGTAGAGTCCGAGGTCGTATGGGATGAAATCGTGTCGCTAGAGTATCTCGATGATCCAAAGGAGTTTGTGTATGACTTCACGGTCCCTGGAAACGATTCTTTCATGGTTGATGACGCTATTATAGTACATAACACACTAAACAGTGTGGATTGGGATACAAAAATCATGATTGCCAAGAATGGTAAGATTGTCTGTCCGATGATTGGCGATTTCATTGATTCGTATCTTGCTACTGCCGATCCTTCTCGTATCCAACATCTTGAGAACGACCAGCTGTATCTTGCTCTCGATGATGGAAATGATTGGAAGGCTGTCTCATGCGATGAGAATGGCAAAATGATGTGGACGAAGTTGGAGGCTATTACAAGCCATCCTGTTGTCAATGAAGATGGTTCCAATACGATTCTTGAGGTGAAGCTTGCTTCTGGTCGTAAGGTGAAGGCCACAAAAGGTAAGTCATTCCTCACGCGTATTGATGGTAAGATTCAATGCATAAATGGCTCTGAGCTTTCTATCGGCGATATTCTACCTATTGCCAACTCTCTTGCAATCGATGAGATTGACACGGTAGATACGGTTTCAGTGCGTGAGTATCTATCACCAAAGGAGTGGCTCTATGGTTCAGACGTAGAGATGGCTCTAGATTGCCTTAATAGCCTAGACCGCCACTGGTTTCAGAAGAATAATGGAACTACCTTTACAGTTCCATATAGTCGCAGTGATGCCTTCCGCGAGGCGTTTGTTGATGGCAAGAATAGTAATGCCTCTAACATTAAGAAGGGGTTCGTATACCCTGCACGCACTCGATCAAATACTTCACAGATTCCTGAGAGTATTCCGTTAACAGAGAATTTTGGCTTCTTTGTTGGGGCCTATCTTGCTGAGGGCATGAGTAATGCTACACAGATTAATATTTCAAACAATGATGAGAAATATCTTGAGAGACTCGATACACTAATGGGTACATGGAATGTAGGGACACATGTTGTATCAGCTGAGCGTGAAGCTAAAAAGACTGGTATTAAGGGTCATACAACAAGCCTAGTAATTCATTCAACTGTACTAGCGTCTTTTATGCAGAAGACATTTGGTCGTGTATCATATGAGAAGACGCTACCTGATTGGGTCTTCCAGGCACCCGCGGACTTTATCAATGGTCTAGTCGATGGCTATTTCAGTGGCGATGGTACTGTAGAGAAGAAGACGGGTTGTGTAAAGGCTACTTCCCTTTCAAAGGATCTGATTGTTCGTATTGGAACTCTTCTTGCACGGTTTGGAATCTTCAGTACTGTATCAGAGCGTCTTCCTGAGGTTGGAGTCTTTGATTCAGTACAAACCAACTATACTCTGTATATTCCTGTGAAGTATAGCAATATCTTTGCTGAGACTTTCAAACTTACAGTGGAATCTAAGCAAACACTCCTAGACGAGCACTTTCCCTCACCGAAGGTGTGCCGTCGTGAGACGACAGGTGATATGGTATGGGATACTATTGTTAATATTACAGAGGTAATACCTATTAATAATCGTGTATACGATCTTACGGTTCTAACAACTCGTAACTTTATGACACTAGACTGTCTGGCATGCAGAGATACTTTCCATTTGGCTGGTGTAGCATCAAAGTCGAATGTTACGCGTGGTGTTCCGCGCCTGAAGGAGCTCCTCAAGGTCACTCAGAATCCGAAGGCGACTTCACTCACGATTTATCTGAAGCCTGAGTTCCGTGGATCAAAGGATAAGGCGCGTCAAGTGGCGCAGGACCTGGAGCTAACGCTTCTAAAGGATATCACAGTAAAGACTGCAGTCTATTATGATCCGAATGATGATGCTACGGTAATCGAAGATGACGCAGATCTTATCAAGTTCTACAAGCTGTTTGAGTCTGATGAGGAGGGTGCTACAGAGGGAGAGGCTACGAAATGGAGTGCCTGGCTCCTACGCTTTGAGATGGATCGTGAGCGTATGTTCCGTAAGAATATCAGCATGGATGATGTAGCCTATGTTCTTCGTACAAAGTTCGGCGAGGCTCTCCACCTCATCTACAGCGACTACAATAGCAATAAGCTTATTATGCGTATGCGTCTGCCCGATGAGATGAAGGGCAGTCTCGATGATATGACGAGTCTCAAGAAGTTTCAGAATCGTATTCTAAATGGTATTGTGTTTCGTGGTGTCCCTGGTATTAAGTCGATTACCTTCCGCGAGGATAAGGATATGCTTGAGCTCGTGGACGGATCCTACAAGCAGATTACACAGTACGTTCTCGATACTGACGGTAGTAATTATCTCCAGGTAATGAATCATCCATATGTAAACTCATCAAGACTTATGTCATCTCACGTGCATGATATTTATGATATTCTTGGTATTGAGGCGACGCGGGCGCTTCTACTGAATGAGATTACAACACTCTTTGAGGAGGCTGGTGTCAACAATCGCCACCTTGGCCTACTATGTGATGTAATGACGCGTGCAGGCCGTCTAATGTCGGCAGATCGTCACGGTATTAATAAGACTGATATTGGTCCTCTTGCGAAGGCTTCTTTCGAGGAAACGGAGAAGATTCTTCTAAACGCGGCTCTCTTTGGTGAGATGGATCCAGTTACAGGTGTATCTGCGAACATTATGACGGGCCAGCCCATTCGCGGTGGTACAAGCTTCTTTAATGTTCTACTTGACGAGGGTGCATTCCTTCGTCTACAGGAGGGTCTACCACCTGTAGAGGGTGAGGAGGAGGAGAATGAGGGGCCCACGCAGGAACAGATTGATGCTGTAATCTACGAGAATGATAATGATCTATGTTCGTCGGCGCATCTACGTATGAATATTGCTATGCCAAATGGTAATAAGATTCTCGAAGAGCCCGATGTAGAGATTGATGTTATTGATGCAAGAGATGAGGATTAATGCCAACTGTAACGTCTAGTACTTGGCGGTAACGTCTAGTACTGAAGTTATCTAAACCCCAGACCCTATAACAATACATGGATGCCTATATACAAGAAAAACCACCGTGGAAAACGGTAGAATGGATTAAAAGTCCATTTTGGAGCACTATTCCAGAAATTCAGTACGTTGATTGGATTTTAGAGCCAAATGAGAATGCTGTAAAAATTAAAGAGGAGATTCGCGAACTCGATAAGGAGCATAAGTGGGAGCTTGCTAAAAAAATGGTGAATCCGTATGAACTTGTTTACACACATGATGACGATAGATTACCTCCATCTCTGAGTTTAGAGTATCCTTTATCGCGATCATTTTTTAAGATGGTTGAAATTCTAAATGTTTCAAACTTTTTTGATTCTATGGGAAAAAATACGAATAACTTTCGATCAGTTCATGTTGCAGAGGGGCCTGGTGGATTTATTCAGGCATTGCATAACCGCGCTGAAAGTAAAAATAAAAATATTACAAATTCTTTTGCAATGACTTTAAAACCTACAAATCCACATGTTCCTGGATGGAAAAAGGCCACACAATTTCTACAAAAATACAGACAGGTGAAAATTCATTATGGAGTCGATGGAACTGGTGACATATATGTCAATGAAAACCAGGACTCTTTTATAAATCTATGTAATCCAAAGGCCCATATTTTTACAGCGGATGGTGGATTTGATTTTAGTGTAGATTATGCTCTTCAAGAACAACGTGTCTTTAATTTACTTGTGTGTTCTGCTACAGTTGGTGTGAGAACGCTTATCAAGGGAGGGCAATTTATTCTTAAATTATTTGATTGCACTTCACCAAATACAAAAAGTCTAATTCTAATACTTTCAAGATGTTTTACAGACTGGACTCTTTATAAACCGGCAATGACACGTCCGTGCAATTCAGAGCGGTATTTTATTGGACGAGATTTTCGTGGTACAAATGCTGACAATATTGTTAAATGTCTATTAGAAATTCAACAATATAGTGCGAAGGATAAATATCCGATTCTTTCACCTACAATTCTTTCAGAAATCAAATTTTTGGAAAGACATATTCAAACTACAACAGATCTACAGATTGATGCAATTAAACTAGCAATATCACTAATTAAAACTCCAGAAGATTGGTGGAAAACATGGTATATGAAGTGTTTGAAAAAGTCAAGTGTATGGTGTGAAACATTTCGTGTACCCTACACACCAGAGAGTAAACATATCGCAATAACAAGAACCCGATTTCCTCTTTATGGTATCTAGGATAACACCCTATTGTGCCCCAGAGTCTGATCCGAATTTTTTATAGAGGCGTTTTCCCACAATTACAGAAGCATCATGCTGTGTTAAATTACCAGAATCCATGTGGTCTAACATTGCAAGCATGACCTGTAGATTGCTTGCATCATATCCAGCTGGGTCGGTAATCATGTCGAATAGATGCTTATAGTCACGTACAAATTCGGGCAGAAGCTCTTTAATTTCATTAACGGACCGTCTCTGACGAAGATACTCTTGTGTCGTTGATACCATCGAACGTATATAAACAGCCCGCTCTTTTGCATTAAATTCATGAGCCTTCTCAGCTGCTGTGCGCGCGGCGCTCTCGTAACTTTCGCGATCTAGTTTGTTTCCGGAAATAGGCATATCTAGATTTGTTACGGATTAACTTATTATAAAAAACACGAGAGATGAAAAGAATGGAAGGAGGTCGAGTAAATCCTGAATTTGTAGGTGTAAATGATGAGCCTGAAGATAAAGTTCAGGATGTACCTCTAGAAATAACTGAATTTAGACATGTACTTAATGATTACAAAGATGGCATTCTTGATTCATTAACACCAAATGATGTTAATGAAGCACCTGAGATGGCGCAAAGTATGAAACTCATTGATAATGCCACTGCTAAAATTCAAAGACTAGCAAATATCCTTAAAGCAATTCTATCGGATACTTCAGATGAAATAGATTATTCAACTATTATTACATTCGTGTTAAGTGATAAACATTTAGAGGATGAGCGTAATCAACTCATGGATGATATTGATTCCATATTTAAAGTGTTTAACCATAAGAAAGTATTCCTTGATAAACTTCGTAAAGATCCTAGCTTGCGTGATGATTGTTTACATTATTTAAATAATGATTTAGAAGTCCATATGTTTAGTCTAAAAAATCAATCTATAAACTAGAATGTCTGATAGGAAACATAATTTTGAAAAATCATTACCCTATAATGAAAAAGTGTGCAAAGAAGGATATCGTAAAAGAAATTCCTATCTCACACATGCGGGGACTCGTGTTCCTGCAAGATGTGTTCGTTCGACAACTGTTTATAAAAATACTCAAACACGTAAAAGAGCAAACATATATATTCCATCGGTAAAGACGCTTGCGAGAAAGGCCTGTCCTCCCGGTATGATTGAAAGAAGAGCTTATACACGTAAATTTTCAAATAATATTAAGCAAAAGGGCTATACAGTTCGTAGATCTTCCGGAACAGTCTACTTAGTACGCCCTAAGGTACAAGGGTCAACTGTCAAACCTACGTGCGTAAAGGATAAATCGAAGCCTGGTAAGCCAAAGACACGGATCGGCGCCCTTCGCAAGGGAGAACTTTCCAAGTTTGGCTATTCATTTAGAGCGAGTGAAGATAAACGCCATACTGCTCTACGGCAGGCGGTTGATGAATTCGGAGCTCTAGGAGTTCACAGAAAACTAGATGCAGTTGCAAAACTAAGTAAGACAACTATTCCAGAGGCATCGCGTATATTTGAATCTGATAGAAATTGGGTAAATTCTTACTTTGGCCCCATTAAAGCTTTTACAGATTCTAAAAAATAGTATTTATTATGAGAAGAATATGAAGTATACCTTCGTTGTATCAGCACTAGTACTTCTTATTGTTGCCAATCTTTTAATGTTTTTACAGTTTTCAAGTGTGACTGGATTTGGTGAGGGATTTCAGAATGCCGTCGCCGCTGCGACACCCCCTCCTGGCATGATGCCTCCTCCTGGTATGATGCCTCCTTCTGGCCCTTCAACCGTGACAATGGGAGCAAGTGCGCCCATGGCATCATTAAGTGAGGGATTTACGTCATACCTTCTTGAGGAGGGTGCGGGGGCTAAGGACAACTACCAGCCCATGGGCGCCTATGATGGAGTCCAGCTAAAGACCGGCAATACAACATCAACATGGCGTTACACGGCTCCAAATGAGAAATTACTAGGCAATGAATTTGTACCTGGTCCTGATAACCTTTTCCTTTTTAAGAATAATCAGTGCAAGCCTGAATGCTGTGGTGCGAGCTTTTCATGTAATGGTGGCTGTGTCTGCACGACTCCCGAACAGCGCCAGTACCTTGCCTCACGTGGCGGAAATCAGACGGCGCCTGGGGATAATCCTTAAATTGGCGGTATTTAACTCCTATTTTTTAGATTATTTATAATACTCTAAAAAATAAGATAGATACATGTACTCGCACTGTATTATCGGTGCAGGAACAACCGGTTTAATATTACTACTACTTCTCATTGAACGCGGAATTGATCCCGCGACGATTGTAATAATAGATCCATACTTTGATGGGGGTGATCTTCGCAGAAAATGGGGGCAAGTAATTTCAAATACCCCCTGGTCTAAAACATACGAAAGTGTGAAAACTGCTCTTCCATCTCTAAAGATGCCCTTATGGGCTACAGCCATACCATCCGACCAGTTAACACCACTTTCACAAATAAGTAGTCTTATTCATGAACTTGCGTTACCAATTCTTTCCAAAATTAAACTATTTCAAGGCACTGTTAAAAAAGCAAACCACGATAAAGTTTGGAATGTTGTTTTACAGCATGAATCTGCTACAGTTACAGTTGATGCTGAAAATATTTATTTTAATGTAGGTTCCGAACAAAAAACTCTTGATCTTTCTACCCCCTCAATACCTCTCGATATTGCTCTAGATGTATCACGTCTCCGACACTATGTTAAACCCACCGATAAGGTCATATTATTTGGCACGGCCCATAGTGGATCTCTTATTTTAAAAAATCTGGTTGATCTTTCAGTACAAACAACCGCAGTGTATCGTACAACTAAACCCTTTCTTTTTGCGCGCGACGGTGAATATGATGGTATAAAGGGTGACGCTGCGGTGTTTGCCGACGATGTTATTCAGGGTAAATACCCCAGCCTTAATATTATACCCGCGTCACTGACATCGTCTGTAATCCGTGAAACTCGTTCTGCAAATTGGGCGATCTATGCGACAGGATTTGAACCTCGTAATAATATTGAGATAACTCTAAATGGTGAAAAAAAATCCGTAACAAAATACTCTCCAACCACTGGTAAAATTACTGATTGCCCTAATGCTTGGGGGTTTGGAATAGCTTATCCAAGTCAAGCCCCGGATGGAATACATTTTGATGTTGGCGTAGCATCATTTATCGAACATATAAAATTAGCCTTATGCTGAATTTACGAGAGCCTGTTATACAACTTAAGTACCCTCTTTGAATTCTTAAGAATACTTAGAGAGTTCTGCTATGAACGGTGTATCAAGTCTTAGTAAGGCAAAAAATAATAGTTCAACTCTGAACTCTATAACAAATTTTGCCACAAAAACAATTCCAAATGCTACTGTGAATGCTTTTAACTCTGTTTCTAACTTTGCGACTGAGACTGTACCATCTGCTCTTAACTCTGTCTCAGATTTTGCGACCGAGACCGTACCATCTGCTCTTAACTCTGCAGTAAACAGTGCTACAACAACTCTTAATTCAGTTGTACCAATTGCAAACAGCTTGTTTCCCCTTTCAAATAACAAAAATGGCAATAAGAATGGAAATGCAAATGGAAATGCAAATGTAAATGTTTTTACAAATGTGTCAAACTCGGCTGTGTCTAAAAATAGCTCAATGTTTTCTGGCTGGAAGCTTATTATTATGATACTTCTTGTACTTATAGCAATTATAACAACAGTACTAATAGTCTTTAAAGATCAGATAAATGAGGCCTATAAAAATATGGTTGTTTCATTACGTAAGGCGTTTGGTATTGAGACAACAGACATAACCCAGCCATCTTTACCAGCCGTTACAACTCCTGTTACAACCCCTATGGATACAAGCTATGCAAATAAAAAGTCTTCAAAGAATATTGTTGAAAAGGTTCTTCCATTTGGAACTGACGAGGTTTTTAATGTAAGCTCGAATGACTATAACTACTACGATGCGGAACCATTATGCCAAGCTCTTGGAGCAGAGCTGGCTACCTACGACCAAGTCAAAACTGCCTGGAAAAATGGCGCAGATTGGTGCAATTACGGATGGGTAAAGGGTCAGGTTGCAGTGTATCCTACACAAAAATCCACCTGGGAAAAGGTTCAGAATGGGCCAGAAGATGAACGCGATGCCTGTGGAAAGCCAGGTATAAATGGCGGATATTTTGATAATCCTGAAATGCGCTTTGGTGTTAACTGCTATGGCAAAAAGCCAGACCAGTCAACAAATGATGAACGCGTTTTAATGATGAATGGATCTATACCAAAAACAGCAGAGGCCCTAAAGGTTGATAAAAAGATTAATCAGTTTAAGGCGGAAGCCGATAAACTCGGCATTTTACCATTTAATAATGATAAATGGGAATCGTCTGTTTAGCGTCTAGAATCAATAATGATCCTGAGCTTCCTGTAAATAAATATCGATGCGACTTGAATACTTTTCATCCACATCATTATCATAATTATCTTCCAACATTTCATTCAGAATCTTTGTCTGAGGAGAACTTTCTAGATCAAGTTGTCCCCAAATAAATTCTTGAATATCAAATCTACGATCTTGCCCTCGCGTTTCTTCATGAAAATCAGTTACATTACCCCATACGTTCCAAAATTTATCCCATGCATCACACCCCAGATTATAATAAAAATGTGACTTATGATCCTCATTTGTTTCAGTGTTTACAACTCCGTAATTCCAATTACTCATTAAACACGATATTCCTCTATTTTCATAAAGTCCTGTAGCTACACAATTTCTCAAATGATCTTCTGTTATGGCCCATGAATACCCTTTCGATACAATAAAAGGATATAGACCATTTCTAATAAATGCGGTAAGCCAAACTTTACGCTTCAGAATACAGGAATTATTTATTCTTATTGGGGCATTTAGCCATGCTTCAAACTTCATATGATCCTAATATACTATTTCTGTATTATTATTGTGTAAAAACTTTAAACCACTCGCTCTCAGGCCCGTGTACGCTTGAGTCGTTTTAATAATTCAAATGAACGATTCTCTTTTATAAATTTCAAAATGTCGCTGGTTTCATCTCTTTTTGCCGAAGATGATCTATAGTATAAATGAAGTAGTTCTTCTAAAGATTTAAATGTAAGAGTCTGATGCTGTTTCTCCTCATTTACAGTGAGCCTACCGTTTTCAATTTGTATAATTGCTTTTTCATAATTGGCCTGTTTTAGTTTTATTAGAATCGTTTCTTCATATCGATCTCTTTCTTTTCTAGCATCGCTAAGTTGTTTATTAAAATTTGTTATAAGTGTATCAAAATGAACCCAGTGTCTTACAAGATTACCAAGATCGCTCATGTTTAGTGATATTGGAGATGTCATCCTGTTGTAGTATATGACTTTATATCAATATTTCCCGCGCGAATTTGAAACACAATTACACCGAGTGTAATAAGTACAGCTAAAAGAAGAAGTGCAAACATTACACAAATAAGTATAATGTATGGGAAAATCTTCTTCAAAATATGGTTCAATATAGGGTCCAATATTTTCGATTTAACAGTTGTTTGAATGCTCTCTTTATCAAAAAAATTTATCAGTTTTTGCACCAATCCTTGACTCCATTTATTTGTATTACTCATTTCTATATTATTGTTTGCCTAAAGTGCTACATCTTAAACCGCATAGATGGACTTTTCAAGCCCTACAAAGGAATTAAATGGTAGCAGTAAAATTAATATTGAAACAATGAATTTTTTAAAAATTGAGTATCAGTCAACTGAGAGTGAAAAACACACTACACCACCATATGATTCCCCGGATTTTAAGAAATATCTTGGTGAAATTGCAATCTTGTATGAATTGTATTCTGCAAAATGGTTTACACGACCGGTTATGCCAACATTTTTCCTATCGCGTCTAATGCATACATGGAATACTGATAGTCATTTACCATATCGTGGAAATTTCAAAAGTATTAATGATTCAGTTACAGTTTATCAAGAGTGGTGTCCGGAACAACTTATAGTTCAATTGCAAAATTTCACAATTGTCTGGAAGCTTCAAAAGGTCATGTATAACACTCCAAAGAATACTATCTCCGGGCCGATTGAAATTCAATCAGATCAGATACCGCTCACTGACTCTAACGATACGGCTTTATCACTTGAAACAACTCTCCGATCAAGAGCTCTTCAAAAAGTTCGATACGCTCGACTTGTAGCATCTCTTTCTAAATCTAGAGCTGATGCATTAACTCTACGATATTATGAAAAATACGGCAAATTTGAGAACACTGATTCAAATTCAGTTTTGTCTTCTGACTCTGAATAAAAATAGTGTGTAGCACTATTACAGAAGCAACGATGTCCCCATCTCACAAATCAGTTCAGCCAGTGCTCGTTTTAGTTGCTCTTGTTGTAGCAGTTGTTGCAGTAGCGTATTTACAGCCCTCACTTTTCACCCAGAAGGATGGATTCAAGTCAACTCTTTCTGCCGCCTCTAACTATTCAGCCCCCGCCGGCGGAGTTTCAACAGGTGGAGCGCAACGTGAGGCCTTTGTTAAGAATGCTCCCGAGGTAATGCCAGTCCCCTCATCTGGCCCAGCGAATTTCGGTAGCGCTGAGCCCCCGTCTGGTTGCTATCCTCGCGATCAGCTCACACCCAGTGAGCTACTTCCCAAGGATCCTAATAGCACATGGGCTCAGCAGAATCCTATGGGTACGGGCTCCCTCAAGGGAAAGAACTTCCTTTCTGCTGGTGCTCTTATTGGTGTCAACACGGTCGGCCAGAGTCTCCGGAATGCCAACTACCAGCTCCGTTCTGAGCCTGCGAATCCCCAGGTTCCTGTTACGGTTTTCAATGTCCCAACAATTGAGCCCGACGTCAATCGTCGCTCACTCGAGATTGCTTAAATGTTTGAACCTAGAAATTAATGATTGGGAGATTGATACAATCTGCCAATCATTAAACACTGTTTCCCAACCATTCTCAGAGAACGCAATGAGTGATCTCATGTCATCATTACAAAATGCCTTAGATCAAACAAAGCGACTTTTCTACGGTGGTGGAAAATATCCAATGGTAACTGTTAAAAGTAATATCGATGGATATAACTATAATGTTCGTGATATGCCCGACAAACAAGAAGCTGCAGATATGATGGCTCGTATACGTCTTAAGATGAAGAAACTCAAAATTCATTTAGAGTCTAAATTTCCAGATAAACCCCAGGTGCAACAACTTACGAGAAACTTTGATGCCGAAGCACATCGTTTAGGAGAGGCTACACCTGATGACGAATTCACAAGTTATAGTGTAAATAAGGGTGAATCAGTTCATTTTTGTCTCCGACAGCGTGAAGGAGCAAACGAGTCAATTGTTAATGAAAACATTATAACTTTTGTGGCAATACATGAAATGGGGCATATTATAACAAAAACTGTAGGACATGGTCCAGATTTTTGGAACAACTTTGCATGGCTCTTACAGGAATCAGAAACAATTGGTATTTATAAGAAGGAGAATTTTGCAGCACACCCAGTATCATATTGTGGTATGAAAATAACAGATGAACCAACATATGATCCATCCAAAGATGGTACTGATATGTCTGTAGGCACTGCTAAGTAAGTGAAGAGTACTTGGCTATACCGTGGAGTTAATGCTAGAAATCAAGACCTAACTACCAAATAGATGGCAAGTGCCGATGAAGTTCAATCGTATATTGAATCTATTTTAGATCCAAAGCCGATTGATTCATTAGATCCTATACGAGATCTGCATGTTCTTTTATATGAATCTCCAAATGAAGAACCGAAAGAATTGCATCTAACATCAATCTATCCATTTATGACAATATTAGATCTCAAACTTGCAATTTATGATAGGCTTAAAATGGATGATAGAGCATTACCAGACTTTGTTTTTCTTGCTAAACGAATTCTTCCTGGTAAGAAACTTACATCAGTTGAATTTAATTGGTCTTTATCCAGCCAGCCCACCGATGCTGTATCATTATACCCACCGTTTAGTCTTACGGCACCAGATCCACGATTTGTAGAGTCAAACGGTACTAGAATACAGAATGGGCGTACACAGACTGATCGCGTTACCTTAGAGGATAAATACAGTGATGGTATACCTATACTATACGCATATCTGTATTCTGCGGTTGAAGCCTCTATTCAAGGGGTTAGACCTCTCAGTGAAAGAGATTGGAATGGACGTATTTATCCGTATTTTCCTACAATACCGATGGCAAATGATAGGCCAACTGAGGTACAGCGAGCAAATGCAAAAAGACTTACGAAAGGTTTCATACGTAAGCGCCAGTTTTTTATGAAGTTAAATAGTATTTTAAATGGTGGAGATCCAATCTATTATGCTTCTTTAAAGGCGATTGGATCTATTCTACTTACTTTTAAAAATCCTGAAAAAATATCAGGTATCGAAAGTGTTTTCTATACAGTTCCTGTGACTGATCTTATACCTTATATGCGTCTTTTACCTGTCGAAGGTGAAGCTATTTCAAAGGTACATATGATTGGTGATATTCCAGATGTTGAAAATCCTGATTATTTACGTCAATGGTCTCAAGAAAGGAATCCAACACCTGAACGTGATTTTGTACTTGCGAAAGTTATAATTAAAAAAGGGAATACACCACTATATTCAACAATACGCCTGTATGATGATGGTACTGCTGATATTACCTTAGAGCCGAGACGCGGTGTTAATTATTTGGATACTGAAATTGAATTAGAGGGGTTTCCTTCTGCAATTGTTTCTGCAATTGGTGGATTTTCATATCTGACGCGCCCGCCGACGCTCACAAATGGTGTCTTTTTATTTGATATTAATTTGAGAGATGTTTTAAAAACAAAATTGGATGCAAATACAATTCGTGCACGTCTTCCAATTTTTTCGGCAATTTTTCAGGAACTCCGTGTGGCTCCAGGAGATAATGCTGAAATTTTATTACGCTATAAATTGGTAAGTAATTTTTTAAGAGAGGATACAATTGAATCGTACATAACTATGATACGGAGTCGCAAATCATTAAAGGGTGAAACATTTATTGCTGATTTACCTGAATTAATTTCAAATGAATTTCAGATCTCAAGAGAGCGTGCTAGAGAGTATCTTGAGAAAAAATTACAGAGCGCGAGTGATATTATTATGACAAATCCTGAAACAAAAGAATATGCTTTAAACAACAATACTGGAATTGATATTTCTATTTATACAAACGAGCACCCAGTCTATAAAATCAAAGTATTTAATGTGAATTCGTATATCAATATGCAACGTTTAATAACATTTTTATCATTATTAATGAGTAGACCAGAACAGGAATTTGTAGTACCTGAAGAGCATGTTATAGAATATGAATCGGCAGAAGCTGAAGAAGAGGCTGGTGAAGAAGCTGGTGCTGAAGCTGAAGCTGAGGCTGGAGCTGAGGCTGGAGCTGAGGCTGGAGCTGAGGCTGGAGCTGAAGAAGATGTCTTTGAAAATGTCGATGGTGAAGCTAAAGATGTCTTTGAAAATGTCGATGGTGAAGCAGATGAAGTTTTTGAAGATGATAATAAGGGTGATGCACCTAGCGAACTTCCAGACTATTTACTTGATTTTGCTGGTGATAATATGACTTTAGAACAAGAGCATGCTGAAGAAGAGGCAAGAAATGCAGAGCGTGTTGAGGGCGCTGTAATGCCAGAACCCCCCACACAAAGTAAGTTTGCACTAAAAAAGCGTGCAAATGTTGCTACTGCTGTAAGATTTGCAGAGCCAGAACCAGAAGCCGAAGCTGAGCCAGAAGCCGAAGCCGAGCCAGAAGCCGAAGCCCAGCTAAAGCCTGTCGCAACAAGTAAGTTTGCGCTAAAAAAACGTGCAAATGTTGCCACTGCCGCCGCCTTTGCAGAGCCCGAAGTATCTGCTCGACGCACAGGTGGACTTGAAACCTATTTTTCAGATAAATTAAAGGAGGCTGATCGCCGTCTTTTTGAATTTAAACAGACAGACGGCGCAGCAAAAACAAAATACGTCGTACAATGCGCCTCAAACTTAATGAGACAGCCGGCAGTTCTTAACGAGGCGCAATATCAGCGTATGAAGGATGAATACAAGGATCTTCTTGATAGCGGTGAAATTACATTTTTTCAATTTCCACTAGAAAAAGATAAAAAAGCGTTCCCATACAATCCTGATCCTAAAAAAGAGTATTACACAATTATGAAATATGGATCATCACCCCGCGTCCAAAATTATTACATATGTTGTAAATATTTTTGTATTCGTGATGTAATTATGATTCGTGAAAAAGAATTAGAGGGCACTGTTTTACGTAGACCTGTGAGACAGGCAGACGGATCTGAGCGTAAGACAAAGGAACCTGGTTCATGCCCTTTTTGCGAAGGAACTGTTGTAAAAAATAAACGTTTCCCTGGTGTAAATGAGGTTGTTCTAGAAAGAAAACGAAATATTGGTAGTGGGCGCGATTTATACATTCGTTTTTTAAAGAAAACGAACCATCCTGAAGGACTCTATCTACCCTGTTGTTTCCTCGAGGATCAGCCAATAAGAATCGGACAGCACCCAGCCTTTCAAGAGGCGGATCAAGTAATACAGGGTGCAATTGCAGCTCCAGAGGCTATCGAGACTGAGGCACCACAAGATGAGGGTCTAATAACAGATGAAACAACACTTCTTGAAACTATTACAGTCTCTTATGAAACGACTCTTCTAACTGCTAGAACTGCTTCAATTGTAGGAGCTGAGAAGCTTCCTCTCGACCCTGCACTAAAAAAGATTAGAAAGGTATTAAGATTTGATAAATCAAAGGGACGTAGAGTGGATCTTGAGGAGGAAGCGGGTAAACGCCTCCCTCCTGAAATTACTCAGCCTCAAATTGGAATTCTTCCAACTCAAATTAATGAATACTTTTCACAGAATCCAACCGATATTGTTTCACGCACATTCAATCCTCAAAAACTTACGCCAGGATCAAGGGGATTCTTACGTATTGGAGTACAGAACGCAAGTCGCCACAGAAATGACTCCTTTTTAGCGGCTGTTGCAATATATTTTTATAAAATGGATACCGTTGAAGAAATTAAAGAAATGTTGATAGATGTGATCCAGCCTCGTGTATTTTTATCAATGAATTACGGTAATTTTGCACTTGAATTGTACGATCCCATGTGGATCCCGCGCACAATTATAGAAAATCCAAAGGGTCTTCCTCCAACTCGCGAACAAATTAAGAATTGGGCCTACACTTATTTAAGAATTCGTAAACTAACTGCTAGAAATGAGGATCTTGTTAAACGCGCGTACTTATCATACGATAAATTCCGCTGGTGGCTTACTTCCACAACAACAAGAAAAGAGTACAGACATTTCGCACACTTTTTTTCACTTCCAGGGCTTATGAATATTGGAAGACGCTCTTATGCACTAGATTCTTCAAAAATATCAGAGTATCGTAGACCAGGTGTTATTTTTATTGTTCTCGATATTTTAGAATCTGGTGAACTAAAGGTTCGGTGCCCCCCGTATGCGATGCAAAATGAGGTTTTAGCCACATCCGATGTTGGATTTCTTTTTCATCACTATAGTGGTATATGGGAGCCAATATTCTATTATGATAATAAAGCTCTTCTTAACGGTGAACTGAATCAGTCATTTCTTACATTTTCAGGTTTAAGAGAGGGTGATCTAGTCGATGGTAAATTTCCCCCTGTAATTCGCAAAAGGCTTGAAGAATTTAGAACACAGTGTTCCTCTAGAACAGGTGGGCTCGGTATTTACACGAGTTCTGCAGGTATAAAATCAACAAAGGTGGTGGCTCTTTCAATCGTAAAGAAAATGCTTTCAGCCCAGCAATTATACGGATTTGTACGTGATGCATACAATCATATTGCGGCACTTGTTTACAGAGTTGATCCTACAGGACTTATTGCAGTTCCTGTAATTGATGATGGTCTGAGTTTTATAGATTTAGAGTATAAATTAATTATGGACTGGGACGATTTTGAACCGGCTACGATCGGCCAGGTCGTATCGTTTTACAGGAAATTTGTTGAACCAGTATTTCCTACATTATATACAATACAAAATGCTGTAAAAACGGCATCTACACAGCGCATAGAATCAGTTCAGCTTTCAAACGGTCTTTACATTCCTGTTGGAGTTACAATGAGCCTTCCAGTTGGTCTAATTCTACCAGAGCCAATTCAAACAGTTGATGAAATGGAGTGGTCTATAAATAAAAAGATTGTAGTAGAATCCACCGCTGTACCGGAACAATTCAGTGATAAGGATATGTTAAAGACTAAAGAGTTCGATGAAAGTTTTGAATACCTCAGAATTACATTTTCAAATTGGTTAAATTCTCACGAGGATGGTGGTAATTTTAGACGTGAATTGGAGGATGTAATTTTTTCTAAAGAATTTCCAATTTATGAAAAACGGCGGAGACTGCAAATTAAGATTTCTCCAATTATTGAAAAATGGATTGCTGAAAAGGATGAGGATAAGCCTAGACAAATTAGTATTTTAAGAAAGGACTGTACTCTGCTTGCTGAAAAAGACTGTAAGGGACTTTGCTCCTGGAAAACAGAGTCTGGAAAATGTTTAATTCACGTATCAACACCGTCTACAACAACAGTGGATGGGCGCGTGCAGGCTTCAGGCGGATCAATTCTACTTCTCCGTTTAATTGAAGAACTTATTCGGTTCGGTGGAAGACGTAAACAGATCTTTGAGAGACGCGTATCTGAAATTGCAGGATTAACTGGTGCGATTCGTGAAAACGATCAATATATAATTCCTGAAAGATCTTACACATGGGCTGAAATGTTGCGAAATGATTGGACGAAAGTCGCAGTAGATGAACCGGTCTTTATTGAGGAAATGGTGAGAGAAGGAGATGTGGCTCCACCACCTGCAGTAACAGAGCTAACAAAGATTCCAGATGCCGTCTCTAAAATCTTGAATCCATCTGGGACAGATCCTCTTGCTGATAGACTTCGCCTGTATCCGTCTCCTAAGGGTATTGCACCATTACTAGCTCTTTTACAGGTGACTGGGGCGGATATAGGACTAGGAGATCAGACAAAACTTGATGACAAGACAATGACGGCTCTTGTTAAGAAATCACTTATACCAATTATACAGATTGATTTACAGGAGCGTGACGCGTCTAAACAAATAATGGCTAGACGAGCCCCGCGTGACAGATTTTATAAATATGCTATTTTTGTAATTAAAGAGGATGGTTCCCCAAATATTATAGTGACTGATCCCGAAGCCCCTGCACTTCTTCAAGCCGGTGAAATTACTGCAGAAACGAAGGCTATCTTTGAAAATAAGATGATTACTAAGACTGTTTTCATATTAGCCAAATAATACGGGGGGCGCGTAGCTTCTCGTTCTAGACGTTACTTGAGATTAGCCTTACGATCATCCAGCATATCTTGAATTTCAGTTGTAAGTCTGTTTAGGCGAAATCTTTGATAATTTGCATTATCTGGATGTAAAATAATTAAATACATATCGGATATTTTTAGACCATAGTACGTCTCCAAAAACCACCGATATGTATTTAATTGTAGAGTATAATGCCAATAATTCGCATTAGGAAGATGATCGAGTGGAGCATGTCCTGTTTCCCAGCTGTTCTCCATTTTAATCTCTTTTGAACGTTTCCAATCATAAATTACATAAGAATCATCCGATTTTCTATAGAAAACCATATCAATTGAACCGGCTAGCTTATACTCCTCGCTCCAGACTTCCCATTCACTACGATACGGTACGAGATCTCCACTCACATCATTCCAAAAATTTGTAAAATATTTCCACTCTTTTGTTGAAAATACAGGAGATGCTATAAGTTCCGAATGGCCGTGAAGAAACTGTTCGATCGATAGGTGCATTGCTGTACCGGCCTCCGATGCCGAGCGCGTATTTGCATCCCATTCACCCTTGATTTGTTTAGCAGTCTTTCCAAAGTACTTATTTGAAGGCCATTTTGGTGATGACATCATCTTTTTAATTACAGCATCGGCATCAAAATGGGGGAAAAACTTATGAATAAACCCGGTACAACTCGTCCAACCCTTGTATGTTCCATTTACAGTATATGTATGCGTTGGTTCATCAAAACTGATTGAATCGTCACGTGGATGTTTATTTTTAAAACTAAGTTCTTGCCATGGTTGTGGCATGCGGATACTCCTACATATACATATAAGTCTAATCTTTAGATAATGCCATCTAGTACATACATGATTGTATTTTCACATGTAGATTATGATGGAGCAAATATTATTCCTTCAATTGAAGTGACACCACGATGTGCTTATAGTACTATTGATGCTGCCGAAAATGCGTTAAATAAACTGATCGCGAATTTAACAAATTATTCTCCTGCGCTTTATGGTGAAGTTTATCCTATTGAAAACACTACGGCCAGAAATGAACTTACGAAGAGGGGATCTGCAGTTTATGGATGGACTACTGAGGTAACCGATGACGGGGACACAACACAGTATGGGATTTGTATAATTATGTTAGCCGTTAATTAGAATGCCGCCATCAACTCATTATAGAAGAAATACGAGAAAGCTTACAGGAGTTGCCAAGGCGATTGCTCTTAAACAGAAACGGCGCACAGCTGCATTCAACGCACATCGCCGTGGGACTATGAGCGTTGCGCCCCCTCCAAAGAAATTAACGAGAAAGCAGGTTCAAGCCATTTCAATGAATGTTGATAGAGAGCTCCGTAGATCGGCGCGCCTTAGTACACGTAAGGCGGGAAACACTGCGAGTGCTGCGGAGAAAAGAAAGGCTGCGACGGCTGAAAAACAAAGTGTAAAATCTGCCGTAAAATCTGCCGCCGCCACCGCTACAAAGAAGACAATTTCATTACTTTATCCATCACTTCTCTCACGCGGACCACCAGGTGTATTAAAATCTAAGATTGATGCCGCGTGGAAAACGATTATAGCTGCCAGAAGAAAAAATGCTGGAGTACAAGAATATAGACGTCCCCCACCAATTGATGCAACCCTAAATGCTTTAACTGCCACATTACGCGGAACATTTGGTAATGCTAGCACGCGCTTTGAGGGTCCGCCAAGACACCATCTAGCTGGACCTCGTAACTATTCTGCGCGTGGCGCGCGGGGCGCGCGGGGGCGCTCTCTAGCTGTAATTCGTGAAAATGAAAATGAATAACGTGTTGTAGGCCAAAAATAATATAACTAATTATTTCAAATATTTAGTTATATTTTATTTTTCAGATCATTAGAACCCTGCTAGTTCCATAATCATCTTCCCCATCTTGTTATCACCTTCAATCGTTCCACTGTTTTTTCTAACCCCGCCTAGATTACTCGAGTTTGCACCAGGAGCATAGTACAAAAGTGTCTTGCCCTTCTCCCGCGCGGCCTCAACAATCTTTCTAAAACGAGCATCTGTTTCCCAGCGCTGTCTGAGTCCTTCCCGTAGAACATCATCCTTTTGTGTGGCCCACTTTCCTTCATCGAATACTGATCGGTACTTCTTAAACGCTGTGGGGCGAATCGCATCACGAACAGCTGTCCCTTCAGCCTTTAATAGTTCCTTATTACGTTTTTCAGTAATTGGTTTCTTTCCACCATCCGATTCTAGAAGACGCTGTCTTAGAAATTCTTGGTGAATCGATCCATTATTACTGAAGACTGAAGTGGCAACTTCAGGTGTTGTAGATGCCAGGCGCCAGCGTTGGGCTCCCAAATAATGATCTAGGCTTGGATAGGTAACTCCCTCTACCTCTGGATCCTCAATAGGAAAGGGTGCTGATGGGGCGAGCCACTGTCCTGCAGTTTTATCACCAATTCCTAGAATATCCTTTTCAGCAGCAGAATCGAAGAATTGGAACAGCTCACCTGTAGCAAAGCTTGGTTCAGAAGGTACGACTGGTAGAACAGGTGCTAGACTTGATGAAGCCACTCTTGATGCTTTACTAGGTAAAACCGCCTGCTCTGCAACAGCCTCCTCAGGTTCGCCTCTGCGAACACTCTCAGGTTCGCCTCTGCGAACACTCTCAGCTACACTACCTCTTAGTGAAGCCAATCCATCACCACTCTCTAAAGGATTTGCCTGACTCTTTCTCTGAAATACGAACCACCTGTTTAAGAAAGAGAATTGCTTAACTGCATCAGTCATATTGTATTTTTCCCCCGCCTTCTTTGCCATATCATAAGACACATCAAATGTACTTGTGCTCTGCGCTAGTCTCACCTTTTTAAGTTCATCACCAGAAAGGAGTTCACATCCGATCTCACGAAGTGCAGACTGAAGTGTCTTTATGTTAACCAGGTATTCTCTGCCGATGTCTCCTGTTGTTACGAATTCAACACTAATAGGCAGACCAACAGAGTCATCACCCTCTGGAAACTCATCCTCATCATAATCCTTTGTAATCTTCCATAATGTAGTATCATTTTCAGTGCCAACACGCGATTCACCCTTTGCAATTCCACGAAGAAGATTGAAGACTTTTTCACCGTCAAAACAGGCACCAATAAAGTAGCCCCCAACCTTTAGATTATCAGCAATATTCTTTACGAAGCCCTTGAGCGTGGCAGGAGTCTCAAAGAAGTAGTGAATGGCAAACATACAACTCATACAGTCCGCACCACCCTTTAATCTCGATGCAGCCACAGTTTCAACCAGCGGTGGAACTGGTCCAGATGGTTTAATACGCCCAAGAACACTTCTGAGAATATTTCTATCTTCCTCATTCATACCAGCCTCTCCATTTACATAATTTTTGCCCGAATTTCCTACTACAAATACCATTGGGGCGACCCCACTGTCACGCCCCCCGCTAGTTACTAGAGTATCCATGTATCGCCTATACGCACTATCTTTTTCACCAAGAATGTTATCACCTGCGTAATCTACACCTAGAACAAAGGATACATCACGCCGCCGCCAAATCTGGAGATCCGCAGCAACTCCGCATGCAGTATCAATAAGAGTTTTTCCACGTCCTTGAAGACCTGTTGTATACAGTATACGCTCTTTGATCCATTTGTTATGAAAGTCACGCATGCCCCGTGTAAGCATTTTATTCTCGACAAAATCCCTCCCCTTTCTATCATAGTATTTTTTTGAAATGGCACCCTGCTCGTTAGTAATACGATTTAACTCGGCCTGTTCTTCATCAGAAGGCTGTTCGGATCCTGAACGGATCATATAATCAGTTACAGGATCATAAATGCTATTCCAATTATCATTTGCAACTTTATCCGAGTTGAGAGTACGGCCTATAATTCCACTCTGGAACCGCTCTGTCTTATCCATACGCACACGAAGAGGGATCCAGCGCCATCCAGGCGATGCCTTTGGATTATAAGCCATCTCTACGATCGTCTTGTCTTGAATCGGTTCATCAGTATCATGTGTCTTAACATAGGTTTCACCAGTATCTGGATCCTCAAAGATAGGAAGATTGCACGTAGATGCCATTAAATCTGGAAATTCACTCGGCGTAAATAGAACTGGCTTGTATTCGCCCTTTTCACCTTTAAAGCGTCTATCACGCTTTGGTAGATCCTCCATGTTTAGAATGACATTTCGTGCGTTTTCTGTACTGGAACCAACAAAGAGACGTAGCGTTTTATAACTGATTGTTTCACCAGTATCTGGATGCGCTCCAACAGTGATTCTATCACGTGTTGTATCAACAACCTTCTCGATCTTCACAAGAAAGTCAATCGTATTGTCTTTGGATGGCTTCCATTTAAACTGTTCGAAGAAGGTAGAACCAGAATCAGCAGGAAGTGGTAGTTTGTTAGGTGTAAAGATGAGACCATCGCGATAATAGGGCTTTGCTGTATCAAGACAGCGCGCGGCCTGACGGAATATACTGGTTTCATCTGCACGTCCAAAGAAGAAGTCTTTCATTGAAATCTGTAGTTGAGTTAGCGGAGTAATTGCTTTAGAAAGCTTTGTTGGACCAGCCCCCTTATTCCACGCCAGCGTCCACTTTTTAAGTTGGCCGTACCGAGATGAAAGAGCCTCCTCTGGTGTCGACTCCTGAAACGGTAACTGGCTAACATCCTTTTTATCAGTCGCCATAAATATATCGAACAGGAGAAACTGCTGGGTCGGCTCCTTATTAATTGTAAGCGTTACCCATTCACCATCAACAAGTGATTCACGGCACTCTGGCTGTTCCAGACCAGTACGATATACATTTCGCATACTCATATCAATTAGGAACAGCTCACCCTTACTGTCACAAAATCCTACACACCGAAGACCATCGGCCTTATCGGTTACATTATAGCCATCGCGAATATTGGGAACTTTCGGTTCACGAAGTTTCGCCATGTTTTTGATCTGGAGAGTAATAGGTGCCGGTCCGCGAAACTTATCTGTACCCGTTATTGCACGGTACGAATCCAGAACCTTGCGCACCTGTGATTTGCGAATAAGAAGAGTATTCTTTTGAACACCGCGGAGAACTTCGCCAACATGTTTAATAAGGCGTTTCATTGCAGACTCAACCGTATCATCCTTCATCCGAACAAGTTCCACTTCAATCTCATAAGATGGCGCAGATTCCATAATGTCTTGATCGCGAAACTTACGTTGCCATCTGTATTCGCCACGAGCATCATACTTTGTTGAACGAACGATCGACATATCGATACGAATACCATCTGTTTCAAAAGTCCAGCGACGAATCATGCGAAATGCCTTCGCTACACGGGGCCACTGCTCTAGAAACTTTTTAACTTCGGAATCATCCTGTGCCATGTCGATTTCACGACGCTGTTTAATACGAACCGCGTACTCGTCGAGATCGACATTCTTTGTGGCAACTGCCCTGTCTTTAATCATCGCACTAAAGGGTTTTCCAGAAAGTACATCATCGCGACAATACTGCTGAATAACACCTAGCCCAGTAAGACTGAATCGTACATGATCTTTTGTTGTTATTGTAAGACGATCTTCTTGGGGCATATTTGTATAACCCTTTGCACGAAGACGCTTTGCCACAGCAAGAAATGTTGTCGAATCAACTGTGCCTTTCTCACCAAAAACCGTCTCAAGTTCATAATCTGGGTGTTGAATCCATTCATCTACTTGAGCTTTTATGGCATTAGCTTCAGCTGAAAATAATTCCATCTGATGACAATTCTATTTCAGACTATATGTTTAGCTTTGAGTGGGAAGAGTTCAAATTTAGAGGACTACGTTTAACTCATTGCTTCCGTTTTCAATGCAGTACCGGAAAATGTATCATGAAGATGACGAATAGCTTCTGCGCGTCCGAGGGCGACTGCGTAATCGGCCTTCTTTGGTTTCTCTAACCGGGGGCCAAGGCTCACATTCATTGCGTTAATCTTGGATCGAATATCTTCTAGAGTTCCATCTGCAACCGGCCATGAAACCTTCCAGGATTGATATTCACGATCAGATACCCATTGACTTAACTGAGTTGCAACAGACTCCTCATTCGAGCGGTGGAAAATGGCACGGGATCCTACTGATAGAGCCCAGACAGGCTTATTTGCAGACCATGTGCGGGGATCCTCAGGTACCCATGAAATCTTCTTGGTTGCTTCATTGACAAAAACGATTTGAATCTCATAAAAGTGTGCTAGTGCCTCATTAAGATCTTTCGTATCCTGTGGGGGACTGATATCAGCCGATTGTTGCAGAGAAAGTTGTTCTATAATCTTAGACCGAGACCATTTTCTACCACGAAGTTCATTTTCAACACGGGCCTGTAGTTTTAGAATGGTTTCACGAATAATTGTTCTGCGAACATGAATTGATCCGGCCCTGTATTCTGGATTCGTTTTCCAGAGGATTCCTGCAAGAGGGCCGGGAGGTTCAAGAGGTGTTGGTACCCAGCCACAAAGAGTAGATGGTACCTCCTCAGTTTCATTAGTATCAGATACTACCCGAATTGGAATGCTAGAAACTTTTTCATTCCGATGAGGATTTTTCTCCAAAATTGATTTTAATAGTTGGTCCATGTTCGTTCTTGTATAAATATATGGATTTGGGTTTAGACCTGGCACGACACGTTGGACGTTACCGCCAAGTACTAGACGTTACCGCCAAAGTACTAGACGTTACAGCCAAGTACTTGGCTCTGATGGCTAGAACGAGAAGCTAAAGTCGCTCCAATGTCATAAGGCCACAAGGTGGCCTTATCCATCGGGAGTACTTAACTTCAGTACTAGACGTTACTGTAAAAGAAGATCCTGTGCCTGTCTCTCCTCATTATCACGTGACACTTGTTCTTTACGTACTGCATGACAGAACTCCATATACTTTTTAAGTTCAGCAAAGGTCTCTTTTGACAGTTTTACTAGATCAAAAAAAATTCCATTACTATTTTCAGTGTATTCCACGTTATTCTTTTTGAGAATTTCATAAATTTTAAAGGATTCTGTCTTTGAAAGAATTTTTAAATCATCTAAAAAATATCGGCGGAGCTCATATTCTTCATTTGTTAAAGAGGTCATCTATTTATTTATTATTGATTACTCAACGATTCTTCTCCGCATTTAGTGGCCTTAGAGACCTGTGACGGGCGCCTTGGCGGTATTGGCGGAGGGGAGTCCAGTGTCGGAACCGCCATCATCTCCTTCACCGTCTTCATTTTCGTCAAGGGCATCTGTATTATCTCCAAGGTCTCCTTCGACTCCAGCTCCTTCGCCGTCGGCTCCAGCTCCATCGGCTCCTTCACCAGCTCCCTCAGCTCCAGCTCCTTCGTCTTGGTCCCCTGTATCGCTGGCTTCAGATTCCTCATCTTTATTAGCGTCGTAAACATTCTTAGTAGTTTCACTACTTCTACCTTTAAATAATCCAACACTTAGAATGTATTCATCATTTACTTGAAAACGAGATTTCTTGATTTCAACATCTACCATTTCACCAACCTCAACACTTTCAAACTCCTCATTTCCAATGTTTATATCACGGGGAATGATAATCCGAATCGCCTTTGCATATTCAACATAGAGCCCCATCTTGTTTTTACGAATGACCTCGCCATTTAGAATGGTTCCATCGGGAGGATTTAGAACTTTTCCCTCCGCCTGAACGTGAAAGAGTAGATTGCCAGTAAAACGCCCCCGCTCGATTGTACCCATAGAACGAGACAGAATATGAATACCATCAGGAATTACGTATCCGTTACGACTACAGCGACCCTCTAACCGTGTACGAAGTTTCTGTTCTAGGATAGCATCGATTGATGTAATCTCCTTTCTAAGATCTTTTGGTGTCAATGTAACTTGCTCTTCAAATACTGCAACATACTGCATTCTTCTATATGAAGTAGCGAGTATCAGTATTCAAATTTACCGCCATTACCGCCAAGTGCTAAAGTTAAGAGCGCCCTTTGGGCGTTCTTAACTTAGGCTACTTGCCTATTTTTGGCACAAAACGTTACTTTAGCTTATGCTTACTCTTTATTGTAGAGATTGGTCTATAGAAATATCGTTTACCTTTACCAGCCTCAAGTTTATCAATCATACGTAATGTAATATTTTTTAAAGTGCATGCCTTTATTACATTTTGAAATTTTCTGAAACTATCAACCAATTTATCCTTCATTTTAATAACCTCGCGTTCAGCTGCAGTCATTTCCTCAGCCTTCTTTTTCTTCTTTTTGTCATCACGCTCTTTCTTACGTTCTTCCTTTTCATTTAGAACTGAATCTATGATTAAAAATGGAGGATATCCAATGCCAACAATCATTGTCCGTATTTCTTTTAACTGATCTTTATGATCTGCTATTTTACTTATATTTTCACATTCTTTTCCTTTTTCAAGAGGCTGTCCTGGATCAACTACGCGATCACTTGTTTTAAGTACAAACTTTGATTCTTTTAATTTAGGTATAATAAATCCATAAATTGATCCGGTTGTTGTTTTATTCACCTGTAATAAGTTATACGGGTCAGTCTTATCTGACTCAAATAATCTAACAACGGCTTCACTGCACGGTGCAGAATTACATTCATACTGAATAATACCAGTATCAACATTTACATAGCGAAATGCTTCAGTAGAACCCTTTTTAACACGTTGTTCGACACTTACAGAATCTACTAATTCATCTCTTGCAGTACGTAATATTGTACTCTGTTCTATATTTGTTAAACTTTCATCCCATATTATTTCAAGGAAAACCTCAGATAATACTTTTAAATACTGAGTCTGTTTCTCTTTTTCATAGAGGCCGGAATTTTTAAGATGTTCATACATCCATGATATCATCGAAAGAACATTATATTCACGTTTATATTTATCCCCACTGTATCGTGTATCAATACTTGTAATAACATTAACAGGAATATCTAATACAGATGTACCATTTGTAATTGTTTTAGCCCATTCAACACATGCATTCCAATATGCAACACCAGTATTCACAGGAGGTGCAGCAGCTACGGGGGCAACAGCTTCACCTTCTGCGACAGCATCTGCATCAGCAACAGCATCAGCATCTGCATCTGCAACAGCATCTGCTTCACCTTCTGCGACAACTTCTGGCGCCTTAACAGCTTGAAGAGTTGTAGTAAATTCCATCTTTGCTGGAACAAATACATCTCTTCTAACTGGAACACTTGCAACTCTCAATGCAAGAGGAATACGAACATCTGCTAAGCGAATGGGTTGAAAAAGATAAAATCCATTTCTATAAACAATGTATCCCTCTTGAGAATTCACTCGAATTCTAAATGATTTATTGCCAATAATATCTGAAAGAAGTATTTTAATAGCCACTGTAGGAATATCCTTATCAATAAAAATATCTTCGAGAGATCCGCTCTGTATCATTGGTTGACCGGTCTTTTCAAAAATATCGCGAATAATTTGTTTCATTTGCGACTCTCGCCAGCGCATTGCGTATTCATCATAGGTTGATACATCTAACTTATGCTGATCCTTCAGTTCCGCTATATTAACTACTTTAGAACATGCGTAAGGGCATTCCATCCAATCACAAATACTACTGTAAGGTGTATCATTGAGTGAAACATTTTCACGAATGTGGGTCCGCGAATCTTCCATACGTTCAATTGGTTCCATATCTTTTGCATAAATTGCGGGAAAATTCAAATTACAGTCGAGTGCATACTCTTTTAATGTTCGTGTAACCTCCCCCATTTCAATTGCCTTTTTCATTCCTTGACGATACATATATAGGTCAGCAGTTTCATTTATACCTTCATAAGAATTCACAAGTAAATGAATCGTGCAATTTCTTTCGGCTGGAGGCAGAAGTGAATGACTGCATGTACGAACACCGCGCCCCAGAACCTGTTCCATTTTATTTAAATGATACCATGCATCAAAGACGTAAATTTCACGAATAAAACGCAAGTCAATGCCTTCTGAAGCAACCTGTGATCCAATAACAATTTTGATTTCTTTTCCGTAAAGATTGCCTTCTGATCTTGCGACCTTAATAGATCCAGCATTGTTCGGCGAAAGATTCACTTGACCGGTTAAGAGTACATACTTTGCAGGTGTAAAACGATGTTTATCTGTCCCATGTGCCTTTTCACGTCTGTTACATAGTGCACATTGACGCCCCAGACCATCAAGAACTCCATTAGTAAAAAAGGGTCTATCCTGTCCGTATGGAGTGTATCCATTTGCTTCCAGAGTAAGAGCAAGGGGTAGCGCACCAGATTTTATAAATCGACTATATATGAAAATAACACCCTTTGTGTTTTGAACACGATTTAAAATGAAATGTGCCTTTGGACTTACTTTTTTGAGTTGAGCCCTCATCATCCATGACGGATCTTCACGAGCTTCAAACCTGCTTGTCATACCCTCCTTCTTTTCTTGAAAGACCGAATCAAATCCTATATCACGAATACGTGTTTCAGGTGCATCTGTCCCAGGATACAGCCAATTTCCAGACTGTATCATTTCATCAAGACTTCTAAGTCCCAGACCTCCGCGCTCTGTTACCGAATCAGCAATACTTTTTATTATACGTAATTCTTCGGGTTCATAACTAACTGGTACAAAAGGGAGTCGAAGGAGTCCTGGAATAATTGCAGTAGAGACCTCTTCTCCAAGTGGACTAATCTCAGGCCATTTTGACAATTTGGGGCATTCCGCATCTTCAGGATTAAACCGCACAGGGAAACTGAGAGGGTTTTCACCACGCATAAAACTTAAATAGGCGCTTGCAATATTACCCAATTTCTCTTTACCACCTTCACGAAACACACTTCCCTTCTTGCCAACTAGCTTTAACTTTGGCATAAAAATATCCTTCTCTGAAATTTCGGCGCGCTTATCATTCATTAAAAGAAGATTCATCAGGAAAATAATTTCATTATAATTATTATACATTGGAGTACCAGTGAGGAGTACCAATTTAACACCTTGTGCCACACGGAGAAGATTCATCAGTTTTGGTGTGAGACGTTTTCCAGCCTTTGATTCGGATAATTCGTTTTCACCACCTGCAATATCCAAGTTATCATCTTCTGTTTCTCCAGGAGAGTCGCGTAAATTGTGCGCCTCGTCTATAATTATCATTTTTCCATCAAATTCATTACGAAGATCGCGAATCTGTTCTTGCTGGCGTCGATCCTTATCGGGAATTTTTTCAGATTTTACTAGAATTGTCTGAATATAATTGTAGAATTGGGTGTAACCCAGGATTTTATAACGTGTATTAACAGACTGTTTAACACGCCGAATTATTAATTCACGATTTCGTTCCATTTCCATACCAGTGCGTATTAAATAGGAATTTCCAGTACATCCTTTTGCAGTATTGTATCCCTCTCTGGGAATATTCAGCGTCTCTTCATCGAAGATTGTCCTTCTAAATCCGGGTTGAATGTTTCTAGGAGCAATAATATAGACATACTCTTTTGGATAAGCACGTAAATGCTCTTCTGCTGTACTAATTGCGGCACAAGTCTTTCCAACGCCCACCCCATGATACAAAAGAGCAGATGCATAAGGAGTTTCTGGAGATAAAAATCGGCTTATAAATCTTTGAACGGGGGATATTTCAAACTCCTCCTGCGAATTGCAAGGATTCTTCTTTTCATGCTGTTGGACCCGAAGACTATCCTGTAAATTCTCAGCAAACTCTTGTTTTATCATTAGCTTATGAATAAATGCAGGGTCTTCAGCATCTGGGTAGAGACCTGCTTCAGTCTCCCAAGTGGCAGTTTTATCACTAGGAAACAGATTACGCTGCTTTAAACTTTTATATAAGTCATTTCGTATTGCCATATCTTCTTCTTTGTACCAGGCATCAAGCAACTCCTGATTGCTATATGCATCCATCTATAACTGGATAGTTATTTATTCTAATGACTACAGCCGAGTGTACTAGATCTTACAACGTAAAACGTGTCCGTAGGCTGTTTATTTTAAACAGTCAACGGTAGAAAAGGCAATTGAATTATTTCCCGAGTTATCCACATATCGTTCCACTTCTTTAAATCCAAGATCCATATACATCTTACATGCAGTACTATTATTTGCAAGTGCATTTAGCCATAGACAGTATCCCTTCAATCTTGTCATAACTAAATTTAATAGTAATTTTCCATAGCCCTTTCCTCTGTACTGTTCGCTAACACCAAGATATGCAATTTCGTATTCTCCAAATTTTGACTTTTTATTATTTACAATAATAAACCCTTTAATATTATTAAAATTGTCGACAGCAATAAATGAATTCGAAAAATCATTTATTGATTGATAGTATGCCAATTCACTGCTATCAAATACTAGATTAAAACATTCATTCAATGAATCAATGTAGTTTGGTGCAAACTCCCGTATCGTTAACATTCTACTCTATACTGCTAAACTTAAACGGGCAGAAATTCTGTAGGAGTTTATTTACGCGGAGGAGTGCTGCTCTTTTTTCAGGATTATCAGACCGGATTAATTCTAAAGCTTCCTCCAAAGAACACCATTTAATATTACCGATTTCTTGAACCATATGTGAGTTTGTTCTATCTAAAACTGGCTCTGACTTAGTATGAACGTACATTATAAAATACTTATGACAGTACTGAATATTGTTTGATCCGTAAAATGTCTCTTTAATTGTATCTAAATTCTTAATTGGAGTAATATCTGCTTCACTCAATCCAGTTTCCTCATTCATTTCTCTCAGAGCACAGAGATATTCTGACTCATGTGGTTCACGACGACCTTTTGGAAATCCCCATTCTGGAGTCGGCCAATATGAATTAACAGTCTTTGCAATTTCTTCAAGATTTGGTGTCCCACTACGAATTGAAAGCAACTTTGTACGCGATACCTCTTTTTCATGCCTGTACGGATTTGATCCCTCTATTGGAGGACCCCATAATTTTTCCCAAAGTGTATCAAATGGCTCATAAATGAGCTGTTGCTGTTCTTCCCGGGTCATACCATGTAGCTGTTGTGAAATATATTTAATATCATCGACCTTATATTTACCACGCATAATATCAATATATCCCAGGCTATCACGTCGTTGAATTAGTAAATACTGAATTTTTGATTTATCAACTGCCTCTAGACCAGACCAAGCAGTATCAGATTTGCATAAATTATCCACTTGATTCCATTTATCATTTACACGAAATAAAATGGTGCCAAAACTAGTTATAGGTAAACTACATTGTTTTGTAATATGCCCGTATTCACCACAATTAGTGCAATATGTTATTAGTGTCTTAGACATTCTTAGGTTATAAGTGTTTATATTGTTTAGGTTCCGCGTTAACAATATTTTACATCATTTAAATATATTAATAAGATGAAACTTCCGCCGTCTGTATGGGGTCCTCTATTTTGGCATACAATTCATATAGTTGCAATTGGATATCCAGAGAGCCCTTCATACGCTCAGAAGCGTGCGGCGAAAGAATTTTATGAGGCCCTTTCATTTCTTATTCCATGCCCTGTATGCAGAGAGCATTACGAAGTATATTTACAGAAAATGCCAATAACACCTCATTTAGACAAACGTGAAGATCTATTTAAATGGACGGTCCAACTTCATAATGAGGTAAATAAGAAATTAGGAAAACCTACCATGCTTGAATCTGAAGTAGTGTATTTTTATAGACGTATTGGAAGTCGTGGTAAGAATGTTGTTATTAATCAAGATACTATTGACGAAGTTGACTTACGCTCAATGATAAAAGGTGGTCTTATGGGAGCTGGAACAGTTTTAGTTGGTGGATCTCTAATTTGGCTTGCAACACGGTAACGGTAATTTAATTACTTGGTGGTAGGATAGAGATGGCTGGAAGATTTGCAACATATGATTTCGATCATGACCGGCAAACTAATGCAAAGGCTAGAAATACAAAACAAAGTGATATTCGAGAGGATAAATACGTGGGACAGAGATCGACAGGGCCTTTTTTACCATCCGGTATAGGAAAATACGTGAATATACTAGTAAAATATAGTTTTTACCTATCTATTTTCTGTCTTCTTTCTTTTGTTATTTTAATTGTACTACAATATTTAGGATTTAAAACTTTATCATTCATGCCAGATGATGGTGGTTTAATTACTATGCCTCTTTTACCAACAAATCGTCAGATTTCAAATGGAACTACAATATTAGCAGCTGATGCATCTGCAAATTTATTATATTTAGTACCTAGTAATTACACAATATCGATTGATCTTTCTATTAAGAACACTTTTGAGAATCAATCTATACCTAGAGTAATTTTATATCGTTCAGATGCACCTGTTGTTTTAACATCGGCAGATAATACTATTGATTTAATTGCTGATAAAATGTTATATACAAACTTTATTTTGTATTTAGATCCGCATACAAATGATTTAAATGCTGTAGTATACACTACAGCTGAAAGAACAGCTACACCGCCAAGTACAGCATCAGGTACAGCGTCAGGTAGACCATCAGGTAGACCATCAGGTACAGCGTCAGGTAGACCATCAGGTACAGCGTCAGGTAGACCATCAGGTACAGCGTCAGGTAGACCAAGTGAATCAAGACCAATCGAATCAGGTAAAATAGTAATGACACCTATAAAAAATGTGCCCTTAAAGACACCCTTTAGAATAACAATGATGTTATCAGATGTTTTACTTGAAATATATATTGATGGAGATCTTCAAAGGTCAGTTCCACTTATTGGTGGAACTCCAATTACAACTGGATCAAATATAAATTTTTATGGACCACCTACAATTGTGGGGAGATCAGTTTTAATTTCAAATGTATCATATTGGAATACAATACTTACATCGAAATCGATTCGCACGTACGGTAAAGAATCGATTAATTCCAGTGTTTTAACTGTTTAACTAATAGAATGGATACTCGTAGAATAATACTTACAGTATTAGGCCTAATTTTTTTGGGCCTAATGTTATACTACATTCTACGGCCAGTACCGATATCAACTACAACAATGAAAAATGGACCATTTAGTCTATCATCAACTACGAATGCATTATCATCTAGTGATTTTTCAACAGCAACTATTGCAAATGCATTTTACACAGACGGTGTTGGTACATTTCAATGTTTTGTTTTTTTGGATACCTTGGCCCGCACAGGATCTCACGTAGATTGTGGTCTAGGTACAAATACACCAAATTGTGACAGTGGACTCTACAGTACATGCGTGTGTACTACAACTTCAGATTGTACGAATTGTTCGCATGCTGGATACCAATCCCTTTTTACAATACATGGAATTTACACCCTGGAAATTATGAATGTACCTGATGCAAGTAGACCAAATGGTGTTGCAGCGCAATTTACAGTTAAAACATCAAGCGACCGTGCGGGTACAGGAATTACACAGGTGGAAACAATAAATTTACCACCAATTAATCATCAAAAATGGGTTATGATTACAGTATCAAAAGAGGGACGGCGTTTTGATATTTATTACAATAATACACTTGTATCTTCAACAAATCTAGAAAGTGTACCATCATCTATAACAAATGGTACACCTTTAATTACAGGAAACTCGATACTATCCGGTCAAATTGGAGGTCTAACTTTTTTACCGAATCGGCAAACAATTCAGGATGTTAGTGAAACATATGCAAAAGCAACAAATACAAAAGGTGATCCTGTAATTTTTATAACAAAATCAAATGCGTATTCGTATAATGTTGCATCGAGGCCAACAACAACCATTCTTAGCAGTTTATGCCTTGATGGTTCTTGCTTATCATTTCCCAAGTTAGGACAGCCAGATATATCATCTTATCCAAACATATTCAATATAAAAACATCTGTTTCAGGTGTACCATTGACAACACAATATGCTTAACTTTGGCACTTGGCGGTACTCGGCGGTAACGACTAGACGTTAGACCTAATTTCTAGCTAACAAGATAGAAATGGCAATGCCTACAACAGGATTTCTTATACAAATTGTACTTGTAATAATAAGTCTTGTAGTTGTTTATTATGTATATGGATACATAACAACCTCTCCAGTACCAACACCAACTATGGTTGTTGATAGTCAACTAGTTGCAACAACAACTCCACCAAGTGCTTCCTCTGTACCAGTGCCATTTGAAGGAGGTGATTACACAGTTAGTTTCTGGGTCTATGTTAACAGTTATAACGTAAATCGTAATACTCGCAAACACATTATAAGTATAGGCGGAACCAACTTCTCTACACTTTTTATAGCACTCGGTGCATTTAAAAATAATCTTGTTGTGCGCACACATTCCCGGGACTCGGGCTCGAGTAGCTATACACCGAGAGATTCATACGGCCAACAAAGAGGAAACACTGGCGCACCTTCTATGTCTATTAACACACCAGATTCACAGCCAACGACTGATGGATCACTCACGGTGGCAGATGTTAATACCCTATTAGCACCCATGTCGCTTGATGACAGTATCTTAAACAAAAATGCAATTTGTGATTTAACAACAATAGATTTCCAAAGATGGGTCCAGATTACTGTCATTTTATCAGGTCGTTCAATTGATGTATACATGGATGGAAAATTGTCCCGGTCATGTATTACAAATTCATATTTCAAGGTTGACCCTACTGGAATAAAGGCGACACTATTGGCGAATGGAGGATTTGATGGATATTTATCAAAAGTCCGCTTGTTTAACATGTCGCTTAATCCGAGTGATATTTATAATCTTTATACGGCAGGGCCGTGAAGTGAGGCACTCTATTTTAACCCTTAAACATAGATAGAAATCGATGGGCTCATCGTATAGTTCACCATCATATAATTCAAGATTTGGAAATACAACTGGATCACAAATAACTTCTAGCATGTTAATGCTATTAGTAGTTGCAGGTGCTATATTTTTCTTTCAGTTTTTATACTATATTATTAACAGTAAATCATTAAACTTTGTAACATTACTTGATTCAACGGTCTCGTCTGATACAAATATGATAACTATCTCACAAGATCCGAATCAACCTGGGTCCGTTCCAATAGGTATATCAGTAAATGAAAAAACTGGTATTGAATTTGCGTATTCTTTTTATTTATTTGTGAATCCCAGTACTTTCTCAACTGGAAATAATACCCTATTGCATGTCTTTCACAAAGGTTACATAAAGCAGTGGCCTCTTTTTGGCCCTGGTGTATTTATGCTCGGCTCGACAAACACAATGAGAGTTGTAATGAATACACAAACAAATCCATTTGCATATGTTGATGTTACTAATATCCCGGTTAATAAATGGGTTCATGTTGTTTTAAATTGCTATAAATCTGGTCTTGATATTTATATTAATGGAAATCTTGCCACGCGTCTTCCACTTACTGGCACTCTACCCTATCAAAACTTCCAAAATATAATTATATTTTCACCATCGAGACGGAACCTATTTACAAGTGCGCCGAGTTCTCTCAAGGAGAATGTCAGCTTTGGTGGTGCAATATCAGGACAATTAAGTGCTCTTAAATATGCCCGGTATGCATTATCAATAAATGAAATAAATAGTCTTATGGCGCAGGGACCTTCAAAAAAGGTTATGACAAATAAAGTACAGACCCCACCCTATAATGGTGATACATGGTGGGTCGATCAACATACTAACCCACAATACTAGTTTTTATAGACTCAAACATTTATGATAGCGCCAAGTACTTAAATTAAGTACCGCCAAGTACTTAATTTAAGTACTTGGCTCTGATGGCTAGAACGAGAAGCTAAAGTTGCTCCAATGTCATAAGGCCACAAGGTGGCCTTATCCATGGGGAGTACTTAACTTCAGTACTAGACGTTACTTGGCGGTAATGCCCGTCTAAAAAACCTTTTCAGGATACGTTTTAGAGTCAACATGACTGGTGGTGGTCTTTTAGTTATTATAGCATATGGGAGTCAGAATGTGATTTTAAGTGGAAATCCGCAAATGACCTACTATTACAAACTCTTCAAACGTTACTCGCATTTTTCTATGGAAAATGTGACAGTTGCATTGGATGGGCCTAATCAACTAAAATACGATCAGACAATTCAACTTCGAACTAAAATTCAACGTATTGGTGATTTAATGTCTGATATGTATTTTTCATTTCAAATTCCAGATATTTATAGTAAATACATAAAACCTGGAGACGGGGTCAACACGCGTGTATCTCAATTCGAATTCAACTGGTCGAGATTTCTGGGCGCAGCAATTATTCAGAGTGTTGGTTTTTACATTGGAGGGCAAAAAATACAGGAATTTGACGGTACATATTTACTCTCTAAAGCCCAGCTCGAATATGATACTGATGCCTATATAAAATGGTCGACTCTAGTGGGTGACACAAATGAACTAAATAATCCAGCGAATGGTGCATACACAAGCGCCTCTAAGACGGGATATCCAAATGTTATAAGAAATACTGCAGTAGGTCAGCAGTTAAATCGTCCCAGTATTCTAGGCCAAGATATTCATGTTCCTCTAAACTTTTGGTTTACGGACTCTACATCACAAGCACTTCCACTTGTAGCTCTTCAATATCAAGATTGCGAGGTACAAATCACACTTAATCCGGCAAATACTCTTTATTCAATTCTCGATGCATCTGGTTACAGGGTTGGTCCAGATTTTAGAGTTAATTCTACACAAGCGAATATTGATGCAAATAATCCATCATATGGTGTGGTTCAAGATGTGAGTGGACAACTCGGTAATTTTTTAGTGGATGTTGGATACACTATACCAGCGAATACGTGGTTTCTCAATCCCCGTTTGCAGTGTACGTATGTTTATTTATCGGATGATGAACGACAGACTTTTGCGACTCAACCATTGACATATGTATTTCCACAAGTTAATACAATTCTTTACGAGGGTATTTATCAATCTCGAAGAACATTTGATCTAGATATTCATAATCCAATTACACGCTTTATATTTAGTACGAAGCGATCCGATTCAATTTATAGAAATGATTTTAATAATTTTACAAATTGGTACACGTATCCATACGCACCTTTAAAACAAACTGCATCTGCTATTGATTATTTAAGAACTGGAGCCACAAGTGGTCTTCTAATTCCAAATTCACAAAAGGATATTATTAAATTTGTGAGAATTCTATGTGATGGAAATGAAATTCAGGAACAGAAGCCTACCGATTTTTTCACTAAAATTACGCCGTTCAGATATACTTCTGGAATTACAAATGCTGAAATTCCAATTTACACCTGGGCGATTACAAGCTCTAAAACTCAACCATCTGGATCTCTGAACGCAAGTAGAATTAAAAATCTACAGGCTGAAATTGAATTTTTCACACTTCCAATTGGAACAAATTACACGTACAATTTGACAATTTATGTTGAAAGTATTAATTTTCTTGTTATAGCTTCCGGTTCAGGAGCACCGAAATATGCTGTATAATATTAAGTACGAAAGTATAGGATGGGTGCAGGAACCAGTTTAATTGCTACACAGGGTTTAACAGTACTTAAGCAAAACGTACAGGGAAGTATAACTACACTAAGAACATATGAAACATCTGATCCAGATGCTAGAAAACTAATAACTAAATACACCACATTATCATCATTAATTGATGCGACAAAGATTGACATAAGCGGGGCTGATGCAAATATTATAGTGGCGAAACAGAGTTCATTAAATGCTGAAACGGATGAACTAGATCAAGAAAAGGCTGTTTTTCTTAATAAAAAAGGTATTACAACAGTCGGTTTTCTACAAATCGTTTCATATTATCTTGGTATGCTTTTTGCAGTTATTATTATTACAAATAAAATGTTAAGTGAAAATTGGCTTTATAAGATGTATTATGCTATATGGGGGGCAGTCTTCTATCCACTTGTATTAGTGTGGGGTATTATTGATCCCCCGCGATGGAAAGCGCTTTTAATCCCGCTTGCACCTGCATCATCAGGACTATGGTATGTTAGATATATAGTCCCATTTGTATACACTGAAGATCCAAAGGGTACTCTCCCACCCGATAAATCACGAGATGCACTAAGAATATTTACAGTTCTTATTGCATTATTTTGGGGTGTGTTACAATTTATCCCTGCTAACTGGACCACATAAACCCACTAGACTACTCTTATATAAGAATGTCTAAACAGCGTGAAGTAAATTATCCGTTGGTATCTGTTATTACACCAACATATAATAGACGCACATTTATCCCCAGTCTTATTCAATGTTTTCTAAACCAAAAATATCCGATGGATCGTATGGAATGGATTGTTCTTGATGATGGAAGTGATTCTGTTGAGGATATTTTTATGGCGCATAAGGACAAACTTCCTATGCTTCGCTATATTCGTAATGAGGAAAAACAGTTAATTGGAGCAAAGCGTAATAGACTTAATAGGGAGGCAAAGGGTTCAATTATTGTTGCAATGGATGATGATGATTATTATCCATCTGATCGTGTTAGCCATGTTGTTACGAAATTCAAGCAATTTCCAGAGATAGAGCTAGCCGGTTCGTCAGAGATTTACATGTATTACACTGATATTAAAACAGTCTATAAGCTAGGCCCATATAATAAGAACCATGCAACAAATGGCACTATGGCATGGCGCAAGTCATATGCGCTCAGAAACACCTATGATGAGACTGTGACACACGCGGAGGAGAAGTCCTTTCTAGAAAGCTACAGAAATCCAATGATTCAGCTTGATCCGTACAAGGTAATGCTTGTAATTTCGCATTCTGAGAATACCTTTAATAAGACAAAGATGCGAGAGGATCCTACAAATCCATATGTTAAGAAAACCACAATAAAAGTCAGGGATTTTATTAAGGAACCTGCATTAAAAGCATTTTACAGTGAACTATCATAACTTAGCGGTAGGCAGTAGGCGAGTGCCAACATGGGTCTAAACATTAGAATAAAAGAACCTATAGATGTCTAGTGTAAAAGAATACATCCGTCATCTTCATACAGTGTATGCGAATGGTTTAACTGATGAAGATCCTATTGCGGAACCCCCTTCAAATTCAATTAAGATTAGTCTACATCTTCACCAGAAGATTGTTCTAAATAAAATGGAAAAACTTGAAGCTGATCTGACTAATGGCATGAAAATGAAAAATCATACGATGTTCTCAAACTATGGAATTTTAGGAGATTCTGTTGGAGCTGGAAAGAGTCTTATGGTTCTTTCTCATATCTCGAGACTAAAATCAATTAATAAAATAACTGGGAATAATTCTATTTTACCCATGTCATCATCTAATCTTTTTAGTATTGTTAAGAAAGAGCACAGTGATATTTCAGAGGCGGGTTCATTACTTATTGTTCCGCATACATTATTTCGGCAATGGTCTGATTACATCACAAAACAAACAACATTAAATCATTTTTGTATTGCAAAAACAACGCAAATTGACTCAGATGATTTTTATACGAATCTTTTTGCAGCAGATGTAGTTCTTATTAGTAATACAATTGTTAAAACATTTATGCCGAAGCTTGCAAAGGGTAATATTAAGTGGAAACGCCTATTTATTGATGAGGCCGATACAATTTATATACCATCCACATATTCAATTCCTCCAGCAAGATTTTATTGGTTTATAACTGCATCTTGGATGAATTTAATTTATATGCAAGCATCTTTATATATCGATAGATCATATATAGTTCAGCATGTATTTAATGAGGGAACGGCATACCCTCATTTACAGGCACATTTTAATTCGCGAATTGATAAAAATACTTATTATTACATGGAATCATTTCATGTACGTTCTCATTCTTTTATGAAGGAGATTATATCGAGTCAACATGCAAATAGGTCAAACGTGGTTATTAGTTGTTCGAAAGAATTAATTGAGAAATCAATCTCTCTTCCTCCACTTCATAAACATGTAATCTGGTGCAGATCATCACTCACTCACCAGATTGTACGTGACGCTGTATCACCAGAAATTCAACAAATGCTTCATGCAGGTGATACAGCAGGAGCTCTAGAGTCTCTAGGTGTAAAGGGACAAGATTCAAAGACTCTTGTTGAGGCAGTAACACTGAATTTAAAGAAGGAAGTGATTCGACTGGAGAAGATTTATGCATTCAAGGAGGGTATGGAATATTCTACACCACAAGCGAAAGAGATTGCTCTAAAATCCTTAACAGAGAAAATCGCGAAAACAAATGATTCTATAAAAGGAATCGAAGAACGTGTTGCGAATTATGCAACAGAGGTCTGCCCTATATGTTATGATGAACCTACAGATCACCTAATAACACCGTGTTGCGCGCGGTCCTTTTGCACGGGCTGTTTACTCATAAGTATTTCAAGAAACCCAGAGTGTCCTCTGTGTCGTACATTAATACATCCATCGCGCTGTACGAAACTGATACTGAAAGATTCTGTAAATAATATTGAACCTAAAGAAAAAGATGAGCTTCCAAAAAAGAACGAGGCTCTTCTAAAAATTCTTAAAGAGAATCCTGATGGGCGATTTTTAGTATTTAGTCGGTATGATAACCCTTTTGAAAATATTGAAAAAAGTGTGGAGGATTTAGGAATAACCACGCGCCATTTGAAAGGTTCAAAAGATACTATTTCATCAACCTTACGTTCATTTGATTCTGGAGCGGTTCGCTGTTTACTATTAAATTCGCAATTCGCTGGGGCTGGATTAAATATTACATCTGCTACACATGTGATTCTTCTCCACGCGATGACACATGAGGAGGAGAAACAAATTCTCGGTAGATCATATAGACTAGGTCGTAAGGGACCTCTTACATTTATAAAGCTACTAAATAAAAATGAGGATAACTATTCTGGAGCTGATGAATAGAGTGAATGAAGATGTTGTAAACTTATAGCCTGATAACGTCGTATCTTATCAGTCTTTAAATTACCAGCACGTATTTCAAGTTCTGCGTACATAGGGGCGAGACGAACGGGAACGGAGTATTTCTCTGAAACTTCACATAAAAGTTTCCAGGCATTAAACATGGCGGACTGTTTTGTTAGAACGGGTGTATAGCGGAACTTGTCTGCTTCTAGAGAGGGGGTACCAGGAGAAAGACGCGCCTCTTGTGCTAAACGAAGACTCATTGTTTTTAATTTTAGTCTAAGAGAAATTGGAAGAATCGTCCAGCACTGATAGAAAAACGCCCAGAAATCACCTTGATCGCTAGTTTTGTATGCATTAAAAAGTGACAGATACATTTTCCAGGCTTCTGGTGTGTTTCCAAGGGATGCTTCAATTCGTTCTGGAATATTTTCAAGACAAATAAGACTTGCTAGATTTCCCTCATTATTTTCAATATCAAAATCAAGAAGAGGATCCCAGTCGCCCCAGAGAGTCCACGCTGCTACTGGCATAACCCCCTCTGGTATTTCAATATACTCGTGTGCTGTTTCAAGACCTGCAATTTGTCGCTGTAGACAGCGAAGATCCCCATTAAATGTTTCAGGAATATCTGTTTTTAGCCAGTCACGTAGACGATCAGGCTTTACACTCTGTATTTCAAAAGTAAGACATAGTTTTGCAATTTGTTGGAGAGTGCGTGTGTCAATTGTGTTACTAATAAGAATCAGAGGACGACCATCTTTTGCCTCTTGTTGTTTGAGATATGTATGTAATTCACTCAACCCACCCCTCTCTCCATTTGAAAGACCGTCAATTTCATCTAGTAAGACGCCAATACCACCCTTTGATCCTGATTCCATCATTTGAACTATCCCACCCTCTTTTAAAAGAGGTAGGATTGTCTTACGAAATGAAGTACCACTGCGAGTATGACTTGCATTAAACTCAATTGGGCGAAGGCCGGCCTCGCGAAAAACACGAAGGGCAAGAGTTGTTTTTCCGATACCAGGAGGGCCGAGTAGAAGTACTGCTGGTTTTTCTCTAGTTTGTATCCAGTCTAAGATAGATTTTTCTACCTCAGGATGTAGACATACAGTATTCTTCATTACCTCTTTTCAGATTATGTTATTTAAGCGGTTCTTTTAACTTTGGCACTTGATGGTGAATTTGGTCTAAACAATATTTTACACTTAATGTTAAAGATGGCTACACTTGTTTGCACTGGTAAAGAAATCAGATTTACGATCCTACCATATTGCCTTGATACACCAGTTCAACAAGAACTGCTAACTAATATGAGTGATTGTGTGCTTGGGTTTATAACCACTAATGAAGATGGCGAACACACATTCACTTATACAGAGTCAGGGGGGTTAACGGAAGTCAAAAAGCATTGGTCTTTGGCTATTATTAGTAATTTACCCTATTTTGAGCTAAATAACTCATGGATTGTCTATAGTTGTTCACCCGAAGAAACAACATCAGCATTTAATAAGATTCTTTCCAATTCTCATGAGAGTCTACATATTCATGATTGGGATACTTGGTCTGTAGAAGCTAAGGATGCAAAAGTGGCAGTAATTACTTCTTGGGAAATATTCTAATTCGCTTTTGGAATTGGTGGCTGGTTATTTAAACAATTTGAACCATCATAGACACCTTCCCATGTTAGACCCTTTGCCTGACATTGATTGCATAAAGCGGTTAGACGAGCCTGTCCTGTTTGCGTGAGAGCTAAATCAAAAATATAGCTAGAGCCTGTGTTACCAGAATCAACCCATTTATTTAAAGCGCCTGTAGCTGTACTGATACCGATAGGATCAACACATACAGCTGTGCCGTTCAGTGTAATAAGTGAAAGGAAATCCGGGCAAACATTAATTGTTGGAGGCCATGGACCAGATGTATTTGTGGTTATAACATCGCCGGATGGTGTAAACATGTAAAGTCCATAGAGGATTGAAATTGTTAAAAATCCAACACAGAGTATGGCGGCTGAAATGTATTTTCCAGCTTGGACGTTAAAATAAACACTACCTAGTATAGTACTCATCGAAATAAGTAAGTAAAATATAAAGGATAGTTGCATCTACTTAGCTTACCGAAATCTTGATCTATTAGAGTGCACCGTCTATTACCTCAAAGTACTTGGCGATAAAAATAGATTTATTAAAGTGTTTATAACAATTTAATAAATATAATAAACAAAGCCCTTTTTGCCAAGCTTTTTTCCAAAAAAGCTTCTTTGCCAAAAAACTTTTTGCTAAGCTTTTTTTTAAAAAGCTTCTTTTTTCTAAAAAGCTTAACGACCGAACGAGGCAAGGGGCGTGAAGGCACCACCACCACCGAAGCCAAGCTCAACATAGCCCGTAAGGAAGTCCGTGGCAGGCCAAGCCGTGCCAGAGGACCCCGCTACACCGAACGTGGAGACGGATGAAACGACAAGCTGAACTCTGCGGAAGACACGCGTTGATGAAACAATCGTGCGACCCATATCTCTGAGGAGACCAGCACCAGAAGTAGCGACTAGGGTGCTGTATACGCCGCCTGAGGTGCCGTACACGGTGGGGTCGCGGGCCCACGTGGCAGATGAGAACTGGCCTGTGCTATCCGTGTAGGAAAGAATCTTTGTACGGATGTCAGCGAGGGGGATGTAGTAGCCGAGGTTCTCAGAAATCTGGCGCTGTGATGTAAGAAGGGATGTCATTGTATACATGTTTGTTAGAAAATAATTTGAAGGAGGAATACTATAAATAAATTACCGACAACCGGTAGTATGGGAACGATTGGTCCAGATTTTGAACTACCGTATACTACAAAATCGCCCGCCGGACAAAATGGGCGCGTGACATTTGATAATAATGATCGCAGTTCAATGATTCCCGGATTTGCTACTGATACTTCTGTTGAACGTAGCTTTCAGACCGATATGCTCCGGGGAAACTGGGAAAAATCAGGTGTGAGCGGAGCTTTCTTTTCAGCAGTTAATGTTGAAGTCATTCAAAATAGTATACGTAAGAGTGTATATGAACGCAGTCAGCCAAAGGGTTATATAATTGATAAACAGTCTATTGATGAATTAAAGATTATCATGAGAGCCATTTATTTACAGTACGCCCGTAATCTTCCAACTGGGATTGCAGAACAGGTTGCAGATTTAAACAAAAAAGTTTGTGATTGGTCTGTTCCGCATATTCTTTCGGCAGTAGATCACTATTACTTCTATATTAATGATATCAGCCATTTACCAGTTCCTTTAGCTCATATGCAACATTTAAGCAGTGCCGGAACAAAAAGTCTTCCGTCGAATCCATTCATTTAAGCTTTTTTAAGCTTTTTTGAAAAAAGCTTGGCAAAAAAAAGCTTTTTTGGAAAAAAAGCTTGGCAAAAAAGCTTTTTTCCCAAAAAAACTTAAGGCTTCCCGCGGGTTTATATTTTTTCTTAAAATAGACCCCCTTCCAAGATGAGAACCGGAGTTTGGGCCATAGATGGGCGCGGGAGGCCTTCAGAAGACCGCTACTTTATACAAGATGTCTCCGGAGAATTTTTAATTGCCGGTGTCTTCGACGGTCATTCAGGGTCATCTACAGTCGATTTAACCATAAAGTTACTCCCAGGCAAACTAGCAGATTTTATTAAAACTGTTGGTAATGATGAGCCGGCCCTGCGAGCAGGTCTACAGCGTATCTTTATCGAACATGATAAGACTATCGCAAGACAGGGTCCACTCGTTTACCGTAGTAGTGGATCAACAGCTACAGTGGCAATTATAACACCTACACATTGCTATATTGCTTTTATAGGTGATTCTCCAGCTTTTATATTTGATCCTGATACTGGAGCTATTTTGTCTGCAATTGGAAAACATAGTCCAAATCGCACTGATGAGAATGCACGTATTAATAAAAATGGTGGTTTTGTAACACATGACGATGGTGATGCTCCACGAGTTGATGGGGCTCTAATGGTATCACGAGCCTTTGGTGATTTTAGTTTGAAATTTCAGAATGAGAGAATTCCAGAATTTGATAAAAATTGGGCGAAGGATTTTCGAGTTGTAGCCGATCCTGAAATTGTAGTTATCCCTCGTCCATTAAGAGGATATTTAGCAATTTGCTCGGATGGACTCGTTGATAAACCCGATGGAAAATTTCGTACTCCAAATGAAATTGCCAGTGAAATTATCGGAATTCATCCATCAGATGATTTAAACGCCGTAGCAAAGCAAGTTATACACAATCAAATAAAGATTTTTGCTGACTCACCCTCTGAATATAGCAAATCAGATGCAGATGATATAACCCTTGTTTTAATTGATTTCAGTAAAACAACTCAAAAAGGTGGTGTTGCAACAAGAAAAAATCGGAGACGGAAAAAGCACACGAAACGCATTAGCCATAATAGCCATGGACTACCTAAAACCTTTATAATATGAGACTACAGGATAGCTGATCCTCCCGCTCCTGTAGCTCAGTTGGTAGAGCGTGGTGCTTATACGAAAAATAAGTATATGAGGGTCATCACAGACAGCGTCAAATGGAACGCCAAAGTCGCGGGTTCAAACCCCGCCAGGAGCAACTGCTAAGTCATTTTATGCCTTAACTGAACTCTTTACCTGAAACTTCTTCTTGGTCCCAGACCGTTTCTTACCATCAATGTCGGCAAGTGCCTCGGTACGTGCAGTAAACATTGCCTTCCATGCAAGAAGGAACTCATCCAGATCCTTTAGCCATAGATCCTCTGCACGAGTACCCTCCAGAAGAGCTACAGCCGCGCGCGCATGCTCTACTGCAGTTTCCTGATCCTTTATTGCAGAAGCCTTCACACGATCCATACGCATTCGCAGTAGATAGTCATACGCATCGATTGAATCTGGCTGATCTGGCTTTGAAAGTGGGGGCAGTGAATGTTTCTTCATTAGGAGAACAATCTCATCGTCAGAGGCCTTACGTAGCTCTAGTGTACCTGCTAGAACAGCCTTAATGAATCGTGCCTTTGCGTCATGCTCGATAGCCTCCTTCTTAAGACGCTCAATCTCACGCATTCTACGGAGTTCGTACGCCTTCAGCCGTGGGCCATAGAATCCTTCGATCATAGATCCAACACACGTGTACTTCGTAATTGTAGAATTCACATCAAAACACACCATGTTTGTTGTGCGAATCGTATTTGTAAGGCGAAACCGTTTCTCAAACTCCTGGGTGTTTGCACGAGCATCATCATAGTAGTCAGAATCCAAGTATAGATCAAACTTGACTTCGATATGATTATAGAGATCGTCAAAGTTCTTCAGAACCGGCTTACCGTCCTCAGACTTGGCAGAATCCATCTCTGTATTCGTGCAGAGTTCATCAAGGAAGGCTTTATAGTCGTGCGTCCAGGTACCAATCGGTAGTTCTGAAACGGAAACAACCTTTCTAGCATCATCAAACGTGTAGAGGCCACGAGTCAGCCAAACACCATCTGAGACCTGCTGAATAGGACCCTTGAATCCGAACCACCAGGGACGGAGTGCAATATTCTCAAGCGTCTCCCGCCGACCCTCTAGGCGGTCTTTCAGAAGACCGACTACATCCTCTGGCTGATGAGGCGGGATATCAGTACTGAACCCAGTACCGATACCAATACATCCATTGATTAGGAGCATTGGTACAACAGGATAGTATGTCTTCGGCTCAACAATCATACCATCATCATCGAGATGATCGAGAATCCCCGCATCCTCCTTTCGAAAGATCGAATCTGCAATGGGTTCAAGATAGGTGTGAATATATCTCGGTGAGGCAGCATCCTTCCCACCAAGGAGACGAGTACCAAACTGCCCCACGGGCTTCAAGAGATTAATATTGTTCGCGCCAACATAGGTTTGTGCCATAGAAGTAATCGCGGCGGTCAGGGATGCCTCCCCATGATGATACGCTGCATGTTCTGAAACATAGCCAGCCAACTGGGCCACCTTGATTTCAGAACGGAGCCCACGCTTGAGGCAACCGAACATAATCTTACGCTGGGAGGGCTTCAGACCGTCCATAAGTGAAGGAAGTGACCGAATGTTGTCAGCATTACTGTAATGAATAAGTTCATCGTGAATAAATCGCGAATAGTCGACACGACCCTTATCACCAATCACAAGAGATCGCTGTGGATCATACTTTGAGAGCCAGCCTTTACGGTCATCCGCGCGCTTCTTGCTAAATGCAAGTGACAGTGACTCATCGGTGGAATCGTCCCACGTATACTTGATTTCATGAAGATTGCGAAACCATTCCTGGGCCTCAACCTCTGTACTCGTACCAAGACCCTTGTAGTATTTCAGATGCCACCCAGTTGTACCGCCATTTGCTAGCTTCCACTTCTCAAACTCAACCGCCGAATAGAAGCTGACAACCTCGGATCGGCGTGTGGCCTTTAGAAGTGGAGTTGCGAGAGAACAAAGGAATCCAGAATGCATGAGAGACGGCCACTCTGCATGAAAGAGATTCATTAGAAGACCCTTAATATGAGATCCATCCAAATCTTGATCTGCCATAACCATAACACGACCGTACCGAAGAGACTTGATGTCTTTGTAGATCTTACCCTTTTCAAGACCAAGAATCTTCTTGATAGCAGTGAGTTCCTCATTCTTTGCAAACTTATCTGCAGACACGTCACGAACATTGAGAAGCTTGCCTCGCAGAGGAAAGACCCCCCACTGTTCGCGACCGACTACAGCAAGACCCGCAATAGCAGATGATGCAGCTGAATCACCCTCTGTAAGAATCAACGTGCAATCTACAGACTTTGCTGTACCAGCACATAGGGCGTCAACAAGCTTTGGCATACCACGAAGGGTCTTCTTTTTCGTACCATCCGTTTTCTTAGCATCCTTATTTGCCTTTGCATCTAGAATCGCGGTAGCCTCATCAAGAAGACCGAGTTTTACTAGACCTGTAACCATCTTACCATCGGTCTTGAAAACTGAGCCAAACTTAGCAGCGGGCGTAGTAAGCGTCTCCTTGGTCTGAGAATCAAATGCGGGATTTACAATCGTGGCAGTGACAAAGAAGATAACAGAATCCTTTAGTTGACCGGCCTTAATAGGAACCTTCTTTTTGAGCGCGAAATCGCAGAAATCCCCAATAACCGTTGTTACTACCTTATCGACATGCTTACCACCCTTCTTGGTATTAATACCATTTACGAATGAGATATGCTTCTCATCAGGCACAGAATCTTCATCAAACAATGACCTGGCAAGAACTGCAGCGACCTCCCAACGCTCCCCACAGCGTTCATATGCAATAGGAGAATCGGTCTTAACAAAGAGTTTGACAAACTTCTCAAAAGTATTTGTAGCGATTGTAGATCCGTTCCAGGAAACCTTCACATCCTTTCCAGCCATTGCTGAGAGCTCAAGTGCACGGGTTGACATCACCTGCATCATATCGCCTGTATTCAGGCCAGGAAAACGACTCAGATCAGGCTTGTATGTGATTTTAACATTACCATTCTTAGCAGAATCGGCTTTAATAGATGGCTTATCTGCAACTGTCATATTCTTCGACCAAGTCTGTGAATACTTTTTCTGATGCTTTGGACTACGAATATTAATAGTAAATTCGGTGGAGAAGATGTTCGTAAGTTTTGCACCATAGCCGTTCTTACCGCCGACAATCTTCTCCTCAGCCTTGTTATAGTTTCCACTTGTAAGAAGATGTCCGAAAATTAGCTCAGGCGTCCAAACACCCTCGGTGGGATGCATTTCGATAGGAATACCGTCGCCATCATTCTCTACACTGATGGTGAGCTTGTCATCCTTTGATTCCACCATAATGGCAATTACCTTGATTGGAGTACGACCAGTCTCCGTTGTTGAGCGCACGAGGGCATCACGGGCATTTACAATAATTTCATCAAATAGTTTGTAAAAGCCAGGATTAAACGCGACTGGTTTGTAGACCATGCGACCAACCTTATCATCAAAGATCCACCTAGACTCAGTATGAGTATCGGTAGAACCAATATACGTATCAGGGAGTTCGAGAATATGCTCGCGATGAGTATGTTTCTTGTAAAGTGCGGCGTCCATTAAAGTGTCTACAAGGGTAGGGGCTGAGGCATCCATCAAATTTTGAGTGCTAGAAATCCCGATCTATTCCTAAAAAGAAACTGACAAAAGGAATTGGAATAAGTGCAATAGGATTATATGGGGCTATTTCAAGAGGATATGTTCCAAACAGAATATCCCAAGTGGGAACTGAAAATCCATAGGCCATATACTTTGATTTTGTATGATGATACATATGGTATTCGCGCATAATATTATTAGCTGGGAACCAATATGGATGATGAATTTCTTTATGAATATTTTCAAAAAGAATATATGCAATACTTGAACCGAGACCAATATTCATTAAATAATTTTTCTCAATATAGAAGCTCATAGGATAATACATCAAAATATTAACACCCGCAATAAAAATCACAGGAAAGTGGATCGATTTTCCATGCGGTTTAAGATGATGATTGCCATGGATATAATGATAAAACAGTCCATCATTTGTAATATGAAGAAGAAACCTGTGATAAATATACTCGAAAAAATTAAAGAATACTACGCCAAATGCGATATAATAAGAAATGTATGTATCAATATTATAAACATAGTATGTTGTAATTAGTGCTGCATTTGTCATACATATATTATAATTGGAACTCTTGATAAGAAATGCCATTACTTATAATATGCGTAAAATGTTTAGGTTCGCTGTTGCAAATTTGAGTCTGTCCGCGCCCCACTCTAACTATAAATGTCGTCTATTTCATATGATGTCTATTGTCGTAGCCTGAGTGCTGTAATGACTGATGAGAGTATCCGTATTCCAGATCATCAGCGTCCGCAAATCTGGAATAAGGGACGCCAGCAGCGCCTGATTCATACTATTATGCGAGGCCAGCCGATGCCACCTCTTATTATTCGCGAAAGCATCACAAATGGTGAGCGCCTCCGCTGGCTTGAGGACGGTCAACAGCGCTATATGTCTATAAAGAACTTCTATGAGAATAACATTTCCTTTGAGAATACACTCTTTAAGGATCTGAGTGAATCAAATCGTGTGAAGTTTCTCACATATAAGATTCCTATTCTTACATATGAGAATGCGACAATTGAGGAAACTATCGAAATGTTCGATAACTTCCAGAATGGTGTTGCGTTGACGCCAGGCCAGCGATTTCATGCGCGCCTTAATACGAATCTGGTAAAGTATGCGCGTGAGCGTCTTCTTACGCCTGATCGCCATTTCTATGCTCGCGCTGCTGCCGTCTGGGGAGCTCATGCATCCTATAGTGATACCAAGACAAAGCGAGTTCTGATGAATGCTATGGCAATTGCGGGGGGCGCAACCTATGGGGCCGATCACATTACCACATCCTATGATGTTCTAGGCCCAATTCTAAATAATGAATTTGATGTGGCGCGTGCCGACGATATTCTCGATAAACTTCTCAAGGTTTATGAGCGTGTTACTTTGAAGCCAGGGAGTACTCTCTTTACTCCAGAGGAGCAGAAGCAACACTGGCCTGTGGGTGAACTTACAGGCTATATTCTAGCCTCTCTAGCGGCGGATCCAACGGAGGACACTATGCTAAAGTGGGTTGACTATATTGCCTCTGTGCGTAATAAGGAGAATAAGTATGCTGATCTTCATGCCAATATGCCGGCCTCCAGAAACTGGAACTCGGCACGGTGGCGCATTGGTTATGAGAACATCTTTGTAAATCATGTTACTGGAGCTGGGGCTGTTGCAGAGAGCGAGGACGAAGACTCAGCCTAAGGCAAAATATAGCTTGTCGAAAACAAATATCCGTTTTCATCAAAGCGTTCAATCTTTGTGATATATTTGAAGACCGGTGGTGGGGGTTCCGCGATCTCAGGTGTTAAAACATAATTTTTAGTATGATCAAACATAATACTATTAATATAGGCATCAGCCTTCTTGAATTTTTTATACCATAGCCGATCCTCTCGTGTTTTTGGCTTCAGGGTATATAATCGCCTTGTTAGTGTCATCATAGAGTTGAATCTTTCTATGTTATCCCGTTCAAGAAGAAAAATATTATCTTTAGTAATCTGTGAAATAATATACAGGTATTCTTCAACAACCCATTTTATTCTATAGTTATAAAGAACGATTCTTATTTCTTTTGAAATCTCTTGTACTGGAGGCTTTGCTTCTGGTTGAATGGCAATAGGAAGAGACGGTTTCCTTCGCCTCAGATAACAGCACATCCCTATTTTTAGGCCTTAACTAATACAAGAATTTTATCATTATTCCACCCAGGACTGTAGCGCTCTTCGTGATTGCAAACAACAAAATACGCATCAGCACACTCGGATAGAACAGTATCAAGATCTCTTTCAAAATCAGACTCTGGAATACGCCGATAGATATCTTCAACAATCATGTATCCACCTGACCGTATATGGGGCCAACACTCATTTACGATACGAATCTGATCTTCGTAGTCATGACTGCTATCATCAAGAATAACATCAAAAATACGCGGTATATTTCCACTCATATCAGCCATGCACGCCTCTAGAAAAGCACGGCCAATATCACCATTCACACGCACATCAATTAGACCAGTGTAGGGTTGCGCCCGCGGGAAATTCATTGTGTTAATATTATTAAGAAGGTTCTGATCGCGATCAAAAAAACAGAACTTGCCATTAGGAAAATAGTTCCACCAGAGGCAAACCGAGCCACCCATCGCAACACCAATTTCAGCAAAAAGGATTTCCTTATTTTTAAGAGGTGCAAAGAGCATTGAGTATAGTGCGGTATAAGGATGACGATGGCCTCCGTGGTTTTCATTATAGGGTGATTTATCGATTTTACAGAGTTTCCCTAACTCACAGAGTTCTGTATATGATCCGGTAGAATCCAGCACAAGATGCTGAAGGCGCTTTCTGGCGTACATATAACTTTTCTTATAGATGCAGTTTAAGTATCACTATAAGGTAAGGAATGCGTGGGGGATATTATCCAGCTGCCATGGGCTCTATTTTGCGTTCAGGTCCATTATTTGTATCATCTGCTATAATCGCCGCCCTCAAACTTATAGCACGTTCAAAAGAACGGCTCCAAAGCCGTCGCCGGAGCCGGAGCCGGAGGCATACAACGTATAAAGTGAAACGCACCAAAGTGTAGTAGAAAATCCCGGCGTTATATGCCTAAAGATATCTTCAAAATACGCACATAGAACAATGGCCTTGGTCCGTCCGAACGCAAATGGAAATCTTTTTGAGATCAAAACAGTTCAATCCGGGGCGTTTCGCACGCTTATCGAAGCTCTAAAGGAGATTCTTACAGAGGCGAATCTCGAATTCGACTCACAGGGTATCAAGATCATGGCGGTCGACGAGACTCACACTGTCCTGGTGTACCTGCGTCTAAACTCTGATCGGTTTGAGACCTATCACTGTCCTGCAAAGCATGTTCTTGGAGTGAATATGATCTATTTTTTCAAGCTCATCAAGACAATGGCAAACAATGATTCACTAACGCTTTATCTGCCGGCAAATAATCCAAATAAGCTCGGAATCCGTATGGAGAACTCAGAGAAGTCGACGGTTACGAACTACTTTCTCAAGCTCTTCGATACTGATGTGGAGGATATTCAGATCCCCAGCCTCAACTTCACGAGCATTATCCACATGCCTAGCACGGATCTTCAGAAGATCTGTCGTGATATGAATGCTCTCGGAGAGAAGCTCGATGTTGAAATTACAAGTTCCGGTCAGGATCTAATTTTTAAGTGTATTGGTGATTTTGCAGAGCAGGAAACGATCATATCAGAGAACACTACATCCAATATGAAGGTCCACAAGTCGGCTGGATCGGCTGCGGAAATCGTTCAGGGCATCTTCCAGCTCAAGCACCTTGTTCTATTTACGAAGTGCACGTCTCTATGTCCCTCTATTGAGCTGTATTTGAAGAATGATTACCCTCTCATTCTACGGTACACGGTAGCAAATCTTGGCGAGGTAAAGCTTGTTCTTGCCCCGATGAAGAATAAGCAGAGTGTAAACTAGAGAGTCGCTATCAGAGCGAAGTAGTTGGCGCTAAATTTGAAGCTGAGGTAAATCATAATCTCGTATAAAATGTCGCAGAGTATCTTTGATATTCTCAATCTCAGTAATATCTTTTGGAAGAAGGTGCCTGAACTACCCTCACCGGATCTTCTTGATACCTCAAAGCGCCATTATCTCTGCGTTAAAAATGGGGATCGTACTAGTTGCAATAGGATTTATACAAAGCCTATTGCAAGTGGGACTCATGTAACAATTTCTCAGAAGTGTCCTGAATTCTTTGATAGTGCATCACTTTCCTATAAGCTTGGTACACCTGTAAAGAGGAATTAAAAATATGAACTATTGATAGAATGAATGGTAAGGGTACAAAAAAGGTTAAGTTATCATTAGCAAATAAGGCGATTCTTGCTGGTAAGACGTTAAAGAATGCGCGCTCTGCATTTCATCGCAGACATGTTTCTCCATCAGGCCATTTAGTGTTTCAATCATATCGTAATCGTGTTGCCAGTGCTACTCGCAAAGCTAAAGAAAAAGCAAATAAAAATGCAGAAAATCATATTAAATTAGATAAATCTCTTGGAGCCCTGCGGGTAATTAATAATAAACTTATAAATGCTTTAAAGATATATGATGAAAAACTAGACAAGGGTGAGGTTTCAGATGATATGATTGATTCAGTATCTTTTTTTCTTTTATCAATTCAAGATGCTCTTTCTGAAGGTAATTTAGATCTAAATATAAATGACGATGAAAATCCTGCTGATTATGTTGAAAGACTTACAAGATATATAAAAAGAAACTTAATACACAATTATGATAAAGGAAATACAGGTAAGAAAGTAAAAGAGGCTGTATTTATTTTAAATGTGTTTAGAGATTCTGTTAAAGAACATGAAGAAGCGGCAAAAGAATTAGACTTAGCTGATGTGGAAATGGAATGAAACTCACATCTTCTTATCAACATGCGGAGTGTAAAGAACATCCGAGGCCATAAGTTTTGAATGCAATAGACGAATACCAGTCGGTTTATTGAAGAGAGAACAATCCTTATTCCACAGTTTAATAACATAGAATCCAACCTTTGAAGTGCCGTTTGGACCATTCATGATTTTGGGACTAATACTTATTCCCACAACCGTGTCAGCCGTATCGAGCACTGCCGTGTTTAACATGGCTCCAACAATATAAGATTTGTAATAATCAACGCCGTCTTCTGGGCCACCTCTCAGACTATAAGAACCCCCGCGAATGTTTTGATAATTCTCCCAAAGAGGTGGAACCGGATCACGCATGCAGAAGAACATTCCCCGTTTTAGCTTATCATCGAGTTCCTGAAAGACTGCAAGAATATCTTGGAGTGTACGTATCTTTGCAATCGGCTTAAACGTGTCGATAGACCACCTCTTTTCCTTTGGTGCATGGAAATAGAATGTCCATGTACCAGTGGGCAAGGGATCCGTAATTGAGATAGACATCTGTCTATTTCTCTAGGATTAGATTTGAGTCAAATTTTTAAACCCGCACAAATCTCATGGAATGTTAAATAGTCTAAATTATAGTTAATGACTCTGTATCTGTAAAACTAGCATCATGAGTGTCACCAAGTCCATCAATATATTGTAATTTATGATTCATTGGATTAAAATACATATGATTAAGTGTAGCCCATATCATAATGATTGACGCAAAAGAGGGTTTTGCACCCATTTCAGTTTGAATGAATTGCATACTCTCTATAAAATTCGTAAGATCATAGATAAGATTATTACTCATATCACGAATCTCCAATGAAAGAATAGGAATACTCTGAAGTTTTCCACCAAAAGTATTACTAGGATAAAAGAGAGACTTATCTACATCATAAAATAACTGAGAGGCCTCATTATTTCTATTATTATAGGGTACTGGCTGTAGATAACCCTTATAGAATACAAATATTCTGGGATTATTAAATACCTCATACGATAATTTAAGTCTTTCATAAAAATATGATATCGATTTAGATACTCGAGCACTCAATGTGTACCCCATTATAATGTAAGAATACAATACAGGCAACATTATACTGACTGTATTTTATTATAATATCTTTAGGCATAATGTGACAACGTCTAACAGCTCTTAGTAATTGGTGTTATACTAAAGCTTGGCACAGGTTTGGCCGTAGTTACGGGCGTAGGCTGTGGTAAGGTCACACTGCTCGATGCCGGTAATGAAACTGTACTTGTGGCTGGAGGTGCTACTGCAGTATATGGCCCAGGTAGATTACAGCCTAATTGAGTTGTTTGAACGGGCGCAGATGTGCTCGCTACCCCTGGTGCTACAGTGCCAGATGGGGTCGACGTTGAGGATGCGGTTGATGACATTACAGTAAGTTTTGATTTATTTGCAACTGCAATATAACTGAATGTTAGTGCTAAAATAGGTAGAGCAATAAGTACCCAGCCTACAATTTCATAATTTAGATACCATAGAATTGTAACTAGACCTACTGCAATAAATCCAAATGAACCATGCAGAGCAATACGGCTCGTGTTTTGCTGTATAATATCATTGAATACTATTGCAATAAAAATAGCTGCCGTAAAAACTATTGAATACATTTAACTATTATAATCTTAGATTTTCTTTGGCCTATAGCACATTAGACTACACGCTTGAATAGAAGACGTTGACGTACAGGATCCCAAACACCTACAACAGTATCATCTGGATCACCCTCCTCATTTTCAGCATATACCTGATTTGAAGAGTCACGGTAATAATTTTTCCCCTTGTATTCAAACTGTTCGACTGATTCACCCTCCTCAGCCTCCTCAGCCTCCTCGGCCTCCTCAGCCTCCTCGGCCTCCTCAGCCTCCTCAGCCTCCTCCTCAACCTCTTCCTCAACCTCCTCCTCAACCTCTTCCTCAACCTCCTCCTCAACCTCTTCCTCTTCCTCCTCCTCAACCTCCTCTTCCTCCTCTTCCTCCTCCTCTTCTTCAACCTCTTCGTCAACCTCTTCCTCATCATCAATAATGTTAACATCCACAGTTTCACCCATAGGAATTGTGTGATCTGCTGGAAGATCATTTAGATGAATTTCTAGCCCTGGCATTGCATTTACAGTCCAAATATCAGGTGAAAGCTTTCCAATATGATTTACACGAACCGTTTCAGCACTGTTCTCATTCTTTTTAAATTCAAGATTTGTAAGTCGAACATCAATCGTCTGAATAGCCTCTAGAACCGTCGTCAGTTTCGCTGAAAGACTCTCAATAGGCTCATCATCTGAATGAGTCTTTGCACGATTCATAAGAATTACATCTTCAATCATTGAAAGACGCTCGCGAAGAGTGGTCTCTAGAGAGCGAAACATGTCACGAATCATAATTTCAGATGTCATCCTTTCTTCCTGTATCTATAAGAAAAAATAGCATCAAATTTTAGGTGCTCGGTTATCTTATCATATTTAACCTTTAATTCCCCGTTTTATTTGAATATTCATTACCGAATCAAGTGTACTCTCCTTATCCTTTAGAGGGATTGTACGTTTTAGACGAAGTCCTTCCTCGGCCTTTGTTGTTTTATCCTGGAGATTTCCCGTTAGAGTATTTTTCATACTTGAATCAAAAAAATCAATAGGCTTTGTATCAATAGATCCAAGAATACTTACCATGGGAGGCATGTGCGTATCAACACGCACCTTTCCTTGACGTACAGTGGCTCTATATGATTCAATTGAGAGGGGACCGCCAAAAAGTCTGAGAACTTCGCGCCCAGGCGCAGGAAACATTCTACCATTACCAGTACGATCATAAATACGATGAAGAAGTGCAATTCTTTCCCAACGAACGTGGGGATCAATCGTTTCATGTAGGACATAGGCAAGAGCACATTCAGGACAACAGAAATTCCCGTAGACATTATAAACACCATGTACCTCGCGCTCTGGAATAATACAGGGGGTACCTTGGAATGAATGAGAACACCAAAAACACGCAATTTCAGTTGATTCAGGAAGTTTCTTCATCTTTGAATCCTCCGCAAATGATACCATTAATTGAACCTTTGCAAAACATTGCATCGGGCGATCCTCTTTAACAACCTCGTATACAGCACTTGTATCTTGAGCTTGAACTGCATCATTTACTACAGGTGTATTAATAATTTCCTGATCTCCTGCGAACATATCCATTGATGCTGGATTATACGGTTCAGGATCGATATTATCTTTCGTATCTTTTGTAAAGACCATTTCATTTGTATGAATTGGTATGTGTGCGATTAGGGGTCGTCTAGGCTCCTGTGTAAATGATCCTTCAATACCATTTGGTGTAACAACTGCAACAACCTTAATAGGCTTTTTTGTCTTCTTCTTTACTGGTGGGCCCACGGGAACCTCTGGGACCACGGGGACCTCTGGTACCACAGGGACCACGGGAACCTCTGGGACCTCTGGGACCTCTGTTTGTGTTTTCTTCTTTCGTTGAACCATACTGTAAATAAAACATGCTAAAATGTTTAGGCCAGATCACCACCAAGTACTAGACGTTACCGTTAGAATTTATAATGAATATCATATTTATCAAGAAGTGCCGGTAAACTATGTATTAATGCATCATACATTAAAAGACCCCCAGCAAAAGATATGACAATCTTATCCTCCCATTCTAATCCTATTATTGCAGATGTAACCATTAAATATTCAATGTAAAGTGATAATGATATTTTGAATATAATTTCAGTAAATAAATAAGTTTTCGAATCTATTGATTGTTTTTGTAAAAGAACTAAAAAGAACTGAACTACAATCATTATTTTTAATATTAAAAATAATATGTGGTATATTTTCATTCTATAATATTATATTATATTTTTGGCACTGGGCGGTAGATGGTCTAAGGATTCTTAACCTAAATTTTTAAAAGGGATGGAGCATCTAGGTCTTCCAAAAAGAATTCAGATATTACTTGATACAATGTTAAAGAATCCAAAAGCGCGATCACATCTACTTCTAATTGGACCACCTGGCTCTGGTAAAACAACATCTGCAAAATTTTTTGTAGAGGCTCTTCATGGAAAGGGCGCAAGTTCTACTTTTTTTGGTAGGGCACTATTTCTTAATTCAAGTGATGAGCGTGGCCTAGATGCAGTACGTAGTCGCGTGTATCCATTTATAAGATCATCATTTAGTGCTCTTTTTCCAGATAATTCAGCTCCAAAGGTAATTATATTTGATGAGGCAGAAACACTAACCGATCAGGCACAAATTGCACTAAGGCCACTTTTAGATGAGCCGACTGATAAAGTAATTATAATTTTTCTCTGTAATTCAATTTCTAGAATTCATTCCTCGATCGTCCACAAATTTCTAGTAATTCCATTTGAGGCACCCAAATCTGAAGATTTTAATCATAGAATGTCTCTAATTTTAAAATCACCAAAAGACACTCTTAAAATTACAGGTCTAGATGTTGAATTCAGAAGAGGTGATATTCGTTTTTTTATACTGAATCCAAACCGGTATCAAGACTGCGCCAAACTATGGACTCAACTTTTCACTGCAAATAATTCCCAACTTTATGGGATTTTTGAGTCGACACTACAGAAATGGACGTACCCAGACCTTTCAATGTTCTGTCTCTTTTGTGCGAATTCTATAAATACTCTTAGCAAAGAGGGTCTAATAGAAATGCTTCAAAATAGTGATACTGACTTTATTAAAATGATTAGTTTTAAACAAAGATCAACAATTTTATCAAATTGGTTCATAAAATTTGTTAAACAAAAATTGGAGAGTTGGCCTCCTTCTCCTCCTACTTAAAAATGGACCCAACCACTCTAGAATTTACGCCTCTTAGAATATCGACACTTGTCACTACAGGTCATCTCGGTTCAACTATTAATCTTACGAGTCTCTTTAAGCAAATTAAGACATTGATGATTCCAATTGGCTATCCATCAGAAGGTATTCTTAAAATGGAACATGAGACAAATGTTATTGGCAATTCAGCTCGTGATCTTCTAACAAAGCGTCGAGTTAGTGATAAGACCTTCTTTAATCAAAGTACAATTGTTATTCGAAAGCTTCGTTCAGCTGAGGGTGAATTTAAGGAAGTTAATGTCAAACTATTTGCAAATGGGGGATTCCAAATGACAGGTGTTACGAATGAGGAATTCTCACGTGATGTAATCCAATGGATGATTACACAATTTAATGATCTAGCAGAACGTATAACTGAAGTGCCACTTTCTTTAAAGAAATTCGCAGTTCAGCTACTGAATAGTGACTATAAAGTGAATGCTCTAATCAAGCGATCAGAGCTACATAAGACACTTTGTAGTAAGTATCATCTATCGAGCACTCTTGAGACAACGATCTACCAGGGTGTTAATACCAAATACTATTACAATGAAGCATCTTCCGGTGAAATGGGAATCTGTCATTGTCCTAAGTTTTGTTCCGGTCAAGGAGATGGGACTGCTATTGGTAGTTGTAAAAGAATTACAATCGCCGTATTTCAAACTGGATCAATCATTATTACGGGCGCGCGCATGAAGAAGCAACTTGATGAAGCGTATGACTTCATGAATAATGTAATTCGTATGCATTCTAGAGATATTCTCAAACCGATTGCTTCCGTTGCGTAAAATTAACAAATACGGTTTCCCCGAACTCACCAGATTTTAGAATGTCGGCCCCTCCAACTCAAGATGTGTCACCCTCAGTTCAGCTTCTAGTTCAGGCCGCGAAGCTTGCAATGCAACAGGATAAGCCAATCCAGCTTGACTACTATCTTGATACGTACAATGCTAAGGCGTTTATGGGTGAGGATAAGGAAACGAAGGAGAAAATGCTTGTGAAGTCAAATGAGGAGTTTACAAGTCTCATTCAGAAGGTATACAAGGTAGGTGAGGAGTATATTGTAGTTACGGAGAATAGTCTCTATCTTGTTTCAGGTAAGATCCAGAAGCGCTTTATACAGGCGCCTGCTCTTCGTGAGAGCTATTAATAAATGGCGATACTTGGCAATACTTAGCGATACTACTTATAAAAAAATCATCTTGTTTTTTTTATAAGCAATCTATAGAAATGGTAAAGCGCGGAAAAAGAAATACTCGTAAGAGATCTCGTAAGGGGTCACGCTATTCTCGTAAGCAACGTGGCGGGCAGAATCTAGTTCCTGCATCAGTTTCTGATACTTCAATGCAGGGTCCCTCTGCACTCAGCACGGCGCAGGGCAAGGAGTATGATGCTATACACGCCGAACAGCATGGTGGTGGTGGCCCTCTTTTACACGGTGCTCCGGTAGGAACAACGGGTGTTCTTGATGCAAATCTTCGCGATACAGCTCGTTTAACTGACATTGATCGGTCCGTGGGAGCTATTCAAGGTATGAGTGACCAGTCCGGCGGGGCGCGTCGCCGTTCTAAGCGCTCTAAGCGCTCTAAGCGTTCTAAGGGCTCTAAGCGCCGTGTAACCCGCGGTGGTGCCTATGGTACTGCGCCTTTTGGATCTGCTGCGGCTGACTATACACCTCAAAATCACACAAAGGGTGGCGGGCAGGCTGGTGGAGCGATGCCCGCTTTAGAGCCCTCTGACTACAGTGCGCCGACACACCTTCTTTCACCAGGTGCCGAGGCTGCTGCGCTCAAGCAGATGAATACGGTTGAGTGGCAGAGAGCGGCTGATCCGACATCTTATGCACCTAAAATGTCGGGTGGCGGTGATTTCACACCCCAGGAAGTAGCGGTACTTAAACGTGCGGTAGAACAGTTTGCTAAACGGGAGGGACGTGAAGGACGCGGGCGGGGCGCGGGCGCATCTGTATCCGCGACTGCTCCGCCCTCGCGCCCCGCCCCGCTCGCCGCGCCCCCTCTCACGCCCCTCTCCCCGTCCGCCCCCACGTCTGCGCCCGAACCCGCGGCCGCGCCCGCGCCCGTGTCCGCGACTGATACACTCGCATCACAGACTGGTGGTGGACCTTTAACATTCGAACAGAAGCAGGAAGTAAGAAGACTAATTAAACAGAGCATAAGACCTAATGCTTGGACTAGATCAATTAACATGTCGACTCCTCCATCGCGCTCTTCTACACCGTCGACACGCCACTAAGCAAACATCTCTCTCAACACTGATGCGCCCTTCTTAAGACGCTCCCTATCATCTGCAGTGACATCAACTGACACTGTTACCTGAAGATTGCCTCGTTGTGCTGTACCACGTCGAGGCATTCCCTCTCCCACCACAGTTACTACATCACCACGCATTACTCCAGCAGGAATCGCTACAGTAAGACCCGTAGGATGTGCTGGATGCCCCTGAACCATGTATTCGGTTCCTAGTAGCGCCGATGCCAGATTGATACTAACAACTGTTGAAAGATCATCTCCTAGACGTGTTAGCGTGAGATTATCATCATTTTCTTGGAGAACGATATGCACGTCACTCGGCTCCTCGTACTCATGCTGATCTGATGATTCATTGCGAAATTCAATAATATCACCAGCCTTCATACCAGGTTCGATTGTGATTGATAGCATCTTCTCCTGTGTCTTGAACTTCATTCCGCGACAGGTGTTACAGGGGCCATTTTGCTTTCGACCCTCTCCAGAACAGCCACCACATGGGCCACGCTGAACTGCCTGCATGCCTGGTCCAAACATAATACGCTGTTCGTGCACGCCAGATCCATTACACTGCCCGCACTGTGAAAAACTGGTAGCACCAACACCCTTACAGTCGTCACAAAACTTCTGACGCTTGAACTTCATCTGGCTCGTCTTTCCAAAGAAGAGATCGTGGAGAGTGAGGCCGACTTCAAGTACCTTTGGTGGTCCCTTATGGCGCTTCTGTTGATGTTGCTGAGGGACTCCACCCATGCCAAAGGGTATACCCATACCGCCAAAAGGCATACCTCCTCCGAACATACCACTAAACATACTTCCCATATCGAAAGGAACACCGTGTCCTTGATTATTTTGCTCTGAACCAGGAATCTGTCCTGTCTGATCGTAGAAAGCGCGCTTTTGATCATCTGATAGAACTTCATAGGCTTCCTGAATTTTATTAAATCGCTCTTCACTTCCACCCTTATCTGGATGCTCTGTCTTTGATAACTTGAGATAAGCTCTACGAATGTCTTGTGAATCTGCACCTTGCTGGAGACCTAAGTGTCCGTACAGTGACATTCTTCTTTTTTAAAGATAGTTGGATTCTTTTAGACCAAGTGAGCTTTTTAGAAAAAAGCTCGGCAAAAAAGTGAGCTTTTTTGAAAAAAGCTCGGCAAAAAACTGTACTTTTTTCTAAAAACCTCTTTTTGTCGCACTTTTTTCTAAAAAGTGCATTTTTCTAAAAACCTCTTTTTGTCGCACTTTTTTCTAAAAAGTGCAGTTGACTCTAGGCACTCTTTTAAATTCTAAAGGTGAAGGAAACAACGGAACACATGCATTTTTTGATATATCACACAGACCTGATAAACAAGCATCGTGCGTACGACAATAGCCACTAGAAATACTATTTTTAGATATACATTCGTTTTCCATACTATTACTGCCAATCATATAACATACTTCTCCCGCATTGCATTTTGAATTATTAGCAATACCATTTACAACACATTTTTCCTTAAATCCCTCTAAGTATTCGAGCTTATATCTGTATAAAACAATAAAGCTTATTACTATGAAATATAGTGCCAATAGGTATTTCATCTAACTATCACCAAGTACTTAAATTTCTTTTACAATCTCTAAATAATGATATCTGCCACAGGCTATTGGAATCTTGATGGCTCTAAATTTGATAAAGAACATGTTTATGATCCGACCCTTTCACAGGCTCTTATTGTCTTAGCAAAATCCAAAAATATAAGTAAAACTTATGATTTTGGCTGTGGCCATGGTCTCTACACCGCTGATTTTATTTCAGCAAATATTGCATGCAAAGGGTTCGATGGTAATCCAATTACAGCAACTTTGCCTGATTGTCAAGTGAGAGATCTTACAGATTCATGGCAAGAACCTCCAGTTGATTTTCTTCTATGTCTCGAGGTATGCGAACATGTTCCAAAAGAATATGAGACAGCCCTTCTTAATACTCTTGTTCGTCATGTAAATCCGGGTGGGACGCTAGTTATATCATGGGCGGTACCAGGGCAAGGAGGGTTAGGCCATGTAAACTGTAAAACAAATAAGGATGTTATAGATAAAATGGAGAGTCTTGGATTTGTCTATAATAAAGAGGAATCTGAATTTCTCCGAAAGTCTTCAAAGGAACCGTGGTTTAAGAATACGATTTTGTGCTTTTGCGCTTTTTAGAAAAAAGCACACCAAAAAACGCAAAAGTACCTAGTTTTTTGGCGCGCTTTTTTCTAAAAAGTGCAAAAAGCGCAAGGTTTAAACTAGTTCAAAATCATATAAACAGGTATGTTTAAAACAAGTCTTATATGTCAAGATGAATCAGTTAATTTATTAAACAAGGTTCTAGATGATCCCCCACATCTTTTTTTCTCTGGCGGATACGGCTCAGGAAAAACTACAATTCTTCATGAATTTCTAGCAGCCTACTTCAAAAATAAGAACATGGTTCCAACAAAGGATATGATTCTATGGCTATCTTCAGAGCAAGACCGTGGAATTCACTGTGTTCGACAGTCAGTTGCTGAATTTGTTAGACATACATCTGCAACTCCAGGAATTTACAGATGGATTATAGTTGATGATGCAGATTCATTACCTATAATTTCACAGCAGGCTCTCCGTAGACCAATGGAAACTCATTCGCATACTACAAGATTCCTATTTTGTAGTCGTCATGTAGGTGATCTAATTCAACCTCTTCGTTCTCGTTGTATGCATTTAGAATTGGAAACAATTTCACCAATCTATCTAGTCAGCCATTTTCTAAAGGAACAGGGTTACACAAATATAACACTATCAAGAGAAGCTATCTCAGTCTTCCTGTCAATCGCACAGACACCAACGCAAATTCGTAATATCACACGAATTCTAGGAAATAAATTCGCAGAAAAAGCCCCTTATGAGCTAAATGAGCGCGATATTATTGACAACTTTTCCGCTCCATCATTTTCTCTTTGTTTAAATCTTCTAAAAGCATATGTGAGTAATAAGGATACTGAGCTTATTCCAATTTTCATTGATCTTTGGACTACTGGAATTAGTTATGAAGATTTTTTGCATGAACTCGACTCCTCTTTACATATGATTGGAATTATTCCAGCATCTGTATCTCAAAGGATTCATCAACTTCTCCTACGTGGATGGATATATTTCGCACAAGGAAAAACACACACTCTTGATATGATGAGATTATTTCTCGAAACCTAATATAATAATACATGTTAGGAAAATGTCTAAACCAATTAAAATATTTCGAAAGGAACCATCCCGTGAATTTACAGAAGATATACTTATTCATATGGGATTTATAGGATTTCATGATCTTCGATGGTTTGCACGAAATGAAATTCGCACATCAAATCTTGAGGAATGGCTCCCAATTTTAGAGTCATACTATTTGCCATGTAAGGCCGAAAGATTCATACATAATTGGACTGCAGGTTCCATTATTACAGTACTTAGGCATATTCTTCATTCTCACGGTTATCACCTTCAGAAGGAAGAAAGACTTTATAATGGTCGTAAAACATTTTTATATCAGATTCAGTCACAAACTGCTTTTACTGATCTAAGTGGTGCATCATTAGAAGTAACCTTTAATTAATTCAGTAGTTGCCTCTAAATAAATAACTGACAACCAGATCACTTTCTAGGATCTGATTCTCACTCATTTTTAAGAACCATCCAAACGCTTCCCGTTCGAGTATCTCTGGATATGGTATAGGGACATACACGCCATTCTTAGGTATATTAAATGGTAAAACCCCATCTGTACCTGATGCTAGGAGATCCTCTATTTCAATCCTTCTACGATTTCCTCCCTTTCTAGAAATTTCAGGAAGGCGAAGAACTGTAACATCCGTCTGAAAATTATTAATTGCATCTATCGCATCGGCTAACTCGTCATGTCTAAACTCTGCCCCACCAGAGCGCCACTCTAACCGGCGACGTACCTTGGCCTCCCAATCAATAAAAACAGGATGCTCGGGATTTGGCGACCACACTACATCAAGTGCAGGAGAATCATTTGTCTTTGCATACGTTTCATCTGGGTTTGTACCAAAAAATACAACCTTATCTTTTGGTACCTTAGGAAGAGGGTTGAGCCATATTGTCGCAGGAGATACCCATAGACCTCCCCACTTCTTTAGAACTGCCGCCCGAATCCAATTGAGTTCTGGCGCACGAACAATTGCAGCAGGGTTTTGAAGGGGCGTTGGGAGAGATTCCCAACCTCCAAGACGTAAAGCTAGATCCTCTAATCCACCAATAACCTCGAATCTAAACTGACCCTTTAGCTTTTTAACAATACTTTCATAACATAGATTGAGAAATGGAAGATTAATGGCTTGATGTGATGAACGTGACATGAAATCAGACCAATTACGACTATTTATATCACTCGTGTTTACGAACACCCATACAACTGGCATATCCTTTCCGCGTTCCAATAAATTTTTATCTTGAAATGGATTAATATCACGATATTGATCCACTATTAGCCAGCCAGTAGTTACTGCAACTAATGCAACTATTATGCCCGGAACTATAAACTCTTTTTTTAGCATACCTGATGCTTCCTACCGTGGAGGACTTTTTTCTATATCGTCTAACACCTTTAGTTCCTATTCTTTTTATGTACGCTAGGTCCCTCCGTCAATACAAGCTGTTTCATTCTAGCAAAATAACTATCCGCCATAGTCATTTCTTGCGCGGCTCGAACAGCCCTCTCTTTTTCTTTCTTGGCCTGAAATGCCTCGGCTTCCTGAATGGCCTGCATCTCTCTATCAGATAATGGCTCAGGTGCCTTCTTTCTTGCACCAGCATACGTATCAAAATTTCTGTTTTCAACAGCTACATTTGATACCTGGTGTGTAAAGGCACTTTCAGTAGTATATGCATTTCTAAGATCCGTATATTTCATCTGCGCATTTGCTGGAGCAGTATAATCACCTGTAGCTCCCCGTCCCAACTCAACACCCTGTGTAGGTGCAAGTGTCATTGCTTGTGGAACAACTACTGAAACGGCAGTTGAATTACGACTGCGTATTTCATCATTAAATGTCTGATTAAAAACATCCCTATTGAACTTTCCACCAAAATTGGGGCCGGATTTCGTCTCACCCTCTTTTTTGAGCCAATCACCATATCCCTCATCATCTGGGTCCGGGATTCGTGTTTGTTCGAACATTTGATTAAAAACATTCATATCCAACTTTTGTGGATTTAGTCGAATTGGTTCCACCATCGCCCAATCCTTTGAATCATGTTGTCTTGAATCTTTTAGAATAGTTGGAGCTTCTACAACACCTGCAGTGCTACGACCACCGTTTATCCGTTTAAGAATTTCTGTTAGATATGCATAAGAACGTGTAACCGCCTCGAACTCCTTCTCAGAACCACCCTTGTCGGGGTGTGATCTGAGAGCGGCCTTTTTATATGCGCCACGTAGGGTATCTTCTGTAAGAGCAACCTCCTCTTCGAGTCCAAGTACAAGAAGACAATTCTGAAAATAGCTTAGTGCCTTTTCATTACTGCGCCCCTTTGTAACCTTTTCAGCCGGTGTTGATGTACTTGCCTTCATTGTGACTATGGTATTTTTAGTAGCTGATGACGTTGCAGTCGCAGTCGTAGTGGTAGTCGGCATAGAAAGAGGTGCTATTCCCCGTTCTTGCAACTCTTTCAATGTCTGCTCGCCAGGAAGAAGAGGAGGGCTCTCTCGGGAATTCACACGTGCCATGTAGTTCAGAAGATGGGAATATATTCCTGCATTTTTTGCTGATTGTATATACTCTGTTCCGGCAAGAAGTGTTTGTATCATGTGGGCTCGTGTCTGTGGACTCGATATATGCAGAAGCTTTTGGTATATTCTAATATGTGACGGATCGAACTTATCAGACGACTGAGAATTACCCATTCGTCTGAATACCTCTTTTTAAATCATAAAATATGTGAAATTAATATACGAGATGGTGTGGCTAGAATCTGTTTCAAGTGCATCAGTTTGTTATTGGTTTTATATAATGTTTGTAGTAAATTGTGTTGTTGCTCTCATTATGGTTGTTCGTATAATTGTTCTAATTGCCTACACACGCCCAGGGCTACTTATAGGATCTGCTAGCTTTTTCATAACACTTTTAGCAGTTGTTGTACCGATTATTAATGGCGCGTTCTTTTACACTCTGTGCGATAGATCAATTGGATCTGGGGTAGATCCCAATAAATTCATATACGGCTACTAGACGTTACTTGACTCTAATTATTGATCTAAGACGTGCAATATTCATAATTGGAATGCGAGGAGGACACTCCCACATCCACCGCTTACCAAGTGATATAAATCCAAAGGTTCTAGGCCAAAACGCAGGAACCTTTTCTGGAAGTGTCTTTAGATCCGAATTTCTGATAAGCCCCCAACTCTCAAGTGGAAGAACGAGTGATAACTGTTCTTGCGGTTGAAGAGGATTTCCCAATTGAACTGGTGGCGATGGAAGATTTGATTGGTCCTTTACATACTCTAGAAGATCCGACCAAAGTGGAGGATACGTCCAGGCATACATCCACTCTTGTGAAAGAAGAGACGGTGCCCGCTGACCTGTATAGTAATCAATAATCCACTGAAGCCCCATACAATACTCTCTACATCTAACTGTAACATCGGCCTCTGACACCAGAGATGAAGTTTCATTATAGTATTGCATCTTCCATCCATCTAGAAGTACCTCCTTGTTCCATAGGCGATCTTCATCAGCCCATTCAATTGGCAAATTTTGAATAGGAAGAAGTTTCCATTCATTATCATTTTTCGGTGTTGGCCCCCGCATCTTATACTTTTGCTTAAAACTTGCTACAATATCATCTGATTCTGTTTTAGTCCATCCCGATAGAATTCTTTCAAGTGCAACCTTATTCCAAATATAAATCCCATTTTCCTGAATAAGAAGTGTAAGATTCTCTGTATGAAGATCATTCAGCGCCTGTTCTAGACGATCATGGCCGTGCTCACGAATATGAATACCAAGACTATGTGGGACGAAATCATTACCCAAAAGACACATTCCAGCTACGTAATCATAAAGATACTTGTCCCTTGTAGCAACATTTGGAAAAAGTATCTCCACAAGTTTGGATACATTGAGAGTGAGAAATTTAGATGCTGTTGCTGACGCTCCAAACTTTCCAAATTCCTGTTTTTCCCGCAGAATCGTCCACTGGGCCTCTGCAGATAAACCTGTACCTGCATGAAACATTGATAGAACAATCAGATCTGCATCTAGACCATAAACAAATATGTTCTTATCTTGAAACCATCCAGCTGGCCTCCCACGAATCCATGTCATTAGCTTCTGCTCGCCTTCACCGGCCTCTTCTGCCCCACTAAGAATCCAACCACGCCTAGTGCAAAGTTTAGTCAACTCAACAGACAGCTTTTCCATAAATGCTGTACCTGGCGTAATACTATTTGTATCCCAGACATCCTCAGTGTCTTTCTTAATACCAAGAGCCCGCTCTTGTCCGGTCATCCATACACTCTTAAAACGCCGAATACGTTGCTGCCGAATTTTAGCCATAGGAACAACGCCATCTACGGCAAGATACACTTCTACTGGCTTACCTGCACTAGCCCAAATATCCAAAACATAGTCGCATATATGCTTCAATAGTAAAGCTTCCCATTCCATACGGCTATCAAATGAGTACATCGGCATTGTTGGAGCACGTACACAGGCGTATATTAAACAATTAAAATCAACAAGAAGAACTGATGCCCTTGTATCAGTTCCTACCGGTTTCAAAAGATATTTATATCTGTCTAAAATGTGTTTAAAATACGATGGAATACCCATTATACTATCTATACTAAACAGGATGGAACGTTTCGTTCAATTTTTTACACATCATTTAAATCCACTACCTGTAATGGGTGAAATGATGCGTATTTTCCCCGATGCACTCATATGGGGAATCGGATTTTTAGCACTTTTAACTGCATCATTTCCTTTTGGGGTGTTTTTTGTATCTTTATTTGAAAGTTTAGCAATCTATTATGGACTACAGTCATTTAATAACTGGATCGGTCTATTTACAGATAGTATTACCAGAGAATCTGCAAATCTAAAGTGTAGAACTGGATTTGCAAGTATTACAATACAATCTCTTTCCCTCTTTGGATCTGAACGGACACTTGCCTTTCCGTCAGCACCTGTATATATTCTATCAGTTGCTGTATCCTATATACTATCCATGCTAATCACATTTAAGAATAATCTACAGGTGCTTGGTACAGATTTTGTATCCCGACTATATTTATCTGCGATAGGCCTATTAAGTACCCTGTTTCTTCTTATGGCATATCGTTCCCTATACAAATGTGATACCCTTGTTGTAATAATACTAAGTTTACTTTCAGGATTAGTTGTTGGAGCAGTCATACTACAGCAAAATAAACTCCTTTTTGGCTCCGATGGAATTAATATGCTAGGTATACCGCTTCTATATAATGGCACAGCTGACGGTAGCCCAATGTATGTTTGTAACCGGCCGGCACCCTCAGTCTAACACATTATTTTAGTACTAAACGATAGGTATGAGCGTATTAGATACACTCAAGAGATCGCTTATAATGTTTTTCATAGGTTTACCATTAATTATAATAAATGTTATACTATTTCTAGGACTCGGTCTGGGAAATGCCGGTCTCTTATTTCTTTCGGCAGGTCAAATATTTCTAGTACCAGTTGCTGTCATGGTTTGCCATCTTCTTACATCATTACTACCACACAACTATTTTGAAGTCTCTTATGATGGTATATCTCAACTTGTCCCAAGTGATCCCATAGCATTTGCGTCAAGCCAGATAAATGTATCGCCGAGTTACTGGATGGCACATTTTACATTTTTTTGCAGTTATCTTGTATCAAATGCATACGCCATTTATAAGCTTAAGCCCGTATCAGATGACCCCTCATACACTGTAAAAGTACAAAATCGCATGACACGTGCTACTATAATTATGTCATTTATAGTAGTGTTATTTGTAACTCTCAGTATAATACGTTACAGATACACAAATACAGAGCGCGTTGCTGGATTGGTAATTGCCACAGGAGTATTTGGAGCTCTTGGGTACGCTTGGTTTATCGCTTCAAACAGTCTAGGCATTCGTACTATGGATATCTTTGGAGTCGCACAACAGATGTTAATTACCCGGAATCCAAGCACTCCAACGGCATGTGTAACCTCTACCGCCTAGCGTCAAGTACTAGACATTAGCTAGTCGAACGCAAAAGTGATAAACATTTTATAAAATTATGATACGCTACAGGTGCTAATAAAGAGTGTAACATTGCCTTTTTAAAGTCATTGCTACAGTTTTCAATATTCGTTCTCAGAAGAAGTTCATTCATTGTTCCGTACATTTCTGGTAATTTCTCAATTGGTGGACCAACTATACCATTTTCCCTATTTACACTTTCATGAAGTCCCCAAACCCATTCACGCGCCCTTTCTCTTAGAAAATGACCCCTATATTTCATGAAAGCATCAATAGGATGTGATATTCTCCATTCTTTATAATGAGATCTACAGCGTGCACATGGTATTGTTAATTCCACACTCTTTAAAAAATTCACCCAAGAACGACATTGATCCGTAGAGAGTATTTCATTTGTTTGGTTACCCAGTCTTTCAGTATATGTATGAAGTATGAACCAGAGAGCTGGTCCCCAAACTTTTGGAGAAGACATTCTATTATTCTAATTAAAATTGATCCGATTTTGATAACGCACATTACTACACATGGATCTTGGCATACCTATTAATAAAGTAATCCATGAAGCAATTGAAATTGCAGTACAGACGCAATTACGATCTCTAATAAGAGATATTTCTACAACATTAGGAAAAGACTCTGCTCCTCTGTTAAAAACAATAGCCTCTAAAACAGTATCATACTACAGTTATTCGGAACAAGATGATGATGCAATTGATTTATCAGAAAGAAAGTGTCCCCACTATAAATATATAAATGATTCATACATTACTAAGTGTAATGAGCCAATTGTTTGGGGTAAAAACATGCCAAACGCATGTATAAAGCATTTGTTTAAACCGTTTCAAACAAATGTAAAACTCCCAGTTCTCCATTTGCTTAATGATATGTATATTGATATGATTAATGGATACGTCTATAATTTAGAACAAAAACTGATTGGTAGGTACAATAATAATAGAGTATTATTGTTTGATGTGATCTAAGGCAAGTAACCAGTAAAAATTTGAATTTATTCATTATTTTATTATTACACTAAAATGGATAATCTAATTTTGCAATCAAACATTGAATCAACTGGTCTTTATTCATTTACTCTAGAGCAATACATAGGTTCTTCGAACTGGTATTTACTACCCGATTTATCGAATAGTAATATTGAGTATTTTAGAACTTGTGTCTATGGATTTGCTAATATTTATCGTAAACTCACAATCGATCGAGGTCATGTAAATATTTATTCAATTGTTCCTATACTAATTATGAGTGAAGAACGTGCAAATGAATTGGAGGCACAGATTTATAAAAATCAAATATTTCGATGGAAAATGAAACGATTAATTCATAAATGGAGGCTTTCAAAATTCAAGCAAATAAATGTAGATGATATCCATACTGGAGAGCCTCCAAAGAAACTTGTTTGTCTTTACGATTGGAATCAGCGCTCTAAATATGTTTTTGAGGCGAATACTATCTATCGTGATCTTTGCGAAAGACTTTTCACATCAGATGGTCTCTTTATAAATACTCAGTATCCGAGGAATTTCTTCACGAACACTCCACTGTCAATAGGACAATTACACTTTATTATAGAGGATCTTCGTAAATATGGATTTTCGCACTGGGCGCTTCAAGGACTACAGTCGTGCAATTATGCTTTAAATTATTTTAAGAGAATTTATAAACAGTCTATTCACATTGAAGTTCTTAAACGTTGTTTTGCAACTTGCACTAGCCAAGAGTGTGTTGATTTAGTAACTGATTTCGTAGAACTCGAACATGAATACCATGATAAAGAATGCATTCAGACTGCAGTTCTCTTATGGTACATCAAGACATATTATGAATGCCCTCTAGTACAGGCGTGGCGAAAACTATGTTTTAAATACTATAAATACGCGTATATGAATCCTGATTTCAACTATACTGATACGATTCATATGTTAAGTAGAGAGATTATGAAAACAGATCATGTAATTATGTATCAAAAATATATTGAGGTACTTGGTGGGAACCTCTAAGGAGTGTAAATAAACTTACCAGGTAGAGTAGATAGACTACACTCTGTTGAACCATCGACCTTGTAAAGAATTCTCCAATACGTATTCTCTGTATCAAATATCCCATTTGTGAAATAATTATGTACTGTATTGACAAGTCTATCACAATCCACATTATTTGGTACACTTCTATTTTTGATAAATTCCTTGAGATCATCAAGACTGCAAACCATATCAATCAAACAATAGACCACTGTACCATTATTAAGTTCGTATCCAAAGGCAGTATAACCCTGCATTTATACTTTAAAAAATATACTGTTGCGTTCAAATTTAGCAACCGCCAAGTGCTTGGCACACCACAAGACGCTTTACTGATCTAATATCCAAGCCTTCAACACGCTTCGAAAGATCCAAATCCTCATAAGCAGTATGAATTAAACTACTAAGATCAGTTCCATTATGAAATCGTTCTGTCAAATATGTAATAGCAAGTTCAATACCGTTCCAAAAGCCCTTTGATGGAATTTGCTGAAACCAGCGCGCAAATGTCTGGGCGCGTAATACATCCACATTTTTTTCAGGCGGAACCATGCCACTGCCATGTGATTTCATTCGATCAATTGACGACCACTCATCTGGAATATCTGATGTGAAATAGGTATCAAAGAACTCTTCACGCGCATCGTCAGACGCCCAGTCTAGTTCATCCCAGAACTGACTACATTTAAGAGCCCGCTCTAATCCTCCCTTCAGCTCGTATTCAGTTGACTTAGTTGTAGGCATATTTCCACGCGCAGTAAACCAATGGAGACAGTCGACTGGAATTGAATAGGCGCGTGCGGATCGCATAGGACCTTTCCAGTCTTGAATACAGTCGACAAGTTCTCCAATCATTTCCTCTCGGTCTTTTACAACAGGTCTAGATAGTGATCCTACAATTGTAAGAGCCAATGCACGCACCGGCCAAATCCACTCAGACTTCCAAAGAGATGTCTTATCATAATTTGAAAGTTTATCTATTACATCGCTGTAGTCTTTTGCTAGTTCTTTAAGAATGAACCAGCCGTCGTTGGGCCACAGACTCCAAGCAAGCTCAAGTTTTCCCTGTTTAACTGCAATTGCAAATGTCTTTGATACTCCAATAATACGAAGATTCGGTGGAAGTACAACAAATCCTACACGATCTGTGGGAACTCTGGAAAGCCCTACGAGGAGAAGTGCAAACACAGTAGAATCGTTTCGCTTATTTACTGTCGCACGCCCAAGAGAGACAACTAGTAAATAAATAGCATCTTCATCAACTGATTCAAGATCGGCAGTAATCTCACAGAACCAGGTGTACCATGAAAGATGTGCTGAACCGAAGAAATTCATCCAGAGCCAAAAGAGCGCCTGTAGAAGTTCGCACGTCATGTTCGAATGAACCATCTCGTGCGCCCAAAAGAGAGATTCCTTGAGTCGACCCTTTAAAACACAATACTGGAGGGCGGACAACACTTCATCTTCGCGATAAAGATTGCGTGTAAGTGGCATTGCAGGTTAACTATCTGATCTTCTAAGATAACCGTCAATTTTAGTAACGTGTTACACCAAGTACTTAAATTAAGTACTTGGCCATATCAAAGTATCATTATTAAATGGTGTCCTACAGATGAAATTATATGTAAAAGTGCATGATAGAGTTCAGCAATTTCTGTATCGGTATTAAAACAATAGGATTTTGTCAAGTATCCGTAACAGTACAAAAATACGACCGCTAAAAATGTAATTGGTACGTAGAATTTTAAACTGGATCTGCTATTACTTTTTTGCCAGAATAAATATCCACCATAGAATACCACACCTAGAATTGGTATCTTATCGAGAAGATTTGTATACGTATTATTTTCTGTGTGAACTATAAGAGATGTAATAAAAAGAGTAGTAAAAAGTCTAAGATAGATAGGATTATTATACCATAACGCCGTAACACAATTTGTTAAAAATACAAATGATGAAAAAAAACATGTGGAGGTTCGTTCAATTTGTTTGAGTTCTTTAAAAAGACTGTTCGGAAATTTGCGTCTATAAATCATTTATATTATATAGATTATAGAAAAATGGAAAATTCTAACAGCGCAGATTTAATTGTACGTAATCTCTGGCTTGGAAATATCGTAGCATCGCAAGATGAGGAATTTCTTAAACAAAACAAGATTCAAGCCGTTTTTAATTGCACGAAAAATATACCCTTTGTAAACTCCGTCCCGAGAAAGTATCGTTTGGCTGTTGATGATAATCTACAGGAGGAAGAAATACGTAATATGGAACACTGGTCGATGGAAGCTGTTTATAAACTCACACAGGAAGTTCGGAACGGTCCTGTGTTAGTTCATTGTCATGCGGGGATGCAACGGTCTGCTGCCCTTGTAGCAATGTATTTAATTGCAAACTATAAACTTAAATCGGATGATGCGATTGAAAAAATAAAGGCAAAACGGCCGATTGCTTTTACACCTGCTCCGAATTTTATACGGTCTATAAAAGGATTCGAACAAACATTTGATAAGATGATACGGCCGAGATTAGATTAAAATCACTTTGGCAGAGCACCATAATGTGTTACATAACTCCCCTGTTTTTTGATATATCTACACGTTGATCTCCGTTTTATGTTCTCATTTCTTTTAATATTTTTCGGCTTTTGCGGTTTTTGAAACTTTTTCATACGTATTGTTGTTGCTCTCATTAATTTCGCGAACTGTATTCCCACCTTAAAACGCTCCTCAACCTCTTCTAAACTAGTCTTTTTAATAAGATCTAAAATTTTTTTAGTTTGAATATCTTCGATCTCTTTCTTCTTTTCTTCTGTGGCCTCTTTTGCCGTCTTTTTACATACATCTGAATAACCAGCTTCAGTCTCTTTTATTGATATTTTTGCCATTTCTCTCGCTCGTTTTTCATTAGAGGGCATTCTAATAGAAGTTAATATTTAATCTATCTGTAGTATATAACAATGGAAAGTGGTCTTACTATGGTCTTACACTCTGCAGTAATCGGTATCTTATTATATGTTTTCATGGTATTTGGACTAGGGCAACAAAAGAATGTCGCTGAAAACAGAAGCATCATAATAGCATCATGTGTCTTAATATATATGATCCTATTCGGTCACGGACTACCGGTTAAATTGAATAAAAATATTTAACGTGTTTTGTCCTATAACAGAGGTGCAAATTTTGGCCCCAATGCTAAAAGCATCATATCTTTTGTGACCTTTTCTGGCACTTTTTTAGATTTTAGTGTCTTTCCCCTTTTTCCAACAGAGTAGGGCCAAATAAAAACCTTCTCATTCTTAAATGTTTCTTTAAACATTTTTTCAAGTTCAGCATCGGGAGTTTTTCCGAACACCCAGGCATCTTTACAGACTTGCTCTTTATAGCCTGCCTTTAAACATTTTCGTACAAATTTAATTATAGATGACTGTTTCATTCTATTATTAGAGTTTTTCTAAATCAATCAGCACTGGGTTTTATTCGTAAAATAGCATCTTTACGGTAGTCTGTTATTTGGCTTCCCTGCACGAAACGAGCCCGCCGAGGTCCCAGACCATTGCAAACTAGCATAATTGACTGTGGGATACCATTTGCCTTGCTCCAGACCTTTGTGTATTCAAGATACGTATGACAATGACCGAAGGCCCAAGTAACAATTGGCGCCCGTAGTAATAATTCTGTTTCTGCAAAAACAGGTGATGTGTTTGGATCCATCTCTCCTGTCTCATCCTGAACCCAACTAACTGGTCCAAAATGTGTTAAAATTAAAAATGGATTGGTGTACTGTTTTATTATAGACTGTATCCAATCTAGATCACCTCGATGTAAATCGCGAAAAACACGTTTTTCTTTAGGGTCAAAGGTCCAAAACGGACACCCAAGAATAATGAGCCCATCATCCGTGTAAAAACTATCACGAAACATTACATTAACATTTTTATAGGGGGCAACTAGAATTTTTAAAAGTCTAACACACTCTTCTGGCTTCAGAAAGTCATCATCGCACTCTGCTTTTCCTGGTACATAGAGTACCATTTCCCAGTTTTTCGAACACCACTCTATAAACGCCTTTAAATTTGCATTATTTACTGGTGCAATATCACCGAGAAGCGCAAGGCATGGTGCTATACCCACATCAAGCATTGTTTCAAATGTCTGTTTGGGTCGAGACTCTAAATGTAAATCGGAGGCTATTTGTATTCTCATTTATCTTTTCATGAGAGAAAAGTATCACCAGTAACACGCTCCTTCAACCGTATTAGCATTTGGAGGACGCTCGGATTCTACCGGCCAGACCCAGTCATTATTCCAGAAACGTGAAATTACATCGTGATTTTGCCAGCGTTTTCCACGAATTCCAAAAAGGACCTGCACTGCTCCCCCCAGTAAAATAACACTGAGACCCTTTTTACGTAAACGGCCTGCAACATTCATTCCTATCGCCCCACAGCCTATAATAACATGAGTTGCTCCAGTTTTGAGAACCTCTGTAACAAGATGATCTACTGCCATTTCCCATGAGGTTATACCTATAGAAAGCCATCCAGTTTCATGATCTCCAGATACGTTTGGAGGAAAATAACTCTTAATAAGGTGCCAACGAGCAGGTGGTAGAATTGTCTCAGGTGCCTCCACACTAGACCAAATCTTTAGAGGATCTATACGATCAAGTTGATTCTGTATTGTCTTCGTGAAACTTGTTACAACTGCCACATCTTTGTCGGCAAGAGTTGCAGTCCAGCGTAGATCCGGTTCTACGTAATAGGGCTCTAAACATCTAAGTGGCATTGTAAATGCTGATGGTGTAATCGCTTTAATAAATGCACTTTCAATTGCTTCTAATGGTTTGAACCATCCTGCTGATATGCCATCCATTTGAGAGAGTGCTGCATGATAATCTTTACACCAATTATTCAGTGATTCATTTGTAAGGGGCCAGACTCCGAAATTTTGGTTTAGTCTTAAAAGCATAGAAGGGGGCCATGGTAAATGTGTATTTAAATTTTTAAACCAAAAATTAAATACGGAAATTTCACTACTCCCATTTCTACCAATTAAAAATGGTCTATTACTGTTAAAACACTGCAGTATTTTTTCTGCACCCTCATCTATTTTTTCCTGTGTTGCCATTATTTATAGTAGGATAACACTACCTTAGACCTCTTATTGGAGGCTTCAGTACTAGACGTTACCGCCAAGTGCTAGCGCCAAGGATTCCAAGAACGACCATCCGTTCCTCGTGGACGAGAGGCGCCTCCCAGTTGATATCCACCATCTGATACAATTTGAGGCGGGAGCATTTGTGAATCAGATGGTTCTTCTGCTGGTGCTGGTCCTGGTGCTGGTGACGGTGCTGGCGCTGGAGCTGGCGCTGGACCTACATTATCAAGAGCCTCTTCAAAATCAATCGCAACTTCGTCACCTTGCATTAGAACAAGTGGTGTTGGTTCTAGACCTACTACATCAACATTTACTGTAAATCCGCCAAAGGTATGAAGAGGAACTGGTATTGTTGTACCAATTTGAAGAATTCCAATCGTAGTAAGAGCACGTTCAAGTTCTTCTTTTGCATCTGCATTGAAGAACACAGAGTCATGTGGACGCAGAACAATTCGTGTAGCTTCTGGAAAATGATCCGAATCTAGCCATTCTATAAGAACATTTTCACCAGAACCCTCGATCCCTAAAACAACAAAGGCCCATTCTGGTAGAAAGATTGCAGTATTATCACATTCTGGAGTGATTTCTCCACATACGGGTGTTCCAAGGGCAATGTAGACTGTTTTTTCCTGCAGACTAATCTTTGCAAAAAGGCGCTCAGAATTCTCATTTGTATCATGAATTCGTCGCCATTCAAATATGTTTACATTACATGTCATATTATCCGTGTTTTCATAGATAAAATTTTGGGACCAACAACTATATTGCATAATTTAGTTTTTATTTGTTGTAGTGAATCAAATTTACTTTAGTACAACACGATAGGTATGTTTAGTGCTAAAAAAACAGTCAATCAACTAAAACAGGCCATAGCATCTGTAAGTCTTCGCGCAGATCAGCGTGTAATATTTGAGGAGCATTATATTAATATTATTGAAGATTCCTATTATCGGTGTCGAAAAACAGCCTGTCTTTTTCATACAAACAGAGTTATTATAACAATTGGGTCTATTATAGTTCCTGCACTTTTATCAATTCAATATAATCAAAATGCATCCCAATTCTCCGTGATAATATACTGGTGTACCTGGCTTCTTTCTCTTTTTGTCACAGTTTCAAATGGATTTATAACACTTTTCAAATTCGATAAAAAATATTTCCTATTTCATGCAACATACGAACAATTACGATCAGAGGGGTGGCAATTTATAGCACTCACCGGATATTATCATACAAAAGATCAACAAACCCACGAACAACAATTTAATAAATTTATGCATACGGTAGAAAAAATTCTCATGCGCCAAGCCCAAGAGGAATACATAAAATTACAGGACGTGAATTCTAACCAAGCATCCACAACAAATTCTGCGGGTGTTCCGAATCTTGTAGATGTATCAAAGTCACCAAATCAGGATGATATTGTTATTAAATTAGCCAAAATTTTACAATCCCAGTCTATAGTAGGTGGTCCTCCAGACCAAAATGTCATACAAACAGAAAGACTACCGAACACAACAACAGACACGTCGACAGATGCGAAAGCATAAACAGGGTGTACTACCCTATGAAACTGGCTTACCCAATCAGTGTAATTGTACTATTGAATGTAATAGACCTTCACTGCCTGGCGAGGCCTTTTGCAATTTTCATATGGATAATTGCAACGTAATTTCACCAATTACAGGAGCGGAGCCAGATTGGCATCCGAGCATATGGAACAAAATTAAAGCCTTTCTCAAAACACATAACTGCTATTCATATGCAATGAATGTACGTGATCCTAAACAGATTGCAAAATGTAAAAATAAGAAGGTATGTAGTACTCCGTACCATCAGCCAGGAGAAGCATCTGGATATCAACCATTTACAAATAATCTACCAAAGACCTGTCCGAACATGACAATGCGTATTTTTGGAGATAATCATGAGCTGTTACGTGTGAATTTTACAGATAAATGTCCTATTAATTACTCTAAAATTGCACTAATTGTCGATCAGAGTGATGACTATCATTTTCTTAGACAGGATTCAAATGGATATTGGTCGCATAAGCCTGGTGGCTCTAAGGTAACGAATTTGGATGCTTACGATCATAAAATATGGAATCCTAAGCTTGCAAATTATAACTATGTATCACTTGATAATGGCAGTTCATTAAACTATGATATTTTCTGTAGTTACTTCTGTGTTCCTCGAAACCGCCCGCTTTATTTAAAGGCACGTGGAGGGGGACTCACAGCTGGTCCCTCACAGACTGGCGCTCCTGTAGCCACGCCTTTCCGGACGCAGACGACAAGACGTGTGAAGAGGGACTAAACATATTTAAAGCTTCTACTGAGTCGAGACGCTTTCTAGGATCCATGCGAAGAAGTCCTCTTAGAATTTCTTTTAATTGTGACGATAGTGTCGACCAATCAGGGCTAACATTGTTTATGGCAAGTGCCTTTGAATATATGTAAATAATAATAAAACCTAGACCCCACGCATCAAACGCAGGCCAGTACAATCTGAAAAATCCAACCCAATCCTTCTTTTTACAGACAGATGACGTGTTCCAAAACTTGACAAAATCATTAAGCTGGGTGTAACGAGAGAGGCCAAGAATTTTTTCGGCACTTTTGAGACTTGGTTTCTCTTTAATAACCTGTTTAACAACTGACTCAAACTTGTAATTATCATTTAATCCAGTTATTACAGTAACTTCAGGAGGCTCAGCAGGATATGATGGTTTATAGACCTTCCATCTCTCATCAAGAACATCTTTAGTGATAGTGTAGGATGAGAAACTGAATCCAAAATCAATGAACCGAGGCTTTGAATCTTTAGAGTCAATAAGAATATTCCCCATATGAATATCATAGTGCACGTAACCGTTCAGAGTCATAAGTGCAGATCCCTCCAGAATATGAGTAACCATTGCACGAACATTGAATGGCTTATTTTGTGATTCAAAGTATCTCATGATACTAATCCCTCCGAATGGCATCATATAATGAACCATACTGCCTGTTCCAAACCGCTCAACTGCTTCACATGCCTTGAGTCCCTTTTTGTCCTTCTGCTCGTCTAATGAAACAACATTATCACAATATGACTTTACATCTGGTAAAAGAAAGTAGTCATCTGAATTATGAATTTCAGATAAAAATTTGGCGGCGAGTAATTCATCTTTAACATCTGACTCATCACTTAATTTGCCGACCATACGTTGTTGCCTACCCTTTTTCTTTTCAATTGCATTTTCACATAAGAGAGGGGGATCGAAAACACATCCATAATGACCCTGTCCTATAATTGCCCCACCCTGCATTTGCCTGTCTTCTCATTGGATGTTTTCTGTCTCTTAAAAAGCATTTATCCAAAGTAGAGTAATGTCCGGGAGTGTCTGGATAGCATTAGGACTTCTTATAGGCATTCTATGGCTAGAAATGGTTTTTCCAAAAAAAGTCACTGAAGGATTTCAATGGGCCAGTAACATTCCTCTGGGGAATGTTGGTATTCTGGATAATCAGCCTGAAAGTGTTCTTACAATGCCCTTTACTATTCGTGGAGATGTTGGCCCACTAAAGGAAGAGGCCGGATTCAAATCAGACAGAAGATACTTTGCCGATTATGCCGACGTTCAAGGAATTGGAGTAAAGAAAGACTATTGTCGCATGGTTTTTCCTGAAGGTGGATCAGAGGCCGACTTATTTTTTGCATGTGCTCTTGCTGGAACAGATGGGCTACCAAGTACTAGTTATAAGAGTAAAAAAGTCGGCGATGGGCTACAAATATCTCGCGATGATTACATAAGAAAGGTTGGAAAAGATGGCAGAACATCCTATTGTCGTATTGTTAAATCTGGGGCAACTTATGAACCAATGTGTCTCTTAGCATTGGATTTTGGGTTTGCAAATAAAGATACAATTGATACTAATCCACCAGATGAAATATTGACATTACTCGATTTTTACAGGGGTTGTGGAATGTGGCTCCGATTTCGTGATGATATGATTGACTATATGAGTAAGGCAATTATTCAGACTGCAGGTGGTCTAAGTGTAATAGAGAGTCCACCGAGGCCGTCTGTTTCTAGGGGGCTCCATTTTAATGGAATAAATCAATTTATACGTCTTGGAGACAGTTCAGATCTCAGTTTAGGAAATCTCGGCTCGTTACGCAAAGTAAGAGCCTTTTCGGTCTGGGTGCGATTTGATGAATTTACGAATAACGCCCATATTTTTGATTTTGGAAACGGTGCAGGAAGAGATAATGTATTTCTGGGAATTCTTGGAAAAGGTGATCCTGATTCGACAGGGAATGAACTACGTAAGGGGTCAAACTGTCCTGAAACAACTGTGCCTGGCCCGGGTTCTGGAGCACAATTCTGCCCTGAGCTTCGTGCAGAAGATCTTTATAAAATATCATCGGGAAATGTGAATGATTTTACGTGTCCTGGTGCCGATATTTATGCAAATCCAAACAAGGCACAGCAAATAAACACGAAGCCCCAACCGGTAAAGACGGATGTAGCACGGAATCGTGCGACACTCATTTATGAGGTATGGGACTCGACGCTTCGTAAGATGCAGGTAAAAATCAATAAGGCAATTGGACTAGATGAATGGACTCATATTGTTGTAACAGCAACTTCAATGGATGCCGTTCGCCCAGATATAAAATTCTATGTTAATGGTTCTGGAATTTACACACTGGAATCTGGATTTTTACCGCAAAATCAATACACGGAGAAAAATTATCTGGGTAAATCAAATTGGACGGATCAGCCTGGGGAATACGAACTCCGAGATGATCTGTTTAAAGGGTCGATGTTTGATTTTAGAATGTATAATCGTCCTCTTGATGAAGGATTTGTAAAAAAAATAATGAATTGGAGCGGGCCGTTAATTGGTGTGTATCCCTAAGAGCCCCGCACCTTACCTGTAATCGCTGATGTAAGTCCTGGGACCTGGCGGAAAAACAGTTTCGGTGAACTTGGTCCATACACTTGTAGCTTATATTTCTTAATCGTTTCATTATAGAGCCAATCAGCAGGAAGAAAGACTCCATCATTAAGTGAATCTTTAAACGTCTGCTTAATCAGCTCAAATACGTTCTTGTTTATAATCATCGCGTGCGTACCCCAGAACCGGTATACACGATTGATTTGTTGTGTTATATTCTGTGAACTAACGTATTCATTTGCACCTAGAAGAATAATATCCCAGGAACTTCCAGAAATTTTAAGTACATCATTGATATATTCATTGACTAATTCCATGGGTAAAACAAGCTCTGCATCATCTTCAAAAATATAGACACCATTCTCATCTGTATTCAGTATGTTTAGATGTGATTGCGTACATCCCATCATACCCTGTGTAAGTGTATCATTATGCCAAGGGTGCTTATGTGGCATGTTAGAATTCCACCACTCCTTGCCATCTGATGCATTAAAAAAAGTAATTGGCAGTTTTGTGGTATCTGCTAAAGTATGAATGTACTTTTTACGAGTATCATCTAGATTTATAGAATACGCGGGAAAATTAAACAGCATGTCTAGTGTATCTTTGCAGAAATGTTTTAGACGGGAGGGACAGTGGTCTCATCAGCCTCCGTTTGAGTGATAGCCTCCGTCTCTACGATAGCATTCTTAGATCCCTCTGACTTATAAAGTGCACGAATACCGAGCCACTGCCACCTATCCCCTATCTGTGGTACTGCCATACGTCGAGATTTAGCCATTGACCTGTACGAGTCATTGGTGTAATTGCGAAGACTTTCCAAATTGGGAAGACTCGTAGTCTGAATATAGGATGCAATATCAGAAGAAGATTTAGACGGATCCTCTAGCTCTCGCGCAATGTTCTGCAGAACATCAGTACTAGCTATAATAAAGGTCTGTAGAAGTTGCCCTATCTCTTTTTTCCTGTTAAAGGCAGCCTCTGTAAGTTCAAGCCTTCGTTTCCATTCATCCTCTGTCATTTCATTCATTAGATACGCTACATTATGTTCCTTATTCAAAAGTGCGGGCGGGCGGGCTGGAAATCCGGCAAGTCTAGCCTCAATATCGTAAATGTTACGATGAATTTCTAGAATATGATTCTTTTCGTCATTTGTCAATTTGTTATTCCGAAGTATACTTCGCATAAAGATTACTTCATCTGGAATACCCCCACAAGGAATATCACCCATTTCACGAGGAGCCTCGCCACCGTTGCGACGGAGCCACTCATAATAGTGCGGATTATGAATACGACCGGTAACAATATGCCCGCTGTCCCAACTGAAGGCTGTATGACATCCTTCATTAGTGCAGTACATTTGATCGCATCCGTCAATCTTAAAGATGCGTGCACCACACTTCGGACAAGGGCGCGTCTCCTTTTTAATGAGTTTTGCCGACTCGATACTATCAGATTTACATGTATGAGCCTCTTTCAGTGCCTCTAAGGTAGACTCAGGAATACCGAGAACTTCAAGGCACTCGGAACACGTGTACTTATCGCATGTACCACATTTATAGGCTGTCGAAAGAAATCCGCGACAATCATCGGCGGGACAACACATCATGAACTCTCGCCGTTGCCGTTCAGTACCAGCTGAACCATTTCGATAGGTATTTTGCCAATATATTAATTCATGATAGCATTCGAGCATATGACGTCTTGACTTTACATATTCATTCTTATGATATTTCGTATGATTATCACTTAGAGTCTTCCATTTCGCCCGCGCATTTTTATATTCGGACTTGTTTGCTTCAGTAATCTGCCCCTTTACTTTTTTAATGTGAAGATCGTTCCAAACATCGTTCTCAAACTTCCTCAATTCACTCGCCAGTCTTTGAAGTTCCGCATTTTTCTCCGCAAAATCAATACATGCCTCTTTATTAACAGACATTACTCGCTCTATATTACGCTTTGCCTCTACAAAGATCTGCATCGCGGGAAGAAGTGACTTTTCACGCTCGAACAGAATCTTGCGTCGATGAAGGCGTAGAGTAGTATTGCGAAAACTAATAGGGAAATTGTCAACTATGAAATCGGAACTCCACCCCCGCTTACAACTGTAACAATGGGGATCCTCGTACGTTTTTAGTAAATACTGTTGCTGACATTCCTTACACGCATGTTCGGGGCAATATTGACACACAATCTTTTGGCGAAGCTTCTTTGTATAGGTGTTTAGACATATTCCGCAATCCATATTAATATCGTAGCAAGATATACATGATATTTCAATTTTCTTCCAGCGAATTATTTGATGCCGGTCTAAGAATTTGACACTACTATTAGAAGATGGCACTAGTGACACCACCCTTAGAATTTAAGGCCTGTGCCGGTTTTGCAAATCGACTTCGGGCTCTTGTAAGTGCAATGTGCGCAGCTGAGGATATTGTTCCTCTTAATTCTGATGGAAGTCGGCCAATATCTCTCATAGTCTCTTGGACTCCTGAAACCAATATCCATACGGCTCCCTTTGATTTACTATTTGATAGATCATCCTTACCATCATGGGTAGTCTTTGAAGATAGTCGCGTACAGCCCCACTCTGGCTGGGAAAAAACAATACAGGTTCTATCACAAGATGAGTGGGACTTTACACTTCTGCAAGCAGGTCAAAAAAGACCTATTCGTATTAAATCACACGGCCAATTTCATAGAAGTGATCCGGATCGATGGCTATATCATTTAAGAACTTTAAAACCGGCTCTAATGATTCAGTGTGTATCTGACGATATTTTTGCAAGCATTCCTAATGGCGCAAATATTATTGGAATTCATATTCGCCGTGGAGACAATGAAAAATCAATAGTAGAATCGCCATCTGAGTTATTTTGGAATGCTATGAATGAGTACGATAGTAATACATTATTTTATCTCGCGACTGATTCGATTGAAGAACGTATTGAAGTAACTGCACGATTTCCTGGTCGTGTTTTCCTGGGCTCTGATACCATTATAGGGAGAAATGATCCCTTTGGATGTCGTGAGGCGCTTATTGATTTTTATTGCTTAAGTCGGTGTTCTGAAATTCTAGGATCATATTATTCGAGTTTTAGCGAGATGGCTTCTATGTATGGGGATGTACCTCTACGAGTTTTGCGTCTTTAATGTTTTTTAGCCAAGTCAAATAGCCATGTGAATACTCGATGAAATAGGACGAACCGAGCAACTCGATAGCAAGATTATGAAGTTCCCGTTGCTTGGGAGTCATTTGCTCGAGGTAGGGTTTGACGGCCTCGGGTACCGCATGTGGCTCAAGAGGAATATAAGCGTTGTCTGACATGTCTACTATACAATAGTGCCATGTTAGGTAACAAATTTAGCGCGGGGAGTCTGCATTTTTAATTCTACAACTTCAATAGCAAATGAAACTCGAATTTCTTGGCAAATCGACAAATCCGGAGAAAAAAATGATGGCTATCTTTCGGACAGATAACGGACGCACGAAGACGACGCATTTTGGGGCGGCAGGAATGTCAGATTTCACAATTCACAAGGACGAGGAGCGGAAGAAGCGCTATATTCTTCGCCATAAGGCTCACGAAAACTTCACAGATCCCACCACGGCTGGTGCACTTTCTAGATGGATTCTCTGGAACAAGCCGTCACTAAGGGCGTCTATCGCTGATTATAAGAGTCGTTTTGCTCTTTCTTAGCAAAAGAGCCCAAAAACTTTTGCTCTTTTTGCTCTTTTTTTGCGCCCTTTTATTAAAAGGGCATGGCACTCATCGCCTTCGATCTAGACAATACACTCGGATTCTTTTTCCATGTAGGGATCTGGTCCGATTTTTTTAGTGTAGATACGATTGAAAATTCATTCAATAAGAAATTGAATCCTACACTCAAGCTAACTCTATCTCTCCGAAAGAAATTACGAATTGCAGAATCTCTTTATATTAATAAAATTCTTAATAATCCAAAAGTTCTTAAAACAATTCTCAGACCAAATCTGGATGAAATGATCCTACCACTCATTAAAAATAAAAAGAAAATTCGTGCTGTAGTGATATATTCAAATACCTGGAATACCTTTAACGTGCATTTAGGTAAAGAAATAATTGAAACTATCTATAAATGTAAGGGTCTTTTTGACTGTGTTATAGATGCATCACACCCTGTTCGTCAGACGGATTGGAAAGAGACCGAAGACGGCCAACCGCTTAAAACATTCAAAGTCTTAAAATCAATTTTTACTGATATTTGTAAGGTAAAAGGCCCTATTACTCCCGATGATGTTCTTTTTGTTGACGAACGTCCTAGAAAGCATAAGCTTCAACATGAACCTGGTTTAACATACTTGAAGCCAAGTATATTTGATCCAAAACTATCAATGGCAGTACGGGAAAGTATTTTTATGATGGGTATGGAGGTGTTAGAAGAAACTGGTTTATTGCATGATGTCGAATATATTAAATCGGACATTTTCCACTGTAAAAAATACACAAAAACTGATAAAACGGTCTTAGTTAATAATATCTACAAACTATTTGAAATTGCAGAAGTGAAACTCCGTTCAGAAGGGCTCGAAGGTGTTAAATTCATAGATGATTCAAAAGAAATACGCGATTGTATGCAGAAATTTTTCGACACGACACCTTAGATCAAATTAAGATCTTTTACGAAATTTGGATCCACATGAATCCCTTTTGCCACTGGTATAAGTGATAGATGTGAAATTTCGGCGGTTGAATCCGGTAGACGATTAAACACAAGATCCTTTAGTGTCAATGGAAATTTCTTATACAAGGGTGACTTTAGACGATATGATTTACAAAGTCTAAGAATAGTTTCCAGGTCATTAAATGATAGTACAATAAATACATACGAACCATTTTTTGCAATAGTTTCTGGTGTTAGGCTCACTTCAATAGCATCCACAAGTCCCGCTGGAATCTTCTCAATATTAAAGAGCTCTTCAATTGTCTCACGAAAGGCTGTTTCTTGAAACGTCTCGCCAAACTTCTTAACACCACCAATACCACTCATGGACGGATCACTCTTACTCGGCTGGTAGCCCGTAAGAACGAGATGTTTATTTGTAAATAAACAGCCAGCACCTTCGTACTCCATAATTTCATAGTAATAAACTGGCTTACGCTGAATCGCTTTTATACATGATAGCATTACTATATACTATTATGTAGAATTTGATTCAAATTTTTAGAGAATGGTCTAAACCATCGAATGGTCTAAACCATCAAATCGTATAAAAGATATGTCTGAAGAAATACGCCTTGAGGCTTTTGGTGAGCGCCTCAAAGGCTGTAAAATATATTGTACTGGATCACAGACACTTTTACCAGGTCTTTTGCAATCTAGAGTATCAGTTTTAGATAGTGAGGTGGCTCAGAGGGGGCGCCGTGTTCTTGTCATGTATGATGGATCCTCTGTAACATGGTTACAAAGAATGAAATGGGACGCTGTTTTCATTCTAAAAGACTCGTCTGATATTCGACTTGCACTTACTTATATAACGAACTGTAGTAAACCAGTACGTGTTGTATGGTTTGGTGAGCCGTCGGCACAAGTTAAGGTTCATCTCTCGAAATGTGAAGGACTTACTCTAATCGGTCTAGGGCTGTCCGCACCGGTAGGAGAGTGGGACGCTGTTTTCTGGAGCCATGATGTCAGTACTCATGTTATAGAGTCAACACTTAACAGTAATATGGGTCCTGTGACTACTGGAAAATATAATCTAGATTCCGTTTTAAAGGAGATCCGTGGATCAGAGCTTGGTCTTGTCTGGTCCTCCATAGGAGAATCGGACAAGAAGGGGTCGCTATATTGGTTTGATCCGTCTGAAGGTGCTGGCGGTAGTACCTATTCAATTAAAGAGTCTGCTGAACTTTTACGTTCTATTGCCGACTCTCTTTCTGTTATAGCCAAGTAACGTTAGCCGTTACCAGTTACTTGCGAAATAGCTTGAACGTGCCCTTCTTCGCCTTAAACCCAGCCTTAACAAGGTGCTTAAGAGCCTTCTTTCCAAGAGCATGCTTCTTCTTCGATACAATACGCCCGTGCTTGTTCTTCATGAGATCGCTCTTCGTAAGACCACCGGTCGTGTGGTGAGCCGTGCCGTGCCAAACCTCCGCATGCGTTCCACGTTTACGCTCATGGGCCCCTCCCATCTGATTCTTACGCGTACCGGCCCGCCCGCGACGGCCACGGCCAGCACGACGAGAACTGCGCCCGCCACTCATTACATTCTTCTTATTTTCAACCATGGCGTTCATTTATATTAATATATTCGATTTTTTGTGAAACTAATCTGGGGATCCGACCCGTCTGAATTGCTTCCGTAAGGTTCTTAATTTGGTTAATATCATATATTCCTGCAAAATGAACGAGAAAATGCCCTGGCTTCCATAGAGGTTGTCCTGGAAGCCCCTGAATATACGAATTAAAACGTGTATGAAGTCCTGAAATCTCTACATGAGCTAGATCATCTGCATTCGTCTCTAACAGTTTAATCATAGCGGCATTTTCCCACCAAATATGATACAGTAGATCGGTTTGTTCTCCTACACGTTTCCAATAATCTCTCAACCATGCACTATTACGCATTAGAAGATTTCCCGAATTAAGATTACCACATGCATCAATAAACATTAGCATATCCTTCTCAGCTGGGAGCATTGGTAAAATGTGTGTCTCCAGTGATAGTGCCGGATTAGTAATTAGTACATCTGCATCTGAGAGCCAGACAAGTTTCCCATCCTCAAGATCGGTTAGAATCGAGAGAATAAATGGTATTTTAGACCATGGTATAGGTCTCGTACGATCCCAGAATTCGTGCCCACCCTGAATATATTTATATGCATGCCGGTCTGCATAGTCCTTTTTTGAGTCTAAACAACCTATCAGATTCTTACAGAAATCATGACCTATTGCAAGAGTTGCAATAATCATCCTGCATAATATGTAGGGGGGAACTTAAGTAGTTGTTGGCACAAGACGTTATAAAACTAAGTTTTTTCGTATGTATTAAAAGAGAGATGCCATCAAAAACACGTAAGGCATATTATCCAAAACGGTATTTTACTGGTCTGTCATCAACAAAGAAGGTCGCCAGAAAACGGGAAATGCAACGATTCGGTTCTAAATTCTGGAAAGATGCGAGTGCGTATGTTGGATTTAAAACAGATAAGGGTGTTAAGACCAGAAGTTCTGGCTACACGACCACTTGGAAGTCGAAATTTCCTGATGCAAAATCATTAGAAGATAAGGCGAAGGCAACTGGTGTACCTCTTAAATACATTAAAGAATCATATAATCGAGGACTCGCCGCCTGGAGAACAGGCCATCGGCCCGGGGCGACGGAGCAACAATGGGGCTATGCTCGCGTACACTCATTTTTACTCTGTGGAAAAACGTATCATACGACTGATGCGGATATTGCTAAAAAAGCAAAAGAGGCCTCGAAATCTGCAAAGGCTTGGTGGGCCAAGTGTTAACACGTTACTAAATTTGAAATAGTCTAAAATTCTATAACTTTTAGAAAGTATGGTGTATAAATACGCTAAAAACTTGGCCGGTGAATACGTATGTAATACATGTGGGGAAACACGAAAAAAACAGAATACGATGCATTATCATATTAAATCACATGAGGATCATCTAGCATATAAATGTAATCATTGTTTAATGGAATTCAAGGCTAAATATTCTCTAGAGGTTCATAAAAACACCCAGCATAATGATCTTGAAGAAAACCTGTATAGATGTCCCCAAGAAGGATGTCACTTTAAAGGTTCGATTACAAAATCAAATCTACTTATCCATTTTATACGAATACACTGTAAAAGTGAGGTTGAACGAATACGCAATGGGCTCAACTGTACGGTTTGTAACAAGGAATCAAGGTCACTAACAGCCTTTCATTATCATGTTGGATCATGTATTATAATAGATGATCCAATACGTATGAAACAATTTCAAAATATAGTATAGATAAATGAATTTAATCATATTAATATATACTGGATTACTTTTTTTTGTTTTAACACCAAACATCTTGCTAAAGATTCCAAACCATGGTTCAACACTCAAGGTAGCAATAGTTCATGGCCTTGTTTTTGCGGTAATTTTCTATTTTACCAAGCCACTTGTTTGGAATATGTCTGAGGGATTTCAGAGTCCACCCGCACCTTCTCCACCACCCTCCTCAGTTGAATGTAGTAATGATAATGAATGCCCTAATGGCTCCGTATGTAATAACATAACAAAGATATGTGTTGTTACCAAATTACTTCCCACCGGTGCGTCTTGTAATCGCTCAAGAATCTGTGCGAATGGATGCAATATTGATATAAGACAATGTCTTTAACGTGTTCTGCCAAGTACTAGACGTTACTAGACTTTATCATCCATAAATGTTTGCGTGGCAACAATTAATGACTTGAGATGGTAACCGAGGGCAGCGAACGCCACCATAAGGAGCAACTCATAGGCCGGTCTTTGCGTCTTTTTTCCATTATATCCTATATAGAGGAGCAAAGGGGCCAGTATCACAGCATGTATAAGATTTACCCAAGCACCCATGCTCTGTGCCATAAGTTTTACACCAGCCATTACACCATGGTATGCTAAAAGAATAAGACCTAGTCCAAAAACAAGATTGTAGAGCCATTCAGCGGTAGCTGCACGCTGGAATCCAATGTAAAGAAAAAGGGGTACTACGAAAACTATGTGAAATAGAGCAAGTAGTAGATGCTTATCCATCTAACCTGCCTTGAGTATTCTAGTGAGAGCCAGAGTCGCATGTTCGAGCCCCCCCTCGATCCATCCTTGCCGTGTGCTGTACGATTCACCTGTAACAAACCACTGCTTATCCTTAAAGGGTTGTATTGCTTCTTTTGAGAGGATAACGGGATTATAGTCGCCGGGAAGCCAGTATGTTACGCCATCATTCCACGGGTGTGCTTTTACAAAAAGGGGATCCGGAATTTTTTTGTTAAACAGAATTCTAAGATCTTTCACAAGTTCTGCGCCGAGGGCACCTTCTCCATGTTCTTTAAGAATTTGCATAAGGGGTTCCGTATCAATAGAGTCGGTGTATGAGATCTGTATTGAGCCTGTTTTCAGATTTCCTGGAATTATGTATCGAGGTCGCTCAGCTGTAACAGTCTTTGGGAGATCTTCAAACCATTGGTGACCTGTGGAATCGGGGGGAAACACTGCATAGACACGAAGAAGAGGTTTCATTGCAAGATGTTTTAGAGTGGCCCAGGAGGTGAATTGGCGAATTTGGGCGAGGGCGGGAGATGGAATTGCGAAGACAGCTTTTTCGGCTTCGAAAACAATTTCAGAGCGACCTCCTCCGCCGGATTTAAAAATGAATTTGTTTTCTTTAACTTCTAAAAGTTTATGTTTCAGAAAAAGTTTTCCACCACGACCTTCAAAATCTTCCACCATTTTTTTAATAATACTGGAAAGACCGGATTTGCATAATACATATTTTTCCTCTGGGCTGAATTCATGTTGAAAGAGTTGTAGGGCAATATCTGCACGCATAGTATCAAGTTCTCCCCGATATGGGTGGCGAATTAGAAGGGCCTCAAGTTCCTTAGGTTTATAGAATTTAGAAAGTAATTGGCGAAGTGTATTTGATCTTAGAATTTCTGGAGAGAGTCCCACCAGAGGTCCGAACGTAATTGGAAGTGCGGGTCCAAAATTGTCAGGCTCAATTGGATGGGCCCCAGATTCCTTAAATTGGACCTCGCCTGAAATTGGAATTGTTTCTAGGCCATAATGTTTTAGAAGTCTAAGAAGAATTGTATGGTGTTCTGAAATTCTTGCACCACCCATTTCCCATTGATAGTGGGTGCCAGATATATCTGCTGAGAATGTCGACATACGACCTCCCGCTATATGATATGACTCTGCAATAGCAACCCTATGTTTAGGATATCGTTTCAAGTACTCTATTGCGGTGTATAACCCTGCAATTCCAGCACCTATTATTAAAATATTATAGGAATCAACCATTCCCTCTCTAGTTTTAACGTCTAGTAATTTTCGGCAATCCACTCCTTAATCTTTACATTGTCATTTGACTGAAGTTTATCGACAATCTTTTTGTTCTTGATTGCAATAAAGGTTGGGATAGATCTCACGGCACAGTATCCAGGAGTGTAATTATTTTGATCGACATCACATTTGAGCCAATTTATTTTAGGATAATCTGTTGTAAGTGCATCTAAATCGATTGAACGACAGGCTCCACACCAGGTCGCTGTAAAATAGACAATTGTAAAAGGAGGAACCTCTGCATCGGGATACTCTCCACGACCAATAAGAGTCTCAAACTCGGCTTGTTCCATGAGATACTTCATTTCTTGCTAGACGCTGTATGTTATTATTATTTTTGGAACGCGGCCGTTAGTATACCGCCTACGATGATAACTGCAATTGTTGATAAAAAAGCGAGAGACTCGTCGGGTGATTTAGCATTTATTAATTTATCGGCAAATGATGAGAGAGGGGGGAGCCCACCTCCATGTTGGGGAACCACTGGAGTTAAAGTTTGCGTGGCAGCGGTGCCTGAACTGCTTGAAGTCAGCATAAGACCAATTGCGAGGACACCCAGAGCAAGACCAGATCCACCTGCAACAGTAGAAAGCGTAGATGAGGCACTTGCTGGAACAAGTGAAGGTGGTAAGTAATTAGCAATTACAACACCACTTGTAGCGAGAGCTGCCATAATTGCACTCGCCATTGCTGTATTTAAAATCCATTTACCATCAGTACCTCTCTCTGGTGTGAGACCTTCAATTGTAATATTAAGAGGTATGCGAAATCCGTGTGATGAAAAACTAGAATTAAATACCTCTAAAATATCAAACAAAAACCAGGGTCCAAATCGTGAAAGCCATATTATTGGTTGATGAAGCATGTAAGGATAGTAAGGTAATAAGAAGGTAACAAGTACAATTGATATAGCAACTGAGGTTGCTTTAAGAAGCGCGAGGGCTTGATTTCCAAGGGCGGCATGATTCATTCCAAGCATGCCTGTTGGTGGCAATACAGTTAGTAATTTTAGAGTAGTAAAAGACATTGGAATCCCAGTTGCAAGTCGTTGTAATACAGAACCACCAGGTATTCCTGGAGTCGTCATTTCCTTGATATATAGACCTATTATATCTTGAAAACTAAACCGGCGAACCCATTAACAACACGAAGAATATTATGATTTGTAGCATAGACCCGAATATGCGAATTACCACGAGCGGGTACGTAATTCGGATCAGTTACAGAAAGTGATGGTGATGGATCAGGTCGGAGTGCTATTAGAAGTTTAATAGTATCAACTCTGCTGGCATTTAGAGAACCAGATGGCTGGAGTTCCTCAGGTTTGAGTGCAAAACAATACGTATAGATAAACTGTTTTATCGGCGTATTGGTATGATACTGAAAGGGTTGGACTAGACGGAAATACCCTGCATCACGAATTTCAAATCTATCGTAGCCATCTAACTGTAGTACAGCCTGCTGAAGTATATCACGTCTTCCTCCCGCCTCACCAATTGATGTTGAGCTATAATTAAACCATTCATTGTAGCTTTCCATGACATCCCTTTGAAGAACCCATACAATCTCGCGAACAGGATGATTAAACTCAAGAGGAATATTTGCCGTAGTGGAAGCAGCTGGTATACTGATTTTGGATGTATACTGAATCTGTTCGATAAGATATTCATGTGAATTTGTAACAAATCGGCGACGCTCTTCAACATCTAAATGTATGTAATCACCATACATACGTAGATCGGTAATACTGGTCTTCTTAACCTGCGGGCTTGTAGCACAGGCCTGATTTGTATTATAAGGTGAGGCTGTGTAGACAAGCTGGTCGAGTGACCGGAGTTTTAGATTAATACGTACAGGATGATATTGCATGGCAAGAAGAGGAAGATAGAGGCCAGGATTCTTGTTAAACCAGAACTGTAAAGGTATATAGAGTTTTACAGCGCCGTATTGATATGTGCCATTTATTGATACTGCATTCGTATCGGGGGGATACGTTGTAGGTGGAGGAAGGGTTCCGTCTATACGACCGATCATTGCATTAAACCCGTCACGTTGCCCTGATGGAATTGTCAATTCGGACCAAATTTCCATCCATTCCCCGGTCTGTTTATCAATCTCTTGTTCGCCAATTTCGACTGAAATTTCCTCAATAAGTGCATGGCCGAGTGAATTCACATATGCTGTAAGTGTTCCTGAGGCATCGGCAAGACGTACTTCAGGTAGAGTAACTTCTAAGATAAGGGGTCCAAGAAGATCTCCACGCCGTGGAATAGTACATGTGAGACGTTTTCCAAAATCCGGATTGCCATCAAAATATATTGTCTGTGATTCTATTGAGAAATTTGTATATCTACGATACACCATTTTGAACCACGTTATCTGTGGATTTCCAGTTAAATAGACATCTTGTTTTCCCATTGCTACTAATTGTAATAATCCACCTCCTAGTGGCATCCTCTCTTCTATCCCTACTTATTCGGAAGACTCTCATGTTACGCAAACTCGCATTTGACGGTGTTATCGCCTACTCATTTTTGGCACAACACTTTAGAGAGAGGTTCATATGAGCGGAGCACAAAATACTACAACACAATATTTGGCTCAACTCTTATATTCATTAGATTCAAATACGAATCTACCGATTTCAACCTCTAGATTTGAAGTAGCGGATGGAATAGGTGGACGTGTGTGGCGAAATGTGTTTCAAGTTATTAGTACACAATCTGCAAGTGAAAACTTTGCATTAAGTTATCTTCCGTCTACGATTCAGAGTCTATCAAACTCATCGGGCACTGGACCAACGGGAGCCGCCCAGGGCTATTTTACATGGGTTAGAAACAACTTAAATATCGTAAATCCGAGTTTCGTACAGAAACCAATAACAGGTATTCAAGCATGGGATGCAAATGCATATTCAGTAGAGGGATTCAAATCAGGATCTTTTGTAACCTTTCAAACGGCACAGATTAATGGAAATGTAATGGCTGGATTTAGTGAGACACCGTCTGCTTCTGCAAACTTTTCCAATATTAACTTTGGTATATATTGTGATCCTACAAGTACACTCACGATTCGCGAAAGTGGAGCAGTTCGTAGTACAATAGGTACTTATACGACTGCAACCCAGCTACAGATTTTTTATGATGGGGCGAATGTTGTTTACTATAAAAACACAGCGCCGGTTTATAGTACTCTAAGAGCAAAAGGAAATGCACTCTATTTAAATACTGCAATATATGATCCTGGTTCGGCAATAGCCAATATTCATTACGGACCTCTTGGAGGTATTGGACCATCTGGTGTAACTGGTGTGACTGGCTCGACTGGCCCAACAGGTATGGATGGGTTTACTGGCCCAACTGGATTCGGTGCAACTGGTGCCACAGGCTCACTAGGACCGACAGGACCCCTCGGGTTACAAGGATATACGGGTGTAACTGGCTCAACTGGCTCAACTGGTGCAACTGGAAGAACGGGGCCTATTGGACCAACAGGTAATACTGGGCCATCGGCAAATACATCAGGATACGTATTAAATAATGTAACATCTGCAAATCCGCCAGTGGGCCAATATTCTATTGATAACTATAACTTAACATCTGTTACAACGATAAAAATAAATGGTATTGATATTAACGGTATTGTAAAACTTGGATTCTTTGCGAAAGTTGGTGTTGGTAGTTTACTACATTTAATCGATTTAAACACATACGACGAACACATTTATTCAGTTGATTCGACTAATAATAGTTTTTCTTATTGGACGTTTGGATTAACATATTTAACAGGATTGACAAATAATGCAATTATTGGTAATAACTATTTGATATCATTTGATACGATTGGTACTCTTGGTCCAACGGGTTCAACTGGCTCAACAGGTACTATTGGTCCAACCGGACCAACAGGACGAGATGGTTCTGCAACAAACACAGGTGCAACAGGTTCTAAAGGTGAAACAGGTCCAACAGGTCGAACTGGACCCACGGGTGACACAGGCTCTAAGGGTGATACAGGTGTGACGGGATTAACGGGTCCAACAGGCGCAATAGGATTTACAGGACCAACAGGAGTAACGGGGTCAACTGGACCGACTGGGTGGACGGGTTGGACGGGGCAAACAGGTCCGACTGGATTAACAGGGCCAACAGGAGTAACAGGTTTAACGGGTTCAACGGGACCAACGGGTCAACAGGGCATTGCTGGTACTGCAACAAATACAGGTGCAACAGGTCCAACTGGCCTAACGGGTTGGACTGGACCGACTGGTTTGACAGGTTGGACTGGACCGACTGGTTTGACGGGTTGGACTGGTTCAACGGGGCCAACGGGTTCAACTGGCTCAACCGGTCCACAGGGTATAGCTGGTACTGCAACAAATACTGGCGCAACAGGTCCAACAGGATTTACTGGATCGACAGGATCGACAGGTCCAACGGGTCGTGATGGTAGTGCTACTAATACGGGTGCAACGGGTCCAACAGGACCGACAGGTTGGACGGGCTCTAAAGGTGATACTGGAGTAACAGGATCGACGGGGCTTACGGGCCCAACGGGTTTGACTGGTTGGACTGGCTGGACTGGTCCGACAGGTCGTGATGGAAGTGCCAGTAATACAGGTGCAACAGGTCCGAGTGGTTCGACAGGATTTACAGGCTCTAAGGGCGATACTGGAGTAACAGGATCGACGGGTCCTACGGGCTCGACAGGGCCGACTGGGTGGACTGGGCCGACAGGTTCAATTGGGTCTCAGGGTGTGACAGGGTCGACGGGACCTATAGGAAGAACTGGCTCAATTGGACCGCAGGGTGTAACTGGGGCAACAGGATATACAGGTTGGACGGGCTTTACTGGCTCAACAGGTGTAACAGGTGCCACGGGTTTTACAGGTGTTACGGGACCAACGGGGCAGACGGGTATGACTGGTCCAACAGGGCCGACGGGTATGACGGGTCCAACAGGGCCGACGGGTATGACGGGTCCAATTGGACGTGATGGTACCGCAACGTTTACTGGTGCCACAGGCAATACGGGTCCAACGGGTCCAACTGGAGCACAGACATATTACATATTTGATGGTGGTACGCCGTCGTCGAACTATAGTGATGGCCCGGCCTTTAATTGTGGTGATGCTGGATTTACAGGAAACACTGGGCCGAGTGGAGCTTACAATGGAGCTAATATTATTTTACAACTGAGACATTCGGTGGCGACTGAATGGGCTACAGTGAATCCTATTTTAGCTTTGGCCGAGATGGGTATGGAGACAGATACGAATCAATTTAAGATTGGTGATGGTGTTACTAGATGGAACTCGATACCTTATGGTGGTCTGAAGGGTTGGACGGGCAATACGGGTGCTACGGGTGTTACGGGTAATACGGGACCGGCTCCAACAAATGTAAGTACTATTACAATTAATGGAACTTTAACAGTACAGGAGACACAGGAGGTTGGTAATGCTATCAGTGGAGCAACGGGAACTGTAGTGCATAACTGGTTAACTGGGGCTATTTTCTTTCATACGGGTATTCTTGGTAACTTTACATGTAATATTACTAACATGCCTACGACTGCAAATAGATCATATGTTGTTATTTTGATACTAAATCAGGGTGCTGTACCGTATTATGCATCGGCTCTGCAAATTAATGGTTCGGCGCAGACAATAAAGTGGCCGAATGCCTTTATACCTGGTGTAAATCCGAATAGGACTGAAATACAGGCATTTACACTTTATTATACTGGGGTGTATTGGGTGGCTTTGGCGCAGATAACGAGTTTCGGTTAGGGCCGAAGGCCCTAACCTTAACAAAGAAAATCTAATCGATTTTCTGAGTTTCGGATAGGCCAACGGCAAAGCCGTTGGCTCAGCCTTAACAAGGGCCTTTGGCCCTTCGGCCCTGCCACCCCACAAAAATATTATCCTCTTAATAAGAAATGCCACTATACATGACACTAGCAGGTGAGTTTGGTTACGGCCGTGTGAACACGACATCATTCAACTATGTTGATCTGATATCATTTTCAAATTGGCATACAAGTAATGCTTCAACACTTACATCAGCGATACCAAACTTCTACTTTTATACATTTGATGGAAGTTTTAGTACAATTAATAGTGGTGGAAATGATATGTGGAACATTGGTAACTATATATCGTTAAATGGATTTACAAATGCATCCACAATATTATACGGAACCCTATCAAATACACCACTTAGCAATTATGGATACTTTGTCAGTCAGGCAAATGTATGGCCTCAAGTGGAACTTGCATATGTTCGTGGAGGAACAATTACATGGAATAATGCAGGAGCACCTGGTACAGGTGGTTCAATTAATTCATCAAATGCAAATTCTTCAGGAACGTATATAACAACAAATCAAGGGCGGTTTGGCACTTATTGGGTAAATCAGAATTACGGAACTGCAAATCCGACAATTTGCTATATCTGGTTTACTGTCGAACAGACTAATTTAAATGCAAACCTATCATCTTTTGTTGATCTACGCAAAACTGCAAATCCTCCATATGCAAATTACACACAATCTGTATCAATAAGTGGATACAATATTCTATTTGGACAGATGCTTCTATCTGTATTAGATTTTGAAAATTATCCAAATGGATATCTAATACCTGATAGTAATATTAACTCTTTTATTACGAATTACGTACAGAATGCTAACATTAATATTTTCTAATCTAATATAAATGCCTTTTATTCAAGTGCAGTTTAGAAGGGGCACTGCATTGCAGTGGTCGACAACAAATCCAACTTTAGCAATTGCTGAAATGGGTATTGAAACCGACACAAGCCTCTTTAAAGTTGGTAACGGCACAACACCTTGGAATTCATTAGCATATGGTGGTATAAGAGGTTACACAGGCAATACTGGCCCGACAGGTAACACTGGTCCGACAGGAATGACTGGTCCAACAGGTCCAACAGGTATGACTGGTCCAACAGGTCCAACAGGAATGACTGGTCCAACTGGTCCGACAGGAATGACTGGCCCAACTGGCCCGACAGGAATGACTGGCCCAACAGGCCCAACAGGGATGACTGGTCCAACGGGTATGACTGGTTCAACGGGTCCAACCGGTGTAACAGGCAGTACTGGACCTACTGGTCCAACAGGATCAACGGGTCCAACAGGATCAACAGGTGCAACAGGTGTAACAGGTAATACAGGATCAACGGGTCCAACAGGATCAACAGGTGCCACAGGTGTTACAGGTCCTGCTGGATTTTCTACAAATACTGGTGCTACGGGTTGGACGGGTCCTACAGGTACTCCATCATTTGTTACAGGCCCAACAGGAACGACTGGTCCAACTGGCCCAACCGGCTCTAAAGGTGATACAGGCGCCACAGGTATAACAGGTCCAACGGGTCCAACAGGTTCAACCGGTGCTACGGGATTGAAAGGTGATACAGGTGCTACAGGTGTCACAGGTCCAACAGGTTCAACAGGTGCCACAGGATTAACAGGTGCCACAGGTGCCACAGGTGCCACAGGTGTAACAGGTGCCACAGGTCCAACAGGTTCAACAGGTGCCACAGGTGCCACGGGTGTGACGGGTCCTACTGGTTTTACAGGTCCAACAGGTGCTACAGGATCAACAGGTGCCACGGGTGTCACAGGTGCCACGGGTCCTACTGGTTTTACAGGTCCAACAGGTGCTACAGGATCAACAGGTGCCACGGGTGTCACAGGTAATACAGGTGTAACAGGTCCAACAGGTTTTACAGGTGTTACAGGTTCTACAGGTGCCACGGGTGTCACAGGTCCTACAGGTTTTACAGGTTTTACAGGTGTTACAGGTTCTACAGGTGCCACAGGTCCAACAGGTGTAACAGGATCAACAGGTTTTACAGGTTTTACAGGTTTTACAGGTTCTACAGGTGCCACAGGATCAACAGGTGTCACAGGTCCTACAGGTTTTACAGGTCCAACAGGTTTTACAGGTGCCACGGGTGTCACGGGTGTCACAGGCCCTACAGGGTTTACAGGTCTAACAGGTGCTACAGGTGTTACAGGCTATACAGGGCCAACAGGTCCTACAGGTCCAACAGGCGTAACGGGATTAACAGGTCCTACAGGTGTCACAGGTGCCACGGGTGTCACAGGTCCAACAGGTGTAACTGGTTTAACAGGTGCTACAGGTCCAACAGGCGTAACTGGTTTAACAGGTCCTACAGGCTTTACAGGTTTTACAGGTCCTACAGGTGTGACAGGCTATACAGGTTCCACGGGTGTTACAGGTCCAACAGGTTCAACAGGTTATACAGGCTATACCGGTCCTACAGGTTACACAGGTTTTACAGGCTATACCGGTCCTACAGGTGAAACAGGCTTTACAGGTTACACAGGCTTAACAGGTCCTACAGGTTACACAGGCTTTACAGGCTATACCGGTCCTACAGGTGAAACAGGTTTTACAGGCTATACCGGTCCTACAGGTGAAACAGGCTTTACAGGTTACACAGGCTTTACAGGCTATACCGGTCCTACAGGTTACACAGGCTTTACAGGTTACACAGGTTTTACAGGCTATACCGGTCCTACAGGTGAAACAGGCTTTACAGGTTACACAGGTTTTACAGGCTATACCGGTCCTACAGGTGAAACAGGCTTTACAGGTTACACAGGTTTTACAGGTGCAACAGGGGCAACTGGATACGGTGCGACTGGCCCTTCTGGTTTAACAGGTCCAACGGGACCTGCAGGAGGGGGTGGAGGAGGGGGTACGGGATACACAGGTCCTACAGGCACGTCCTTTGTTTGGCGCGGAACTTATAGTTCGACAGGAATCTATAATAATAATGATGTAGTTCAAAGGAATGGCTCGAGCTATATTATTCAGCAGGCTGTATATAATGTTCCAGGCATTGTGACACCTTCATGGAATAATCCTAGTAATGTTCCCTTTTTAGGTGGTGGCTCTACTGGTATTATTGTTGATACTAATGCCAATATTTATTTTTCACATACTCAGACTAATAGTATATATAAGGTTTCAGGGCAGACGGTTCAAGTTTTTGCGGGTCCAGGGACAAGTAGTACTGTTGGGTTTGTAGATGGTTCAGGGGGGACTGCACGATTTGATTATCCAAGAGGTCTTTCAATTGATAGTTTAAATAATATTTATGTAGCAGATTATAACAATCATGCAATTCGCAAGATTACCCCCAATGGAAACGTAACAACCGTTGCTGGAAATGGAACTGCAGGCTGGGTTGATGGAGCAGGAGCCACTGCAAGGTTTAGTTCTCCACAAGGTATTGATCTAGATAATTCTGGAAATATATATGTAGCAGATAGTAACAATAATGTAATACGAAAAATATCTTCGGGAGTTGTTTCAACATATTGTGGATCTGGTATAGCTGGATATACTAATGGTGATGCAAGTGGATCAAGCTTTTTTACTCCTTACTCTCTTTTTGTAGCGAATAATTTAGATATTTATGTACTAGAGAGTACAAATACACGTATTCGTAAAATTCTTCCAAATAGAACTACAAGTCTATATGGAGTAGGCCTATATCCTGCAAATACTTCAATTGTAGGGGATTCACAAGGTAATTTGTATATAGCTAGGTCTGATTATTTTCTTATTAAAGTAGACATCTATGGTGCAGATACAGTCATTGCAGGGGGTGATCCACCTGGATTAGTTGATGGACCCTTTTCCACTGCAAGATTTTCAGGATTAGGGGGTATTGCATTAGATTTATCAGGGGTTATCTATGTTACAGATGAAAGCGCTGATTATGGTTTAAGGATTCGAAAAACCGCGCAATTACTATCAGAGCAATCGTTAAAATTAATGGCATCAATAGGGGCAACCGGTCTCACAGGCGCAACAGGCCCTACAGGCTCAACAGGCCCTACAGGATTAACTGGTTCTACAGGAACATCCTTTGTTTGGCGCGGAACGTATAGTTCGACGGGAACCTATAATATAAACGACGTGGTTCAAAGCACTGGCTCAAGCTATATTATTCAGCCTGGAATGGTTCCAGGCATTTTAACTCCTTCGTGGGTTGTTCCTGACACCCCCCCTTTTATAGGTAATGTTCGAATACGTGGAATTGTCCTAGACACATATGGTAATATTTATTTTTCATCCATGAATTCTATATGGAAGGTTTCAGGAGGGGTTCTCAATATTTTTGCAGGAGCTGAAGGGGGCGGCTTTGTAGATGGATCAGGAGTGAACGCAAGATTCAATAATATCAAAGGCATTGTAATTGATCTTTCAAATAATATTTATGTAGTGGAGAGGGGGAATTCTTGTATTCGTAACATTACACCGAATGGAAATGTTACAACTCTTGCTGGATCAGCAACTGCAGGCTGGGTTGATGGACCAGGTGCTAGCGCACAATTTTATTTGCCAGAAGGTATTGCTGTAGATACTTCTGGAAATGTCTATGTAGCAGATAGTGGAAACAAGGTTATAAGAAAAATATCTTCAGGTATTGTTTCAACCTACTGTGGATCTGGTCAAGGTGGATCTACAGATAGTGACGCAAGTGGATCTAGCTTTTCTAATACTATAAATAGACTTACAATAGATAGTAGTTTTAATTTATACTTAGCAGATACTGAGAATAATGTAATTCGCAAAATTCTTCCAAATCGTCATGCAACTACCCTTACTATAACACCAACTATAGCTTCTGTAGGTGGAAGTCCTATAGTAGTTGCATTAGATTCACAGAATAATTTATATACATTTACAAGTTCTCAATATATTTATAAAATTAATACAAGCGGGACTCTTACACAATATGCTGGTAATGGAACACAAGGAAATACGAATGGTCCCCTTTTATCAGCATCAATAAGAAGTGCAGATGCTATTACCTTTGATTCATTTGGGAATATGTATTTTTCAGATTTTAATAGTGGTGATAATTATGCATTTATCAGAAAAACCGGCCAAGTTGAATCAGGACAGGCTTTGAATCTAATGGCTTCTATAGGTGCAACAGGTCCCACAGGCCCAGGCGGGGGTGGAGGAGGTGGTGGTACAGGTTACACAGGACCTACAGGCTCTACTGGCCCTACTGGCCCTACAGGCTCTACAGGGCCTACAGGTGCTACAGGAGCAACAGGCTACACGGGTAAAACAGGATCAACAGGTCCAACTGGTATAATAGGGCCGACTGGCCCTGCAGGAGGGGGTGGAGGAGGGGGTGGAGCAACAGGTCCTACAGGCACTTCCTTTATTTGGCGCGGAATCTACGATTCATCAGGAACCTATTTTACGAATGATGTTGTTGAAAACACTGGCTCAAGCTATGTTGTTCGACCCCTAACCTATACGAGAATTACCACACCCACATGGAATGATGCGAGTAATGTTCCCTTTAGTGGTAATGGATTATATGGTATTGTTGTCGATAGTTTTGCTAACATTTATTTTTCAGATTATAATACAAATTCTATATGGAAGGTTTCAGGGCAGACGGTGCAGGTTTTTGCGGGTCTGGGTGTGGATGCAAGTGGCTACGGTTTTGTGGATGGTTCAGGAGCGAATGCACGATTTCAAGGACCGCACGGCCTTGCAATTGATCTTTCAAATAATATTTATGTAGCGGATACCGATAATCATGCGATTCGTAAGATTACTCCCAATCGAAATGTTACAACTGTTGCTGGAGATGGAACTTTTGGCTGGGTTGATGGATCAGGAGCAACGGCAAGATTTTATGGCCCACAAGGAGTGGCAGTTAAGGCTGGAGTCATCTATGTGGCAGATACTGATAATAATGTTATACGAAAAATATTGTCAGGAGTTGTTTCGACCTACTGTGGATCTGGTGTGAATGCAAATACAAATGGTGATGCAAGTGGATCTGAATTTGTTTATCCTAATCATCTTACAATAGATAGTAATTCAAATATCTATGTAATATCAGGTGATTATGTTCGTAAAATTCTTCCAAATAGAACAAGTGATACTGTAATACAAGTTAATACCCCTACCTCAATTGCTATTGATTCACAGAATAATTTATATGTAGGATTGGCTGGAAATTACATCTATACATCTGACAGTTCTGGTAATATGCTTAGAACTTATGCAGGGAATGGAACGTATGGAGAGACGGATGGAGCGACTGCCTCAACAAGTACAGTAATACCTATTGTTTCAAGCTTTGCATCAGTCAGCATAGTAAGGGGTATAACATTTGATATATCAGGTGCTATGTATTTTATAAATCCGTATCAACCCGACCGTTCGGTTCCAACACATAACTTTATTAGAAAAACCATACAAGTTCAAGGGCAAGGTTTGAATTTAATGGCCTCTATAGGTGCTACAGGGCCAACGGGGGCGCAGGGCTTGCCAGGCAGCAACGGTATACCTGGTGGACCAGGTGAGCCAGGTGCACCAGGTGCGCCAGGTGACCCAGGTGCGCCAGGTGCGCCAGGTGCGCCAGGTGCGCCAGGGGATACAGGACCAACAGGCACATCCTTTATTTGGCGCGGAGTCTATAGTTCAACGGGGACCTATAATAATAATGATGTCGTTCAAAGTACTGGCTCAAGCTATATTATTCAGCCTCCAAATATAAATATAGTGACACCTTCATGGGTGGCACCTGGTACGGAACCATTTGTATCAAATCGTTACACACAAGGAATTGTTACAGATACATATAATAATATTTATTTTACAGCAGCGAATGTCATATGGAAGGTTTCAGGAGGGGCCGTCCAACTTTTTGCTGGAGGGAATCCGCAGGCGCCTGGCAGTGGCTCCGGTTTTGTGGATGGTTCAGGAGCGAATGCACGATTTAATACTCCAAGAGGTCTTGCAATTGATAGTTTAAATAATATTTATGTAACAGATTCTCAAAATAAAGCAATTCGCAAGATTACACCAAATGGGAATGTAACAACTGTTGCTGGTAATGGGACTGCAGGCTGGGTTGATGGACCAGTGGCAACGGCGAGATTTGGTGTTATGCAAGCAGGCATTGTTGTAGATATTAGTGGAAATATCTATGTAGCAGATACAAACAATTATGTTATAAGAAAAATATCTTCAGGATTTGTTTCAACTTACTGTGGATCTGGTAGTCCGTATGGATCTATAAATTCTGATGCAAGTGGATCTACTTTTTACTCGCCCATGTCCATCGCAATAGATAGTAATTTTAATCTATACGTAACAGAAACTGGCAATAGAATTCGTAAAATTCTCCCAAATCGTTATGCAACCACACTTACAACAACACCAGCCGTGAATGGGCAACCCAGCACTGTTGCAATAGATTCACAAAATAATTTATATACAAGTTATAACTATTATATTTATAAAATTAGTACAAATGGTATTCTTACAACATATGCTGGTAATGGTACAAGTGGAAATAATAATGGTACTCTTTTATCAGCATCAATAAATAATGTATATAGATTTAATTTTGATTTAACTGGAAATATGTATTTTTCAGATTTGAATACTAGTGCTACTAATACAATAATGAGAAAAATTGAGAATTTTCAATCACAATACTCTTTAAATCTAATGGCACAGGGGGCAACAGGATCAACAGGGCCAACAGGCACCTCCTTTGTTTGGCGCGGAGCATATAATTCAACGGGGACCTATAATATAAATGATGTGGTTCAAAGCACTGGCTCGAGCTATATTATTCAGCCTGTAATGATTCCAACTATTGTGACACCTGCATTTAATAATCCTACGAGTACCCCTTTTGTAGATGGAACATTAGATGCTATTGTTACTGATTCTAATGCCAATATTTATTTTTCAAATTATTATAATCATAAGATATTTAAGGTTTCAGGGGGCAACATTACGGTTTTTGCTGGAAGTACAGCTGGTACTGCTGGCTTTGTAGATGGATCAGGAGTGAGTGCACGATTTAATTATCCAAAAGGTCTTGCAATTGATAATGCAAATAATATTTATGTAGCAGATGCTAACAATAATGCAATTCGTAAGATTACGCCGAATGGAAATGTTACAACCGTTGCTGGAGATGGAACTGCAGGCTGGGTTGATGGACCAGGAGCGACTGCAAGATTTAATAGTGCACAAGAACTTGTCATTAAGAATGGAATAATATATGTGTCAGATACATACAATCATGTTATACGAAAAATATCTGCAGGGGTTGTTTCGACCTACTGTGGATCTGGTGTGCAGGGGTCTACAAATGGCGACGCAAGTGGATCAAGTTTTTCTTATCCTAACTCTCTTATTATAGAGCCTGATTCAACTATCCGCTTATTATCCGCTAGTGATTATGTTCGTGTTATTGATCCAAGCGGAAATTCAACTACCGCAACTGTGTATGGTTCATTTCCTCAAGCTCTAGCAATTGCACGTGATTTAAGTGGCAATATATATATAAGTAGAGGTTCAGGTTCATATTATATCTATAAAATAGCAAGCGGTGGTGTTACACCGGTAATCTATGCAGGAAATGGAACAACGGCAAATACTGACGGCCCCCTTCTTTCTGCATCAATAGGTTATGTATTGGGAATTACCTTCGATATTTCAGGAGTTATGTATTTTACAGCTCAATATATAATTAATAATCTTGGTCCTGGAGTGGTTAGAAAAATCTCGCAAGTTCCAGGACAGGCTTTGAATCTCATGGCATCTATAGGAGCAACAGGGCCTACAGGGCCAACTAGCTACATAGCTACAACACCTGCTAACTGGGGAGGCAATCCTCCAACAACTATAGCAGCGGCTCTTGATCGTATCGCAATAGCACTTAGTACATTAAGTGCAATCCCATGAGATTCTTACCGCCAATTACTAGACGTTATCACAAGTCGAATTAAAATTGAAAATAATTTCATTTTCTAATAAATTTTATAGGAAAATGAAGTTTAATAAATTTCTAAAATATTGGTTTTCCTGTTTCTATACAGATACACTTTCAGAGATAACCGAAATTCTAAAAAATGAGAGAATGCAACATCTAGAGAAAGCCAAGACAGTCGTCTGATCTCCCTAAAAAAAAATTGAAGAACAAGATCTCCTAGATATTGTTTGCCAAGTCTTGTAGCTCATTTGGTAGAGCAACCGTCTTATGAGCGGTGGGTAGTGGGTTCGATCCCCACCAGGACTATTTTTTATGGGGTTTAATCTATATTTTCACCGTGTTTTATTCTCATTGGACGTAGATTTTGTCTATTGTTATTCTCTTTCTCTAATTTTTTAATTTCTTTATTTAATTTCTCTAAAGCTATTCTCTTGTATCTAGCCTGTTCTTGAGATTTTTCCTTGTTTTTTTCTGTAGGTACATAATTTGAGTAAGGATTGTCTTCATTGGGTCTCTCTAGGTTTTTTTTAGTTTTTTTCAAATATTCTAATAATGTTGTATCAGTATACCTATCAGGGTACCTATGATATTTATTAAGTAAAAACTTATTTGTATTTGATAATCCTTCATAACCCGCGCGCCCTGCATATAGACGAGTCTCATTAAGATTTTTTATATTTTTTTCTGATAGTTTTCGGGTGCCCCATAGACGACCCTTGCTTAATCTGTTTCTATGTCGCTGTACGTTTCTTTCAACTTGTTTTGTAATATTATTATGTATATTTTTAGCTTTTCGTGTATTATTATTATTCATCTATCTAAAACGAATAAAAAAGAAGCCCCTCAATCACCGTTTTCTCAACCTCCACAAGCCATGCCTGAGAATCATTTACACCGTAAGAAATTGTATAATTCCCAGGTGTGAGCGACTGACACATTCCAGCAACATACTGAATCGGTTCATCCGCGACTACAAAAATCTTCGAAATACGCACAGGTTTTAACTCGGAATCTAACGTAATAAAACGGTGATAATAGTGACGCCCATCACCACCATAGTGTGAAAAATGCGCTACAATTATAAGAGCCTCGCTGGGAGCCACTGTTGACGACCAGGCAGATGGTGCAGCAGATCCACGAAGACCATCTAGTGTTATAGTGCCGGTTGACGTCCATTCTAGTATTTTTTCACCACCGATCGTAAAAACAGTGAATGGGTTGATGCGATAGATAAAGACCTCTTGTCCCTTCCATAGAAATGGAAGCCAGTTCTTCTGACATTCCGTATCCTCTCTAAATACTGGAGCTGTAAGAGGTGTTATTTTATTGACAGTGCGTGTGTCATAGTTGAAATCAACACGGACCATACGATTCATGTCCGTTTTTCCAAATTGGCGGGAGGTCGCAATTACAGAATTGGTTCCTAGCCATCTGCAATCCTCTACTCCATGAATATTTGTATCTCTGTTTATAACCATCTCTCCAGGAATTACGAGTTCCATCGGAGTCCGCCGATCTCTAAGAATTTCATAATTCGCCCCAAGATCTGCAATTACATTACGTGTAATTATATATCCATCCTGCGCTCTGTACGTGTAGTGTTGAGCGTTATTTGTCTCATAATTTGCAGTACGCATTGAAATTACATAGCGATCCCCATCACGCCGAACACATGGATTAAAAGGTCTCCAATATCCCTCTGCGAAGAAGGCTACATCTGCACCCGTTAGAGTGATTTGATGACGGCGCACTACTGGCATCTTTTCCTTGTACCATTTATAGAATTCTAGAATCTTATTGCGCTCAACAAAGTTCAGTGCTGAATTCATTACCTCCAAATCGAGACGATGACGAGCTCCCGCATGCGCTTTTACATAATACGCTATAATTCCGAGCTCCTCCCAGATCTGATAACGCATATCATTACTGCTTACAAAAAGAATATCATTATGCTTCACAGGTTTGAAAAGCTCCTTACCATCAACTGTCTCACCGTATTGAACCTGTATGAGCTTCTCAAGAAAGGTGTATGCTATAAAGTTCATGTTCGGCTGTTGGCGATAGTACGAAATCAGACGGAGTGCAGCCTCTGTACGATGATTACGAAGTTGCCAGGCCTTTAGCCACTCCTGTATACATTCTTCATAACGATTGAGATTTCTGAGACAATCACCCTTATAAAGATGCGCGATGTAGACTTCTTCTTCCCACCCCTTAAGTTCAATACGGCGTGAAAGCACCTTGATCGCATCTTCGTTACGCCCTAGTGACATGTACGTTTGCCCGAGATAGAAAAGTGTTCTGACATTATCTGGTTTTTCTTTGAGTTCATCCTCTAGAAGACGAGCATCACGAGGGTATTTATCGGCCTTACATCCCCCGTCACCAATATCGGTAATAACTGGTGCATTAAAAGATCCTACACGTTTTTCATCACAGCCCCAGTACTCGTGAGTGTACCCGATACAGATCCAGGGTGCTGAAACACGAAGTAGGCGGGTATTTTCATAGATAAGTCCGCCGTTTTGCTGTTGAAGATTGAATCCTCCATATGAGTCATCTGTATTCTGTAATTTCGCCTTGAGGCCTCCATCGTCAGATAGAACCATATCGGCATCGAGAAGAAGACCGTAGACATTCTTAGGATCCCAGTCAGTGAATCTAGCTACCCAATCTTTAAGACATTCAAAACTCTTGGTACGACTCTTGCCGAAATTTTCCCATGGATACTGGTAAATTCTTCCGGGAATTTTCATTTCTTCGAGCGCCTCCTTGGAAACTTTAATAGTTTCATCAGTGGATCCAGTGTCACATACAACAACCCCGTCGATCCATGATCTTACAGATGTAATAAGACGTTTCATATTGGCCTGTTCGTTTTTCACCATTGTTAGTAATACAATTTTGGGTGTCATACTGTTTATAATTTAAGTTAAATCATTAAGTACTTAGCGCGTAGGGATCCATCTTGGCGTAAAGCCTTAGCGCAAAGCCTTAGCGCAAAGCCTTAGCGTTACCCGGGTCTAAAGTGACTTCTTGCTCTTAGATAGAATGGCATCAGCATCTCGATCATTTGATACTGATATTTTACAAGTGAGAAAAGTCTTTGCTAGAACTCCTCAAAATGGATTTATCCCGTCATCACATGTACTTATTTCAAATGGGGATGGGAGTACAAGCTGGAATTCTGTGAGTTCTATTGTACCAGTTTCATCTTTTGGAATAGCATATGGTAATAATTCTGCAAACAAACTTTATGCGAATTTATTATTTAATACACTGCAGATTAGTACAACCGGTGTTGGAAACATATTCCAGTCCTATGTTGATCCGGTATCACGTGCACTGATGTTATCAAATGCTCTTCCGCCGTTTGCAGTGAGTCTCGGATCAGTTCCTGCAGTAACAACTGCAGCTGCAATAACTACACCAAACGCACAGTATCTTATACCGACTGGCACACTTTCTACAATAAAGTATTTCGGTGTAAACGACATACAATTATCCACTGTAACCACTCAGAATGCCATTTTCGTCTCTATTAGTTCTTTTACATCGGCAGGATACTCGACAATCAGTGGAGAGACCTTTAATTGGCGTCCTACACTATACAGCACTCTTTCAACTACATCTGGAATGGCATCCTTTGTAAGTTCTCTAAGGGTTGTTCAACCTGTTTCATTAACAACAATTCCAATGTCAACAACTGGCAATGATCTTTATTTCAGTTCTGTAACGTTCTCTGCAAATCATTTAATGAGATACATGGATAATCGTACTACAGCTTCATCGAGAATGTTTGTCGATTTAGAGCCATCATTGTTTTTCCCACCACTCTATCAAGTTTCAGGTGGCAACCAAAACGTAATTAAGGAAATTTCATCATACTTGGAATTAAACACTCCTACAAGTGGTCGCGTAATGTTTCAGGAAAGTATTAATACAAAATATTTAACATCGCAAATTATAAATACAGATTTATCAAATTACTTTAACACTTCGGTTCGTATGCAAATAAATCCCTATACTCTTCAAACAAATATAAATCTAAATTCCCCTAACACTGTAAATGTTACGGTGTATCATAGAATTGTAAATGGCCTTTCAAATCCAACAAATCCAGGATTCTTAGGACCCGTTGTCAATTATGATAATCGCACGTCCCAAGGGCTCTACGTCCAAATGATGAATAACACCCAGATTTATCCTTAGAACCCCTCCCGCTTCATTAGATCCTTCGCCCAATCCTCTAGTGCTCCCCGCACAATTGCAGTGGGACGATAAGGAAATGGTGATAAATAAACAGCATTCGACCAGTCCCCTTTACGGGCCCACGCCACATGCTTGTATCCTAGTTTCTGACTCACCGACCAAAAAAGCGCCTGCCCCTCCGAATTCTCTGCAAGATTTTCACGTATTTCTATACTCGTTTGCTGTGTACCTACAGGAATCTTTGTGTAAAGCCTCTTGCAAATTTGAGTATACCATTCATAGCATGCATGTGTCTTCCAAAGTGTTGCCTGAAAAGTGAATCCATACACATCCTTCGTTGCCTCTAAATAGTTCCAATTATCCTTAAATATTTTCAGTCCTTTTGGGCCAGGACAGGGCATTAACCTCGCGGATACTATATCATCAGTATCATCCATAGCCTCGAGAAGGTCTTTAATAACTTTCTCATCCATTCCTGCCTCAAGAATGAAATCATCCTGTAAGGGAAGACAGTATTTGAATTCTGCTACAATATCTTCCAAGGCTCCTCTACGACTTTCTAGAAAACCCGTCTGTTCGGATGTTAAGGCAAGAATCCGAACATTGAGACTTTGAATAATAGGATTCGCTGGCTCTTCTGTAGCCACTATAATAGGCCATTTGAGTCCAGATCCCCCGTATCTTCGTAGCATACCGACCATGAACGGTAGAATATAGTAATATTTTGGAGTTGAGTTAATCAAAATACAGACATCATTGCGGTTCATTAGTTAAAAATATGTCACTATTTTTTAGATAGGCCATTCATATGATAAATCCATATATTGTATGTACTTGGGCTCTTTTGCTATCAATATTATATCCTTTACATGGAATATCGACCTTTCCTATAAATATTCTATGTCTCTTTGGTTTGTTTGGTAAATCATTAACTGAAGTATCTTACCAATCGGCGTATAATTATTTTATGCATTTAGGACCATTTTTTTGGGTTCCATGGACTTTTCAAATTGAATCTATAATTTTATGTTTATTCTTTTTCTTTATTTATACAACATTAATGATAATATTATTTAAAAATCCTCTAGACTATTATTTGGATCTTGAACAACGTAAAGATCGCAAAGAACTTTACGTTAAAGCTTATAAAATTTTTGGATTTAATAGAACTCTTAAGTAATCCACGGCAATAAAACGTATATCCATACTAGAAGATGGATACTTTTACGATGTTATTCTGGCTCAGCTCATTACTTTTTATTGTCTTATCAGTTTATTTACTATGCTGTACGAAGAGGACACCCTTACTTTATGCGCAAATTGCATCCGGATGCGGAATGTTCGTAACTAGTAAGATTGGGCGCAAGTTTTTAGGATTAAAAGTCTATTAATATTAGCAACATAAATAAATGGTTCCTCCTGTACGCTGGTATCATCTTTTATCAGCCTGGATATTTATTATATCAGTCCTATATCCCCTGCATAAGATATCAACATTCCCTCTAAATTTATTAGCATTAGTTGGTATTACGACGCTAAAGGCTTCAGAATCTTTTATAAAAGGTCTGCATATTATTATAATCCATTTAATACCTTTTTTATGGATTCCCTATATAATAAATACGGAATCCATAATCTTATTTTTTGGAACAATTTTTGCCTATCTTGCTCTAATTGTTTTCTTGCGTGAGAATCCTTTTCAAATCTACACTGTTTTACAGGGCGAAAATCATAAGACCTATAAAGAATATATAGAGAGTAGATTTGGCGGTGGCACTTGATGGTAACGGTTTAAATGTTTGCCGATAAGTTCATACAAGATGCTTGCCAGACATCCAAGAACTGGTAACCCTATTCGTGTTATAAAATCCGAGGGCTCAGTATGGCGCGATTCTAAGACTCTTGTCTGGCTAGATGGATCAGAATCGGAAGAAAACTGGAGTCGCTATGATATTGCTGTTAGTTCTGTTGAGGCCTGGGTGAAAGTCCAGTCAAAAATGCCTATCACAGCTCTAATTCTTCTAGGTGATCTCGATATGGCCGAGGCCTGGATTCGTTCAGGAAAATCTTCGAGTGTAAAAGTTCTTGTTGTTCCAAAGAGTCTTCTTCTAAAGATTGGATACGCCGATCTTATTAAACTCCGTATTAGCAATATGCTATGTATAGATGAGGCCTTTGATATGTATCCATTTTTAGAGAAACCGTGGGATGGCACGGAGCATGATGCGCGTCTTATGACGGCACTTGTTCTCCGCTACGGACGCACTGCACCAATTAACTCTGCGTGTTCTGAGCGTACTAAGATTGCGGGGGCGCTTGGTCTATCCGTCTTAGATACACTTGTAGTTCCACCAAAGCTTGTACTTATTACACAGTATTACGTACCTGATAAGAAGCGTCGTGCAAATGAGATTGATCTTTCATTAAAGCGAAACGTCGAGTGCCCCTGTATTGATAAGATTGTCCTTCTGAATGAATCGATGCTAGAACTCCCTGTTAAATCCGAAAAAATCCATCAAGAAAATGTTGGAACCCGTCTTAGATTTGATATTGTTTTTAAGTGGATCTATGAGAAGGGCTCTGCAAATACTGTCTATGTTATTGCAAATTCTGATATTTACATGGATACATCTCTAGATGTAGTCTGGTCGATTGATATGAAGGATCGGTTTCTATCACTTTTGCGGTGGGATGATTCAGATCGCCCCGATGAAAAGCCGACACTTTTTGGCCCACGTGCAGATTCTCAGGATACCTGGATTGTTTCATCAGATTCCTTAAAATCGAGAACATGGGACTGGGACTCTCTCAATATACCCTTTGGTAAGGGTGGCTGTGATAATGCGATTAATGTTGAGATGCTTCGACAGAAATTTCTTGTTGTAAACCCCTGTCTAACTATTATTACGCATCACGTTCATACCAGTGAATATCGCACGTATGATCCAAAGGATATTGTCGATAAGCCAGTCTACATGCACGTAAATCCTACTGGAATCCATGATCTCAAGCCAGAAATGAATCTACCTGGCACACCCTTCAAGACACTTGAAGTAAACGCTTCTGTGCCAATTCTTAAAGGGCCTTCTGCCACACAGAAAGAGACTTTTTACACGATGTTGGAGCGTTCAAAAGTTATTAAAAAGTCAGATGGTATTATTGTGGGTGATCGCAAAATCCCACTTTATAAGTTTTCAAATATTATTGAAAGTTGTGACGGACTTGTAAGTACGTACAACTCAATATACATTGGAAATTCAAAAACTGTATCAGATGCGTGGTCTGTAAAACAGATGAATGTTGTTTCTCCATGTGTCGATGTTGATATTGCACTTGTAGCCTATTTATCTGATGAAATTGCAACCAATCCTTACAGATACATGCTAGAGTATCTTGGAAAGATTCTCGTTTTACAGGATGTATCTAAGGGAGGTGAATTTCTTGCTATTAATAACGATGTAACAAAGGATGTTCTTAATCTTTTTAACTGGAAGGCGCCGACAATTCCTGTTCTTGCCCGTGATTTAGGATTTCAAGCATGGTGTAAAACTGCATATGTATGGTACAGGAGCGATGCACCTGAATGTATGCCGACACCACAGGAAATTACTGCCCTAAGAAATGCGTTCCAATTCAAATGGGATAACTCGCCAAGTGACGACGGACGTATTTTATGTCTTATTGACGGGATCTGGATTACTGAAAAACTTATCATCGATTTAGAGGAGAAAATAGGGGGAGATGGTATGAAATTCGTAGCTGTTAGAGAGGCTGATACACTTTTGGAGCTGGTTGAGAAATTCAATGGTGCCACGGGGCTGTTAACGTTTGCGAACAATCCCATGAATGCACTTTCATGGCTACTACCAAACAAGGCGAAGGTATGGGAGGTTCAAAGTGAAATTAAACCGTCAGTTGATCTCTTGCATCTGTCTCATGTAGCTGGTCTAAACCATACACTTCATATTGTAGCTCGGCAAAATCCTCAGAATGATATCGAGAGACAGATGCTCCTATCGGCAATGTGTAAGGCTATTGATGGTCTTGTTCTTACACCCCCACCGAAATCTGTAGCTGTAGCACCCCAGCTTCCAGAAATTAGAATGCCCGCCTTCAATCTAGAGGGGTTTTTCGCTCATACAGGTGATTCATTTCGTGAAATTGTGAAAATGTGGGGAGAAAGGAAGTATGTTAAAATTAAGGAATGTGAAGTAAACAATATATGGTTAGGTGAAACCCTTTTGTACGATCGTCCAACACTCAAGTGGCTAGAGGCATCACCATCTGTAGAACAGAAGTGGAAACACGCACTTTTTGGAAATCCCGCCCCTCCAGAGGGGGGTCGCGCATGGTCTTTTTGGCCCCGCCGACCCCGTATCGTGGAAGAGCTAGTAGGTCGTGGTACCGCGACGAAAGACTTTAATAGTCGTACACTAGGTACAGTCTTCTATGGGCGCTCCGAAAATGCCGTTCAGAAGGCCAATCGCACGATGCACGATTGGGCGCCAGCATGCGATGACTACGTTCATCTAGAGGGCTCTTCTACTCCGTATCCGTATAGCCATCGCGAGTATCTTGAGCGTCTTTCAATGGCTCGCTGGGGTCTCTGTCTTGCTGGATTTGGAAAGAAGTGCCATCGTGAAATTGAGTGTATGGCAATGGGCTGTGTTCCTGTAGTTGCACCAGAGGTGGATATGGTAAGCTATGCAGATCCACCCGTCGAGGGGCTCCACTACATTCGCGTACAGGGCCCTGCCGATATGGCTCGGTTGAAAGATATAAGCCCCGAGGAGTGGGAGAAGATGTCGTCGGCATGTAAGGCCTGGTGGTCGAAGAACTCTTCTGTGAAGGGTCTGTGGGAACTGACCCAGAAATTGGCCCCCGTCTAAGCAATCACATATTTTACCTAAACAGGATGGCGTCTGAACGCTCAGGACTCCTCTCGGAAGGTGCTCTTTATGAGAGTCTTGCGAGAGGAAATAAGGACCTTTATTTTATTGGTTCTGGATTTACTGACACGGTAAATCCTTTTGAATCACGTTATCAACGTGGGCCAGGGTTCGTAAATGAACTTCGTCGCACTGTTCCATTAAACGCTGTTGACTTTGGCCGTTCTTGCGAATTCGAGTTCGATATTGCGGGGGACGTTTTTCTTGAAACAACATTGATAATTGATCTTCCGACATGGTTACCTGCAGTCGAAGCAGGGCTTAATCAAGAATCCGGATATTCTGTTTTAGGAAATTCTGGAGAGGGCTATGGCTATACTCGTGGAATCGCCTATTTTTTATTCTCGAACATCCAGATTTATCAAGATAAAATTCTTCTGCAAGAATTCAGTGGGGATACACTATGGGCCTCACGACTTTCTCGCGGATCCTTAAACTCAGCCTATCTTGATAATTTTCTTACAGGCATGAGTGATGTATCTGGCTCCCCTGTTTCACTTTCACGCCAGGCAACTCCTGGTCGTCTTCGCTTAACTTTACCAATGATTGGTGGAAAACGTGGAACTCCGTCGATTGGTATGAAACAACAGGCGTTCCGCTTGAAACTCACATTGAGACCATTAGAAGAACTCGTCGAGTGTTCTGACTATGCAGTAGTCTATCCAGCTCCATGGAAGCTTAATGCGTTTACGGTATCGAGACCTGATAATTCATCTTATACGGTCGCACCTGTTCCAAGAGAACTCATAGGAAAACCACAGATATTTCTCGAGACACGTCATGTTTATTTGGACCCTGATTCACGAAAAGGTATGGCAGATGCAGAACATGAAATACCGTATTCCATTTTTTATGAAAATCAGATCACATTTGGTGGTCTTGATTATTCAGGGGCGAACGAAGCAGCTGCCTCATTTCCGGGATTTGTCAGAGATCTTGATGCAACTCATACAGCTAGTCGTATATTCTGGTTTTTCAGAACACGAGATGATTTACAGCGGGGGCGTCGGTGGGCCACGTCATCCTATAAGAATCCCTATTATCAGGATGTTACCTTTCTAATTGCAGCGCGCGATCGTGAATCTCTCGCAGGACCTGCTATATGGAATACGCTTGTACCTTTTGCAAAAGAGGATCGCGATCCTGGATTTGCAATTGGAGAAATGAACTGGGATCTGGGGGCAAGTCTTCCAATGGATGAACGGGTGCCAGAGGGATCAATAAACTTTTCAACAGCAGAGAAACCGGTCTTTTACTTTCATGTTCGTCCACCGAATCTAGATCAACCCTTTTTAACACAGGTGGTCGAAGTAATGGTCGTTATAGAATCTTGGGCTCTCTACACGATTAATAATGGGCGGGGGTATTTTAAGTTTAGCAATTAACATCATAGTATAGAATGAGTAAACAGCCTCTAGGAACAATAACAACACTCTTGGATCTCACGGATCGTGACGCCCAAGAGAATTATTTGTATCCGCTGGGTTCGGAGACGACCCGTTTTTCCAGAGCCAGAGAGCGAAGAGTTGTTTCATTTACTCCACAACTTCAAACAATTCTCTTTCGAGGTCCGGCTGCCTTCGGTCAACGATTTACCTTTGATATCGGATCTCTTCTTGTAGGTGATCTCATCTACAGCGCTGCCTTACAAATAAAACTCAACCATTGGCTTGATAAAAGAACTTTAAATATGCTAGCGGCGGGCGAATATAGATACACCGATGTGTCAGGGGCATGGGAGTATGCAAACGGGCTCGGCGCATCATGCATTGCTAGTGCCGAACTTGAGATTAATGGAAAAACATTGGAGACGATTGATGGTGATTTTATAAGGGCATGGGGTCTTCTCTCAGAAACTTACAATACACAGGTTGGAGTTTCCTACGATCATTTGGGCTATCTTCCCCTACCAATTCTTAAACAGGTTGGTGTAGCAAATGGCCTTATACCAACTCCTCGTATTTTTCCAACAGAAGATGGTTATATTCACTGTCCTTTACATCTTTTTTTCGGGCGGGTCAAATATCAGGAAGCACTCTCTCTTATTTCAATAAAAGAGGGCAATGTTCGCCTGCATGTTACTCTTAGACCATTTTCGGAGGTTGTTAGACAGGTGCGGGGATACAGAGATTCGTGTACTGCTGTGCCGATTAACACTACAATTTCATTTACTGATAAGACTGGTGCAATTATAAACATTCCGACTATTCCAACAGTACCTTCACTTGAATCAGTCTCTCTTATTACATCTGGGGCGATTCTTAATGGCGATTACCGCCAGACACTTCTTAGAAAGCCATACGAAGTTCTTCATAGAGAGTTACAGACCTTTTATTTTGATGAACCGATAAAGTATGCAATTAGTAAAAGGGTTGAGAACTTAATTACAATACAATTACCTATAGAGGCGAATCATCCTGTAGAGGAAATTATATGGTTTATACGCCGTAAAGGTGTATCATTAAATAATGAGTGGTTAAATTGGACGGACAAATTGGAGACGGAATGGCCGGTGGGGAGTGATCCTAAATTCATGACAAAACCTCTCTTAGTTTATGCAAAAATCCAGGTGAATGGAATTACGCTTATAGAGGCGGAGGAGCAATATTTTAGACAACAAATTGCATCCAAGCATTACGGGGGATCTTCCGCGTATTCAAATTATATTTATGGCATTTCTTTTGCTGAAATCCCAGGAGCTCATCAGCCTACTGGATCTATAAATGCATCTCGCGCAAACTCTTTAAGAATTACTCTTGATATACGGCCTCCTGGAGGAATTCTAGATGCCTCTTGGGAAATTAAAGTGTTTTGTAATGCAATTAACTGGATGCGATTTGAAAATGGATTAGCGAATCCTGTGTTTGAAGATTAATGCTTCTTGAGCCCTGAACCGTGGGCCTTCGGAACTTTTGGACCAGGGTGCTTTCCAGCAGCCCCTTTTATATTTTGTGCGCTCTGTTTTACATACGTCCAATACATAAATGCTAAAAGAAAGAATCCAAGACCAACAGGTAACACTATTAATAAGGAAAACCCACTAATATTATCATACATTTGTCCCGTATCTGTATTGCTAGGTGTTGTGTATGCTAGTACGGTAAAAGTAATTGTAATAATTAAACATACAACTCCTAAAGATATCATAGTTGATAAACCCAGATCTGTAATAAATCTCATTTCTTTAATTAAGGATCATATTTTTGGCACAACATGCCAAGTACTAGACTTTACCTTGAGATAATCCCATATGAATTAGAGCAAATAATCCCATTAGTATTAATGATATTAACATTGTAATAGGACAAAACACCCATGTAGTAGTTAATACTATAAGTTTACTTGCCATTTCTGCACTAGTAAACAATGATACATCGTTTGGAGGCGGAATTACAGTACCAAATGGCGTTCCTGTAATAAAATATGTTATTCCAAATAATACAATAAGTGATACAAAAAATGCGAGACCAGATACATAAAGTAAGATTTTATCGGCGCCTTTTATAAGACTTATAATGGCCCCCATTTCTATAATAGGCGTCTAAAATAAGGAATCCACATACTATAGAAATGGTGGCCTCACTCTTAAGAGTTCTTCATAGTGGAATACAGAATTCACGACTTCTTCCTCCGAAGGGTCAGCCGAAGATCGAGCTCTTTTCAAAAGTCTTAGTTCGTGCAGGTCGTTTCACGACTCAATGGGTCCGTCTCGATTTTGATACGAATCCGACCTTTGGATCAAAGGCCGTTATAACTATTCCTAGAAAGGGGCATCTTGTTGGCAGACTGTATTTAGTAACAACAATGCCTGATATTTTTACAGCTCAAGGTACGGCCAAGAGGCTTGCAACGACCTCGGGAAAAACATTTGCAGGTCCACAATTCACATGGACGAATTCTCTCGGAAATGCTATCGTTCAGGAGGCAACAATTGACATTGGTGGATCACGCGTAGAACAAATTGACGGACAACTTCTAGAGGTCCTCGACGATTTCTACACACCTCTAGAAAAACTTAATCTTGTCAATAAGATGTTACAGCGTAATATGACAAATTTTCCACAATTTTCGACAGCGCTTCCTGATCCAACCTATACACCTCTTCCCTTCTGGTTCAGTCGAGGAGATCCTGGTGTCTATTTACCGGTTGATGCAATTGCATTTGATACTGTTAAACTTACAGTTGAATTTTCAGCTCTGAATGCTCTATATGTAAGTTCCGCTAAAGTTGCAGTTGATAGTAACGCTCAACAAGTCGCAGGTTCAGGATATTATCCACTTTCAAAATCACCGTTTTACGTCAATGATCCAAACGGATCAATTATGTATGGTCTAGGTGGATTTCCATCAGTTGGAACTAGAGTATCGGCAATTCCAGGTATAGCAATTCCAGATATTTTACAGTTAGGTGATACCTATGTAATGGCCGAATACATCTATCTAGACGCACCCGAAGCCAACAGATTCCGCATTTCAGATATAGAAATTCCTATAACCCAGCATTATGCATTTGACCCCTTTGATACAAATGGATCAATGCGGGCCACAATACCTCTTCGTATTCCTAATCCAACGCGAAATATTCTTTTTTACGCACAACGATATGAGGCGCCGATGTTTAATGCACCCTTTCTTGCTACACGTGATCTATCAGGCGCTGATGCATCAGGGGCGCCTTGGTGGCCTAACGCATACCCTATAAATGCACGGGCACCTGGTCTATTGATACCGGCATTTCAATTTCGAGATTCTGAACCCCTTTCATCTGCAATGCTAGTTTATGAGGGCAATCTTGTACGTTATGTTACAACTAGCCCATCTGTATTTCGATCGTTAATACCATCATATGAAATGAAAAAATCACCTTTTGTAAACAGATATTACTACAATTTTCATTTTGGTCTAAATCATGGAAACACACCCCCCTCTCTACCCTCAGGAGAGGCAAACCTTGATAAAATTCATACAATTGCACTAGATCTTGAATTTAAACCCTTCCGTGGCGCCCCACATTCAACCCAGGTTCCGCGCTACATTGTGTATGTATGGGCTCAGACTTATAATATTTTTAGAGTGTATGGTGGGCGTGCTGGTATGATGTTTGCGTATTAATTTTGGGCGTTAGCCTGCATGACAGTAAATCACAAAAGATGCATCGCAAATAATGTCAATATCAGTTTTAAGATAGAATTTTTGGATCCACCCAAGAGTTTTATCGAAGACTTCCCCGTCATTAGTTACGTCTTCAAAATTATAGATAGTACCCTCATAGTCCTTCAAAAACCAGTCTCCACCTTCTTCGTATATTGACTGAACCACACTAAATCCATTTGCATTGTAAATGTACTTCATCTCCTGTTTATTATTTATTTTTTTAGGTGTCGCAAGAATCGTCCTCAACTGTAAATGATGCTCTACTATTTACAACCCTATCATGCTGAAGTGCATCTGCAATATAAACACCAGTATTCATCACTTTAATTGCATTTTCCGCAACACACTTTGTATTTTGCGGAAAATTATGCATAATTTCATATATACTAATACTTTTTGTAAGATTATTCTTTTTTACAGGTATCAGCCAAACCTTTGTAGCCGTATCATATACAAAGAATTTGCGATTTATTTTGGAACCGGTATCAAGAGTCCATCCAACCTCGATGAGCCCACTTGATCGTTTAACATGAAATTCCTTCAATAGTATATTTGTAAAGTCCTTTAGTGCATGATGCTCCATTGCATAATCAACAGGAATAATACCTTCACGATGCATAAAAGCGTTTGAATCTCTTTCCGCATACACATAGCATGAAAGGCATGCCTTTATACCATAGCTGTGGCGGATTTCAAAAGATTTTACATCTATTTCACTATAACAATAGAGGCAATTATCAGGTACCATTGCCAGCGATTCTGGAGATAGGGCAATATCCATTGTTTTCAGTGGTATTAGGCTATTTTTCTTCAAATTTTTCTTGACACAACACATAAGGCGGTAACCGATATCCGCTAATAAAATTCGATTAAAATATTAGGGTACACGATAATTACGAAATGGCATCTTTACTTATTGTTGAATCACCCGCAAAATGTTCCAAAATTCAGGGATTTCTTGGACCTGGTTGGAAAGTCATTGCTACAATGGGGCATATTAGAGCCCTTGACGAGGGTCTCGATGCTATAGGTCTAGAGCGCGATTTTGAACCTCGTTATACCTTTCTAAAGGATAAGAGTAAGGCTATTCAGCAGATAAAGGCGTGTGCGAAAGAGGCCACACAGGTATACCTAGCGTCAGACGACGATCGTGAAGGGGAGGCCATTTCATATTCAGTAGCAGTTCTACTTGGTCTCCCGTTAGATACGACTCCCCGTATTGTCTTTCATGAAATTACAAAGGATGCGATTACAACTGCTATAAAAAATCCGAAACGACTCAATCTTTCTCGCGCGCACGCTCAGCAGGCCCGTGCAATTCTAGATATGATGGTTGGTTTTACAATTTCACCTCTTCTCTGGAAATTCGTGGGGGGTGGGCTTTCTGCTGGTAGATGTCAAACACCTGCTCTTCGTCTAGTCGCCGAGAGGGAATCTGATATTGTCACTTTTAAAACAGAGACTACTTGGATTGTTAGCGGTACATGGCAAAGTGATACTGGATTTAATGCGCGTCTTGAGGATCCACTAGAGGATCAAGAATCCGCTATGAACTATCTTGAAAATATTTATAATGAACCTGAGGGAATCGTGTCGTCAGTTGATGATAAGGATACATCTGTATCTGCACCAAAACCTCTTATTACCTCGACCCTACAGCAGGAGGCATCTGCTCTGTATTCATCACAGCCCAAAATAACAATGCAAATCGCTCAGAGGCTCTATGATACGGGCTATATTACCTATATGCGAACTGATTCAGCTGTTCTATCAGATGAGGCAAAAAAGGCGGCAGAAGCATTTGTTCGTGTAACTTACGGAGAGGCGTACATTGCTTCCACGACACCCTCTAAACAAATGACAAAGAAGAAAGTTGCTGGAGCTCCACAGGAGGCTCATGAGGCAATTCGTCCTACGCATATTGATATTACAGGTCTACCAGAAGATGAGGATTGGTCGGCAATTGATAGGAAAATCTACAAACTTATCTGGAACAGAACAGTTCAGAGTGTTATGGCGCCGTGTAAAGGAGAAGAGCGCACGGTGCGATTTCTTGCCACAGGAGATTCAAATGAAATGTATTGGAAGGCTGGGTGGGAGAGAACACTCTTTCAGGGTTGGAAGAAGGTAGCGCAACCTCTTGCAGATCTTGATGAGGATGATGGCAAGGATGTTGGCGTGGCTCCTTCAGGGGCCTGGACTCTCGGTCAGAGTTTAAAGGTGGGTTCAAAAATAAACTGGACCGAACTAAAGGCAAATCCAAAGGATAGTAAGGCGCAGGGACGTTTTACAGAGGCGACTCTCGTACGTGAATTGGAGCGTCGTGGTATCGGTCGCCCGAGTACGTTCGCTTCTCTCGTAGGTACAATTCTTGACAAGGAGTATGTTGAGAAAAAGGACACACCCGCAAGAGATATTCGTCTAGTAAATTATCAAATAAATTCGGTGGGTCAGTGGCCTCCAATGAAGATTGAATTAACGAAAAAGACTGGTGCAGAAAAGAATAAACTTGCGCCAACTGCGCTCGGCAAATCTGCACTGGAATTCTGTGTTCGTGAGTTTGAAACACTCTTTGATTTTGGATTTACGAAACAAATGGAGGAGCGTCTAGATCGTATTTCAGAAGGAAAGGAGCAGTGGAAGGATCTCTGCCGTGATACCTGGGACTCCTTTAAAGATCATTACACAGAACTGAAAGGGCAAAAGGGTACACAGGTTCAGTCAGCGCGTACTATTGTCTTTAGCTCGGGTGTTAAAGCCGTTCAATCAAAGAAGGGTCCAATTCTTCTTATTGAGGGTGCAAATAAAGATGATACAGTCTTCTATGGTTGGCCGGCGGGTGTTGCGTTCTCTGAGATTACAGAAGAGGTTGCAACAGCTCATGTGGAGGGGCAGAAAAAGGATAAAGAAACCTCTGAAATTGGCGAGTACAATGGGAATCCTATGATATTACGAACGGGCCCTTTTGGTAAATATGTTGTGTGTGGTACTGTAAATATTCCTTGGAAGGACGGTGATACTTCTGATACGATTAGTAACAGGATTAAGGAGAAGACTGAAAGTGTTCTCCATACACTAGGTGGGTTCGAGTTCCGGCGTGGACCGTATGGTGTTTACATGTTTAAGAAGGAGGGCGCGAGTAAAACACGGCAATTTGTAAGTGTTCCATCAAATGTTGATCCGAAGGCATTGACTGTAGAGGCAGCAATTAAAATATATCAAACAGGTCTACAGCAAAAAGCGAAGGCTAAAGCTTTTGGTAAGAAAAAAAATGGTAATTAATAGGGACTGTTCGAATGAATAGTAAGACATCTGACGATGTAACAAATATGCCAGTTTATGTGATTAATATGAAAGAGCGTAAGGATAGATGGAAACGTTTTATGTCACAGGAGGCAATACCTGAATTCAAGCACCTTCATCATGTTTTTGGTGTAAATGGAAAAAAGCTTGATTTTCGCAAAGATAAACGGATCTCAATGGGAACAAAATTGCGTATTTATCGGAACTACCGGCGTTCTCATTATGAAATTGCCACTCTCGGAGCAATTGGAGCTACAATTAGTCATGCGAATATATGGAAAACTTTTTTAAGATCAAATGCGCCAGTGTGTATTGTAATGGAAGATGATGCAGTTTGGACGCATGAAGATATTGAAAGAGTAAATGAGGAGTACAAAAAAATTCCTGAAAACTGGGGACTATGGGTGCTAGGTTATTACCATAACACGCTTGTTATAGAACATATGAAGGATCCAAATGAGGGATGGGATAAGATATACAACTTTAGCGGGGCACATTCTTATATGATAACGCGTAAGGTCGCAAAACAACTTCTAGAGGATGTGTATCCGATCGATACACACATCGAATTCTACATAACAGGCTCATCAATTATAAAGAATTTTTTAATACTTAATAATCCAAATGTCTATATTAACTATTTTAGAACTTTTGTGGGGCCTCGTGTAAGTACAAGTGACTCGAATACTTCACAGCATAAAAAGGATGGCTGTCCGACATGTGATATGCCTGATGATTATAAGCAATTATACAAACACTTTACAAGAACTAAAGACAAGTCTATGGTTGTAAGTGATGTTGTCTATGGGAAACAGTCGAATGAAATACTTACGTTTAAACATGCAACGACCAGAAAAAATCGGCGTAAGGATTAGGGGGTGTCAATTATGACAATACAATTGTATATATCTGATACTACAATTATATTAGCAGTATTTGTTGCCTTGTTTATTATACTTTATGTGCGAAAGAATATTGAGTTTACTAATAAGAATCGATTAGCACCTTTTCGTGAGCCGTTAGTACCTGAAGAATTCTGGAAAGTTTGTAGACGATCAGAGTCTATTACAATTGTGTGGATAATTCGTCATTATCTTCCTGATTTTAAAGCTGGAGCTGAATCTATGGCATATGATATTAATAAATATTTAGTTGAAGTACTCGGTTGGAAGGTTATAGTAATTGTCCCACACAGTTCTGTGGGAAGCTATGGGGGAGTTGAAATACTACAATTCTACCAAAAAACGGAAATTGAATTGGCAATTTCAAAGGCGCATTGTATATTTTCACAGTATCAAGTAATTGAAACAGCTGCAATTACGTGTGCGCGTTCTAAGAAGCCACTTGTTCTTTTTGCGCATGATGATAGTCTAGGGCCATGGATTGTGAAGGCTAAGTCTATTCATAATAATGTAAATATAGTAAACAATAGTGAATGGATTGCAAACATAAATCGGCAATACACTCTTAATAGTTTTGTGTTAAATCCGCCGGTTGATTGGAGGCGTTATATAACTTATTCTGAACGGAGATACATTACTTTAGTAAATATGAATGGAAACAAGGGCGCGGAACAATTCTTTAAAATTGCTGCGGCACTTCCTGAGTACGAATTTTTAGGTGTTGCGGGTTCTTATGCAAAACAGATGTTACTTCCTTTAAGTTCAAATGTAACACTTTGGAAGTCACAGAGTGATATGAGAGTTGTTTACAATGTTACAGGTATTTTATGCACGCCGTCCAAACATGAATCATGGGGGCGAGTGGCAATTGAGGCCTGTGCGTCTGGTATTCCTGTAATTGCTTCACCTACTGCTGGATTAAAAGAGGCACTAAGCTACGCGGGAATTTTTGCGGAGCTTGATGATATTGCTACATGGGTTCAGATAATTCGGAAACTCAAAACAGACCCTCTTTACTATAAAAAATATGCGGAACTTACTGTAAAACGATCGCACGAACTGGATCCGAAATCTCAGCTTGATAATTTTAAAGTTTGGGTTGAGGAACTTTAGAGGGCGCGGGCACTTGGCGGTAAATTTGAAACTCACTACTGCAGATAAAATATATTAGAATGAATTCTACAGCAGTTGGTGTGAAGGGTTCAGATGTTTACAGCCCTGATGGCATTAATTCAGATCTTCTTGTAGCATACATGAAGGCCGTACGCGGGGCTTCATATGCTGATATCAGTGCGTGGCAGGACAAGGTGCTGGAGGTAGATACGAATAAGGCCTATGCAGATATTGCAGTTCTTGCCTTTCAGACACGTGATATACGGGGTGGTAAGGGTGAACGTGAAATCTTCTATATGATGATTAAGAACCTCGCATCCTACGATTATGATCTTGTGAATCGTCTAATGACTCTTGTTCCAGAGTATGGATCATGGATGGATATTATTCATCTGAAGGCAGACCCTTGGGCCAATGATTACTTTCAGCTGGAGACGAACAATATGATTCTTAAACAACTAAAGGACGATGAGCTCGCCCTCCGAAATGGACGGATTGTTGAGATTTCACTTCTGGGAAAGTGGCTTCCACGCGAGGGCAATAAATATGATGCAGTAGCAAAGAGTATTGCTACATTTGTATGGGATAAGGATCCAAATGGTCGTGTAGCCCCTACTCCTATGGCATCATACCGCAAGCGTACATCCGCTCTAAATCGTGCACTAAAGACAGTTGAAGTGTTTGAATGCGCTAATCGTTGGGATGAGATTGATCCTAAGATGGTACCAGGGCGGGCGCGGGAAATTAAGTTGCGTGCCTATCTGAATGAGACAAAGAGTGGCATGCTTCGTAATACTGATGATAAGCGCTTGGCATGTCGCGATAATTTTAAGATGTTCCTCAAGAGAGTCGCGGATGGAGAACTGAAAATCAACGGCGCGAATACTATCTATCCGCATGAACTTGTAAAGGGTATGCTTATGAGTATGAGTGACGATGAAACGACTGCCCGAAATGCTGTTTGGGCTTCAATGATTGCGGAAGTAAAGAAGCTCGGTGGTCTTGGTTCAAGTGTTGCAATGTGTGATTTTAGTGGGTCAATGCAGACGAATGCGAGTCTACCTTACTATGTTTCTATGGCAATGGGTCTGATGATAGCTTCACTAAACACGGGACCCTTTAAGAATCGGTTTATGACGTTTGATTCGAATCCCACTTGGCATACTATTCCTGAGGGGGCTTCATTGAGTGAATCTATAAACACTATTAATCAGTACATCTGTCAGGGGCTAAGTACTGATTTTCAGAAGGCAATGGATCTTATTCTAGAAACTTTGAAAACGGAGCGCGTCCCTCCTGGTTCTGAGCCAAAGAATCTGATTGTTATTACTGATATGGGGTTTGATAGGGCATGCGGGACAAATGAGGATAGCTCTTTTACAAACAACAGTTATAAGAATGTTGTAAAGATGGCGCCGTGGCAGACACATTATCAGATGATTTGTGAAAGCTTCAAGCGTGCCGGCGAAAACATGTGGGGTGCAAATGGGGGCTGGGTTACTCCAAAGATTGTTATTTGGAATGTGGCAAGTTCTTATACAAATGACTTTCATGCAACTGCTGGCGAGGAGGGAGTTATGATGCTTTCTGGGTGGAGCCCCAGTCTCTTTAAGGTTCTGTGTGAAAAGGGTCCTCAGAGCATGACATCAAATGAAATGCTTCGCGCCCAGCTTGATAACGTTAGATATGATCCAGTACGAAAGGTTGTATCAGAATGGGCGGAGGGGGGGTGGCGTTTGTGCTAACATGGGGATCTAAAGGCGGTGTAATATGATATATTGGACATCTTACAGCAATACTATTATCTATAATAATTCAGATGTCCGTAACATTATGTGCCAAATTTGAAAGTGTAACAAGACGACACTATTTAAAATTGGGGGGGGAAGTTCTATGTCATCATACAGCAATACGTGTAATTATATATTATTTATTAGATGGCAGTTAGTTGGAGCTTTTGAATCGTTTTATTAAAGCGATTCAAAAGATCTTTTTATTAGATATTATGCCATATACGCCTCTGGATCAATCACTTTTAGTACTATGTTTGCACTAGAGCCTGTAAACTTTGGGAGTGATATGTGGGCGTTTCTATCATAGCGTGCAAAAGGTACAATTGTTAATGGGAGTTCTTCGCCAGTATTAACCCAGTTAGAAATATGCTGTTGTATTTGTTTAGAACCACTGTCATCCGAATCAATACCAACAGTGCGTAACTTTTTAAGAATTGTGATTCCCTCCTTGAGCCGATCTTCCTTTGTTTTTTCTACTGGCATATATATACTACAGAATACATTATTGTTTAACCCAACACATTAAAAACAGAAGGTGGATGCTGAAGTGCCACATGTAGCACTATTCTGTCGACCCACTGTAACTTCATAGCGTTGTTCGTAGTCTGTAAAATTTTTAACACAGCCCGCTAATTGAAGAGTGCTCCCACATGCATTGTAATTACACGCAGACTGTTTAGAAAGTGTAGTTGTTACGTAATTGTTCCATATCGTTTTACTCATATCGCGTTTTATTTTATCACTAGCGTTCATTCTATTAGAAGTATGACAAAAAGGCCTATAGACAAATCTAGTTTAAAAACAGACATGTGTGGGATATGGGCCACCTTCGGAAAAAATTCAAAGATTGAATCATGTAAACGGGCATTAAAGTCTCTTGAACCGAGGGGACCAGAGGGCTCCGCGCATGTTGTTTTTCCAGACGTTGGAATTCTAGGATTTACGCGTCTTGCAATCAACGGTTTAACAGAGGCTGGAATGCAACCCATGAAAATGGGTAATGTTACATGGGTAGTAAACGGAGAGATATACAACTGGATGCATCTTAACAAGGAGTATAATTTGGGTTGTAATTCTGGGAGTGATTGTGAAGTTGTTGGGGCAATGTATAATATTTTTAGATACAGAAATCTAGAGGATATGTTTCGACTTTTCGATGGTGTTTTTGCGTGTATTATTGTCGATGAAGATCTCGGACAAATTGTAGTTGCACGAGATCCATATGGTGTTCGTCCGCTATACAAGGGATTTAAACGACACTCTAGTTCAAATACGGAAGTGTTGTTAGAACAACTTTATTTTGGAAGTGAGTTAAAAACAATTATACATGATACATCGGCCGTTTCTCATTTTGATCCGGGAAGATTTGAGGTGTATGATATAGATACACTTAATTTAAAATACGCTGCTTTCTATCATTCAGTTTCTTTAATGAAAATTCCAGCATTTTCACAGATTGATGTTGCAACCAATGCAGTACGATTTGCGTTAGAGGATGCAGTAAAAAAACGTATGTTAACTGACAGACCCTGTGCTGCACTCCTTAGTGGAGGTCTCGATAGTAGTCTTATTGCATCGCTTGTTTCAAATGAATTGCGAAATGCTGGTGCAGAGCCGTTAAAAACATTTAGTATTGGAATGGCTGGAAGTTCTGATCTGGCGCATGCCAGACTTGTTGCGAAATGGATTGGTTCAAATCATACAGAGATAATTATGACACCTGATGAATTCTTTTCGGCCGTTCCAGATGTAATACGTGATATAGAGTCGTATGATACAACGACCGTGCGGGCGTCTGTTGGAAACTGGTTGGTAGCTCGAGAGGTTGCTAGAAGATCTGACTGCAAGGTTCTTTTTAATGGGGATGGGGCAGATGAAGTGTTTGGCTCGTATCTATATTTAAATAATGCTCCTTCTGAAAGAGATTATGAGAAAGAGGTTGTAAATCTTTTACATAATATTCATACCTTTGATGTTTTAAGAAGTGATCGTTCTATTTCATCGCACGGTCTTGAACCTAGAACACCATTTTTAGATAAGGGATTCGTTCAAACTGTTATGTCGATTCCTCTAAAGTATCGTCGGCCGGTAAAGGATAAAATGTGTGAAAAATGGCTTTTACGCAAAGCATTTGATGATGGTGTAACTTTACCTCCTGAGGTTCTTTGGAGAAGAAAAGAGGCCTTTAGTGATGGTGTTTCTGGGGAAAAGTCGTGGTATGAAATCGCTCAAGAAAAATCGGCGAAACTGGTTCCATCTGGATGGGAAAAAATAAAGTTTGTTGAGAATGTTCCAAGAACTCCTGAAATGTTTTATTACCGTAGTATTTTTAATGATTTGTATGGATTGTCAATTGCTACGGTGCCTTTTTTTTGGATGCCTAAATGGTCGAATACATCTGATCCATCGGCGAGAACTTTGAGTATTTACTAGCGCAACCTTAACCCTCGATGGTGGGAACAGGATTGTTAGGGACAACATTATCTGGGATAACGTTATCGGGGATAACATTATCGGGGATAACATTGTTACGAATAATATTATCATTAAGATTATTATCATTCAGATTATTCATATTATTAAAGATTAGATTGGAAAGCTCTGGATTGGGAGGCTCTGGAGGAGCAGTCTCGGTGACCTCAGCAGTCTCGGTGGCCTCGGTGGTCTCAGTAGCCTCAGCAACCTCAGCAGTCTCAGCAGCCTCAGCAGTCTCGGTCTCAGCAGTCTCGGTGACCTCAGCAGTCTCGGTGGCCTCAGCAGTCTCGGCCTCAAGCTCAGTATCATTATCAGGCTCATAGACTGTGTTAATCTCATAATATGAATTAATCTCCTTATGATTAAATGTGTAAACCGAAAGACAGCCGAGTAGCCCGCTGAGAAACACGTTTAGCAGTACAAGACGAAGTGGATTATAACTCGCTGAAACATAAACACTTGCAGTTAGATGAGCTGAAAGAACAGACAGAAGAACATACGCAGCCGGCTCAGAAAGATGGATGGTAATAGAATTCATCTCTTTTTATTTAACCGATCTAGGCGGGGGCATCTTAAATTTTAGGTGGCGGTGAGTGTAAATTTGAGATATCGTATGTTCTGAAAAATAATTATGCAATGTCTGGCTCGACATACTCTAGAAAGAAAAAATATTCCTGAACTCAAATTCGTAAATAAACCAAAATTTGGATTCTTTATTCCAGCTCGTTGCAAAAACACCGCAACAAAAAATATTTGTGATCCATGTAATGCTCGCTTAGAGCGTATTCCAGCACTTTTAGAGCGATGGAAGGGTACAATGCAGAATCAATCAGAGCAGGTACATGGCCTTGTAGGAGAGTCTATACCTGAATGGAGTCGTTTGTATAAAAGCCCCTATTACGAATCAAAAATCGCAAATGGCTGGTCTGTATCAGAAGAAGCTTTACAGATTGCTGAAGAGGCCTATAAGGCTGTTGAGAATATCACTGTAGAAATGGCTCCCAGAAAGAAGGTTTTACCTGTGGCTGTACCTGTGGCTGTACCTGTACCTGTACCTCCAGCCCCAGCTCCAGCTCCACCGCCAGTTCCAGTTCCAGCCCCAGCTCCAGCTCCAGCCCCAGTTCAACCAAAAAAGCGTGCCTCTAAGCAAAAGGCGCAACCAGTTCCAACTGCAATTATTGAGCCTTGTCAAGACAATCCAATAATCGTAAACATAAAGGTTCAAGCAATCGAAATAGATGGTAGAACTGTCTATTTCAATAGTGAAAAAGGAAAGGTATATGATATGAAGTATAACTATCTAGGGCGCTACAATAGGCGCCAAGATAAAATAGATACTACTTATGCAGATTCAGATTTAGAGTGAAGAGCAGCCCAAGAAACCGGAAATTTTTCTAGTAGCATATTACTTAGAGCCTCAGCATATTGCCGAATTTCGACCTGAGCCTGTGGATCAAGTCGAAGTCGACAAAGGCGAGCGTACGCATATAGAGAGCCGGTCTCAATAAATTCCGTATACATTGACTGTGGAAGAATACCACGCGCAACCTCTGGAGCCACACCATTCTCTAGTAGTTCCTCGTAGAGTTCAACGGTATCATCGCAGTTTTTCTTAATACATTCAAGCCAAAGTCTCTCACCAGCTACTGCATTTGACTTAGAACCCTGCTTCTTGTTTGTATCACGCTCTCGAAGGTCACCTACCCCAGGCATATAATACTCTGGTACGGTATCAACATAACGGCGCGATACCTCATTACGTGCAAAGCCTACAGTGTGTCTAAACCATTCACGGGCCACAAAAATTGGCATCTTGAGACGAAGGCGCACCTGCGGATGAAAAAAGGGAGTAATATGGTTATGCTTAGCAAGATAGTTAATAAGTTTCACATCCTTCTCATCAACTACAGTTGATTCCTTTGCAAAAGACACGCGGGCGGCGTTTACAACAGTAAGATCATCACCAAACGTACCGAGTAGTTCTACTGAACCAGTACCATCTAGAACTCTGGCTATCATTATATAAATATATGGGACCATCTTTAGATTCCGTGCCACCACGCTGGAAAATCTAAACGGTTCTTTTTTCCTTCAAACCATATCTTTGGATACACAATCGTTGCCTTCTTATTCTCATCGGGACCTAATATAGCACCCCATGCACTAAACGTTGATGGCGAAATCACAGCACCACCCTTGCATAGACTCATTAAATAAAGTGTTTTTAATTCATCCTCTTCTTCAAAGGGTATCAGCCCCAATCCATCGAATTTTTTCTTACACCACTCTAAATCATCAGATAGTAAATAAATCTTTTCAACACCAGCATCCTTTAACATTTTAATACCAGTTTTGTAATATTTAATCCTTGGTAATTTATTACCGAATATTGCCAAATAATCTCCACGACGAATATGCACGAAGGCTGACTTCGAATCAATTGTTTCCTTAAATCCTGGAAACTTTTCTGCAAATACCTTTTTAAAATCTGCACGAATTGTCGGAACCACTGATTTTATTGATCCGTAATTCTGGTACAACTGACCTGTTAAATAATAGTCATTTACTCCATCAACTTGAATCGTTGAATTCTTCCATAAATCAAACTGACCCACATTCTGATGTATTGATATAGCTGTAGGATTAGTGTTATCTACTGATTCACCCTGTAACAGCATAGGACGATAGTCCATCGTAGAATGTGGGTTACTATTAGACCATATCATACAAAGTTTGTATCCTGACTTTTTCTTCGCTACTACACCAGATGCATAAACAAATAACTGATTTCCAAGACCAGAATTATTGTATCCGAGATGTATATACATACATTTTTGTGGTGTCGAACCAGCTCTTTGTACCTTTCTGGTTTTAGACATTCTTACTAGACGATTAGATTTTCCACGAGAGTCCACCAATTAATTGTGATCTAGAGGCCCATGCTGTCGGCTGAAAAATCTCCTCTCTCGAATCACGCACAAACTTCTCAGAAAACCCTTTTTCGCGCGCCTTATCAATAAGATCTTTTACACGAATATCGGCCCCCTCACGTATTTCAACGACTCCTAGTAGCCAGCTTACAAATGCCTTTGACCGACCCTCTAAATCGGAAAGACGCTCCTTTGAAAAAACGAGTGCAGATAAATAGGTCTCAGAATCGCGCTGAATCTCATCGGATTCCTCCTCTGTACCGATGGCAATTCTAAGAACATTCTGTACCTGCGTATCTGACTCCATCAGATAGGCCTGAAACTCCGCGAACATCTGATCGCACCGTTTTTTATGCAAGACGAGTGAATTCTTATGTTTTGCAATAGATACTGAATGGCTCCGTAGAAGATTTGTAATAATTGCACTTTTTGATTCAAGTACACGAATTACATCTGAATCCGTCTTTGCAGGACGGCGCATTGCCTCTATTACCTGGAGAAGAGGTCTTAGAGTCTGTAGATAAAATACGATGTCTTCTCGTGCCATTAGAGTACTAATATAGACGACAAATCGACCATCTTCTAGGAATTCAATATCAATGTCGCCCCCGCGATTACGACCCGTAATACCTGTGCGAAGACTCACTAGAAATCCGCCACAGACCTCTGGATGCAAGCGCATATCGCGCCTGAATTTCTCAATTTCATCATTTGTAACCATGCGCGTGTAGTTTTTGATTTCCCAAAAATACTCGAGCTGGGGTCCACGAACCATACGAATATCTGCACTTTGTGCATCCTTACTGACTACTTCTATATCACAGTCAAACGCCTTTTTTAGCATGGCTTCTACAAAGTTTTCACCATAGGAACCCTTTTCCTTTGAAGAGGCGAAAGTTCTCGTAATTGAATTCTGTAGAAGCTCCACCTTTCCACTCATACTATTAATCTGTTGTTCTAGTGTCTTCTGCAAAGTGGCGATTTGTTGCTCCTTTGCCTGTAACAGTTCCTGATATGTTTCCTTCGTCTCACGCTGAACCTGCCCGCGCACCGCCAACTGCTGGGCTTCAAGAAGCGCCAAAGATCCTTGTATAGCTGAACTCGCCTCTTCTGCGCGAGCTTTTTCCACTGCAAGAGCTTTCAACTTCGCACGGTATTCGACCTGAAGATTCTCAATCTCCGCTCTAAAGTCTGCAGTAACTTTTGCCACGGCCTCCGCATTTGTTTCAGATCTGGCAAGAGCAACTGCGCGACCCTCTAACGTTTCGTAGGCCTCTGCACCTAGGGATAGGGCAAGTGCAATAATTTTAGGGTCTGCATTGGCATATAGTGCAGGAACAGTGTATGTAAGAGGTAAAACTAGTTTCACTTCCATATCTGAGAGCGAGACTACTTCTTAAGTTAGTATATCAGCGGATTTTAAAGCTCTTTTCTTTAGACCCCATCGGCACCCAGTCCGCGGGGAAGAGTTCAGGATTCTCCTCTAAATGCCAAGCACGTGGATACACAACTGGTGATTTAGATCGATGCGCGGATAGCATTGCGCCCCAGTAGCTAAATGTGGAGTTTGCTATCACTGCGGCGGCCTTACAATTTAACAGACACCAAAAAGCCTTCAGCTCATCAGGTGTATCGAAAAAACTAGGGGGCTCAATTGTTTTCCAGGTCTGTGCCTTGCACCAGGCTATATCATCACTGATAATAATCCATCTGATACCAGGATTAATACACTGAATATGATCGATAGCCTCATTGTAGTAATCCATCTGGAGATTATACATCTTCGCGTGAGACAATAGATAATCATCACGGCGAACATGAATAAAGGCGGTTGTTGCAGGGCTCCATGTGGGAATTCCATAGATTTGATTAAAGGTGGCTGATAACTCCTCCCCCAGCTTTGGTACAACCGATTTAAAAAGACGATAATTCTGATAGTATCCTGATAGGCGCACCGAACTAAAGAATCCCATCGATTTCAAATCCCACCAGGCAAAGGCAGATGACTTTTTATTGACTAATGTAGCATTCTTTGGAACTTCTTCATCTTTTGCATGATCCACTTGAGTAAATAATGTCTGATAGTTTAGCTTGGAGTGTGTGTTTCCGCGAGATGGTAAAATGTAAGATTTAAATCCGAAGTCGGCTTCGAGTGCTAGAGCAAGGGCATATTGAAAAATCTGATTTCCGAGTCCAGAATGTAGCTCTATATAAATTGCTGGCATTATCTTTTATATTGGAGTGCAGTTTAGGCCCTAACGCGTTAATAAATGAAAATACTATATCGTCTCAAATATTATAATGAATGATATTATTCAAATATGTAAAGAATATTCGATGATATCATACGAAAGATTTCAAAATAATATTGAAAGTGTCAACTATATTCAAAAAAATAAGATAGAGGGTGATATTGTTGAGATTGGTGTTTGGAAAGGTGGTAGTATGATGTCAATGATTCTTGCCTATGAAAAATATGCAGAAACTGAGCGCAACTTTCATCTGTACGATACTTTTAGTGGTATGACACCACCTCTTGATATCGATGCTGATTATGCTGGAGTACCGGCAACAGTTGGAATGCTTACTAGTGTTCTTATAAAAGCGGAGTGCCCCTATGCAGAGGTCTATGCTAACATAAAGAGACATGTAAAATATGATATGAATCGTATATCATTTGTAACAGGAGATATTCTTAAAAACACAGTCTATCCTGAAAAGATTGCAATTCTTAGACTTGACACTGACTGGTATGAAAGTACGAAATTCGAACTCGAACATTTTTACAAATATGTTGTGCCAGGTGGAATTATTATCATTGATGATTACGGACACTGGAAAGGGTGTAAGCGCGCCGTCCATGAATTTTTAGATCTGAATCCAGAAATTGAACTTATACCAATCGATCAAACAGGCGTCTACTTTATTAAGCCTTAGCAACCTGTATAGCATACGAGACACATCCATCGATTGCCTTTGCATGTATAGTCAGTTCCTTGGATACACAGAACTCATCGACGGCCTTACGGACTCCGAATATGTACGAAGTTTTTGCTTTTACCATATTCATATGATAATCATGCCCCATTATCCAACCGCCATTTTTAATCTTATTATAGGCCTCTAAGAGATCCTTCTTACAGCCTTCATAGCCATGATCCCCATCAATGTATATCATATCAAAGCTGTCAGCAGGAAAGGTTCCAAGATTTGTTGAACTATCACCTTTCATTAAAGTTACTCTTGAATCATCTGAATACTCTTTCTTTAGAGCCTCGTATGATTCATCAAGTTTTATTAGTTCAAAGTTATTTCCATCCTGGTCGCCAGAGCCACACTCTCCCTCAAACAGATCTAGTAAAACAAGTTTGGATGGCTCCAACTTCATTAATTCTCTCGTGAAATCACCTTTAAAGACGCCTATTTCACATATAACAGAATTTTTCGCTACTAAATCGCGAACCATATCGATTCGTGTTTCATAGAAAAGTGGAAGAGGGTACCCTTCCACCTTGGAAAAATAATAGTCTCTATGTAGTGCTATAAACTGTTTAGCATGATCGCCATGAGTGTAGTGCTGAAGGCGTGCTTTTTCAAAATCAGTAGAGCCAAATAGTACATTTATGTCTCTAGGAAGTTCAAACACGGGGACCTCGTTCTCAGAAATCATATTATTTAAATAGTATTGTTCTAAAGAGGGTAATGATCCACGAGAGAAGGTATCAAAAATATGTTCTGTAAAATCACTGAATTTTTTTGGTATACAGATCAATCCTCCATTATATTTAAAATCGGGACAAAATGGTAAAATTGACTGTCCGTGTGTACTATCAAATGCCATACAGAGAGAATTCATATCAAAATCCTGTATTACCTCTGTATCTGGTGTAGCAGGAAGAAGATCAAGATCCCAGCAGATAATTGTATCGTAGTCAGGAAAAATACGATGGCATATTAATTTTAACCAGCTAGGATTTAACCAGCTAGGATCTCCCTTTTTATAATCAATCGATGGCTCCTCTTCCATAAATATATAGGGAATTTTGTGTTTTTCAAAATAATGAACGAGTACTTCTTTCGCATCTGTCTTATAATGAATATCTCCTATTGCAATAACTAGTACACAGTATTTCATTCTATAACCTATAGAGTAAAATACTATATTTTTAAAAACGCGTCAGCCTTCAAGACGTATCGGAGTAAGGTCTAGCGTGTTGTGCCAAGCCTAAAAAGAATTATATTATCTTTATCTATATGACCTCTTGGATTCGTGTAAATCCGGTTCCTCTAGATAATAGTGTAAGACCTTTTTTATTTAAGTTATCTTCTAATGAATTTTGCGAACAGTTTAATCAGTATTTCTACGCTACACTTTACACGCAATCTGTAAAGCGCCCACTTGCCGTCTATGATCTTAATAATCCAATCGGGCCCGCGTATGCTCTTATTAAACAGACCTTTCAGGATGTATCAGGAACAACATTCACGGACTCGATGCTTCCAAATGCAACGACACTTAATCAACATGATCTTTCACGTGTAATTCCTTATGTAAATAGTGTATCTAGAGCGGATCTTCAACTTTCTGCAGCAGATGTACTTGAATGGAGTGCACCAATGTTAAAGTCAATAAGTGTAATAAGAACTCAGTATAATGTTCCAAATACAATTAATGTGGGGGTGCAAATACTAGCAGATGTAGGGCGCAATCCTAATAATCCTCTTAAAATAAACGGCTACATACAGGCTGTTACAGAGGTCAGTACTACTCTTGGTAACCCAGCACAACTCACTGTGTTCGTTATGGCGGATCAGAACGATTTATTAGAATTTACTAGACAGGCAAACAGGAACTGGAAAATTATCACATTTCCATCTGTAACATCGAACGGCATGAGTGTAACTGCAACATCTGTAAATCAAAGAATTCAGGGATACAGTGAATTTATCGCGGCACTTTCTTGTCTCCAGACATCAGAAAATCTCATTACATCACTTTCGAGTAATGTAGGCAAGTTTCTTTACACAACAAATACTGTGATGAACTCTTTTAGAAGTATGGATGTTCCCACATTTCTTGCAAACTAGAGTAGTGCTAAAAAGAAAAACCATGGATCGGGGCAACTATTAATATAGGCAAATGTTAATACTTTCCCACGTTCGACTCCTACCCATCGTGGAAATCTATTTATTACGGATGCCATAATATATTGATCCATCGTACCAGCTATGCTAAGGCTATCATATTCTTTCAGAATTGTATTATAATCATTAATATAATCGTGAATACATGACCGATGGGCTAGGATCAGAGCACCTGCAACATGTTGATCTGGATAACGAAAAAAACTCTTTTCTTTTGGTATTGCATCTAACACTTGCACGTAAACACTTGGCTCTCTTAATTCTGATTCACGCGTTGTAAATTTTTCTATAAAAGGTTTCCAACTCTCCTTTCTTATACTACCAGCATCGATCCACACAAACCAGTCCTTATCTGGAAATTCCTTCGTAGCCTCCTTAATAAAGTATTTTTTATTGGCCCAAATTGCCCCAAGTTGCCAGGTATGGTAGCTCTCAACATCCCGCTGAATCTGTTTCTCCCAAAAACTCTGTGGAAATTCAGTTAGAACCTCTAGCTGTTTAAATTCAACTACACGAAATATCACGTTCTTGCCAGCAAAAGGGGCCAACTTTTTAAACATATCTCTGCTTGTAAAAAACAGAACAGGTATAGTTACAAATTTGAAGAATCTCTTTATATTTTCCATATAAAAGGCATGTGGCTGTTTACTCGGAATTAGATAATATGCAGTAACAAGTTGCATCTTTTTTAGTCTCACGCTTAAAGTTTAGGTCCCGATACAATACAATGTCGTATGATGAAAAGAAAATCTGCTTGGTTCTAACATGTAATCGGCCATTTTATACGGAACGTCGCAAAAAATCTGCAAGAACATATAACATTCTCAGAAACAACGGATTTACAGTTGTGTTTTTGTGTGCTGATCCGACACTATCAAAACCGGAATTTGAAATGAAGAATAGAGAATACTGGCTTACAATACCGGTTGAAGAAACCTATAATAATGTTCCTACTAAAATTCTCGAGGCTTTTAAGTTTTTTTGTCGTTATAACACAAAGGGTATACTAAAAATAGATGACGATACTCATATTGAAGATGATAGTATTTTTCATCCCGATTTTACCGATACAGATTACGCGGGTGCATCAGTAGGTTCAATGTTTCCTGGTACACGCATTATAGATAAACAAACTGTAACAATTGAAAAACAAATTCTGTATTTTGGGGGACCGTTTTACTGGCTCTCGGCTGCGGCGCTTCATCATATTATTAAAGTGGGATTCAAATATCCATGGGAAGATACGAGTATTGGATATGCAATTGGTCTAGAGACAAATAAATTCGTTGTTCGGTTTTTATCATTTAATGATAACAAACAAGTAACTTGGTCGAATGAAACAGAAACCACTAGCGCCTAAGACGTAGTCTTAATTTCTCAATTTCTGCTAGAGAGTAATGAGGGTATGCCCGTCTTAAAATGGATCTTTGATATTCATCCTCCTTAAGTTGATCTCTGCGAACAACATTCTCGTACCATACCTTACTCGATTTTGCATCGTACGTAGATCCGAACTTTCCAATTGGGCGCGCGGAGATATAATTGGGATTCAACATTCTATTTATTATTGAGTATTATTTTTAGACCAGGCGGTTTTAAAGTGTTCTAACGTCTTGTACTGAAGTTAAGTACTTAGCGTTAGGATAAAATATAAAATCTAATAAAGTAGTATGCCCGCTATCACATCAGCGGATATTGAAAGACGAAATCAATCACGAATAATCTATGCAAGCTTTATAACAAATCAACAAAATTTAAATAATAAAATAACCGTGCATCCCATACAATTATCACAAAGTGATTTAGTAACAGCCATCATTGGAGCTAGAAACACATCGTATGAAGAACAGCAAACTATTTTTTCTAATTCTCCAATTACTCGAAGTTTAACTGTAACTACTCAAAATTTGCCTGTAACTACTCAATTTATTGTTTCCGAAAATAAATTAGCATCAGCAAGCACATCTGGTCTAACTCGAATAAACTTTACTGGAATAGAGGATGCTACACCTACAGGAACTGGAGAGTTAGATGATGCCTTTGTTCCTATACCAATGGGTGGTATGATCTTTAACTTTTTTGGAATGAATTACAGCAACTCAATATCATGGTGTACAAATAATGCATTTGTATTTGGTACGCCATTTGACCCGTATACAATAAGTATATCAAAAGAAACAGGTAAATGTATATTAATTGGTAACTATGACAGAGTTTGTGCTAGCATATATTATTCAAATACTTCAGGTACCTATTCAATTACAAAACTCATAATAAATTTCTGGGATTATTTTAATGATACAACTCTCTATACATATCAGGTAAGGCTAATTAAAGAAAATATTGGTGCAAACAGGCAGTTTATAGAGATTTGTGTTATAACAAGTCCGCCAAGCCCTGGATACTCGTCAGGTAAAATATATCCTACTACCGAAAATCTTTCTGGGAGAGATGCAAATGGAAACCCGATTGACTCTCGTGATAATATTATAGATCAAACAAAGTTATCACCTTACAATATTACAAATGGAACGACCTTCCTAAATCCATGTGGAACAACTTTTTCAGAAGTAAGCCCTCCCGCTGGGACATCCTTCATCTTTTCAAGTGATTCTACAGGAACAGATTGGACATTTACTAATAATTCATATGTTAATGTCTAAAAAATAATTTTTTCTTTTTTGGCACAAGACGTTAATCATTTAGGCTGGTGGGCGTAAAATTGATTTGATTGTATTAAATATAGTACAATCAAATAAAATGAAGTTCCCTATTACTCGTGAATCTCTTCAAGCATTTGATTATGCCAAGGAACAGGAAGAACTAAGGAAGGAGGAAGTACAGAAGATACTAGCAGAGACTCTAGAGCGATTTTGTACGGAGTTTAAGCAGGCCATGCTATCAAATTCTAAAGAAAAGAAGTTTGTATGGCATAGTCTTAATAAAGTTCGCTTTACTTTTCCAAAGGAACTTCTTCCACAGTTCATTGAAAAACTACAGTATACCTTTGTGGGATGTGATGTTATTATTGACCCGCTGAAGACATATATTATTATTGATTGGTCTTAATAACGTGGCCTCACAATCCAAAAATAGATAGCAGTAGTAAAGTTTTACTCCTCCATTCTGAGTATTTTATGTATTGATTTCCTGATAGCGTTATTGCGCGTTTTAGGGGAGCTTCTAGACGTTTTATATACTGACGAATATTTGTATTTCCATAGGTTGCCGATAACTGCTCCTGTGGAAAACTCGGTTTTTCAAGAGTCATATTTACCCATTCATGAACCTCCCAAAACCAAGTTTTTATCCAACTATTTATAGAGCTAAAAGGAAGATCTCTCAGTACATCGACTGGATGATCTTGTAGATAGATTCGAAAGTGTTCCTTACAAACGTGGCATGGAATGATATCTGCTGTCATTTTAAAGAAGATTATCCATGTACGACGCTCGTCCTCTGCGTAAATTGGGGATACAGGTCGACCTGCACGCTCCGCAAGTGAATGTAGAATAGTCCATAAGAGTGGTCCCCATTCAGCAGCTTCGGGATACAACTCAAATGGTAGATTACAGGGACAGGGCATTCTTTTGGTATTGAGTATTTTCACTTCCTTTTTTGGGCGCGGGGTCCACACCCTGAAAAATCTAAAGATAAAATACATGGAATCAGATAACATACATGAAAATCCATTAAAGCATGGATTTCATGGATTCTTCAGAGTTAAAAATGAAACAGGCACTTGTTGCCCTTGTTTTATTTGGTTATTTTGTTAGTAAGTTCAAAGACTCCTTCATTAAATATAACTGATACACTCGCTCCCCTTAGTCCATATATGTATACTAGAACATCGGCAGTCGAATTAGTGTAATTAATATTTATAAATTCATCACGTAGTGGGATCAGATCTAATAGCGGACCTGTCGCATCTTCAGGTCTTAAAGATCGCATCCATCTTCTAAATTCAAGATCCAAATTACGAATTGCATAAAGTGTGTGAACCGGATCAGAGAAAAACTCTCTCACCTCAGCCGACCATCCATTTATAAAGTTCGTCCCCACTGAATCGAGCTCTTCACGAATGAGTATTGTTTTTCTTTTGGTAGCTGTCTTATCTCCATAGTGTGTGGGAGAATCATTACGAATTACAGTTAGATATAGTGATGACTTAGAATTATCATCAAGAACGTTATAGGCCTGCTTAACGGTATAAAACTTTCCAGATGCTTTTGACCCATAAATTAACAAATATTCTCGATCTTCTGCCACAAGATAGTCTTTTATAAATACTATCTTATCGGTATGATCTATAAGGCTCATTCTTTCTGAATATTAGATTTTGTTTGAGGAGGAAAAAGAATTGTATCCACTTGATTGGTTAAAGGCTCGCGCAATGCTTCAAAGGGTGTTCTATCCAGCGTAGCAACGGGTGATGAATTCGTTCTAGCCCCACGAGCTCTCGGTTTAATTGTCAGCGGAGCCGGTGTAACTCTTACCTTCGAGGATGAATTTACAGTTGTCTCATCAAGATCACCCGCAATTTCAGGCTTCTCTATATCTCTATCAGCAAACTGCTTGTTGAATTTATGAATTACATGGGGAAGAATCGACGGAGCAGTATTCTCAAGACGATCCTGCTCGCTCCGCACAATCTTTAGGAATTCAATCGCATTTGAACGCTGATCGCGTCTGAGCGCGAGTTCATTATTGATTGTGCGATTCAATTTACCATAAGAGATTGATGCCGATCGATGGGCTTCCATCATTTGCTGGGATTTGATGTACTGATTAAGAGTTGTGAGAACAGCAGAGAAGATACTGATAATTCCAATTATAATAGTTGCTATATGCTGGGCCTGTAGATCGGGAAAGACTGATGTAAGACTCATTGTGAATCCGCCATTCAATGTTGATAGAATAATGTTCGGTATAGTTAAATAGAAATTCATAGAATCAAAATGATAATTGCACTGTGTATGTAGCCATCTCATACAATTGGAACGTTCTGAAATTGCCTTTAGAAGGCCCTCTTGTGCGTCATTCCAGCTGTTTGCAATTTCGGTTGATGTTTCACTTCTTGTATCATCTTTTTCTGTGATGTGCTCCATGTCTATCTGGTAGTGATACTTTAAAGAGATAGCCAATTATAATAATAGCATGGGTCTTTTTAATGATTTATCTGGTGTCGATGAACTTGGTATTATAGGTAGTATTGATCCCTATTTACTCTACGAAGAGGGCATGAGCTGGATACAGAACTCTCTCGCAATTAGGCCACGTACCATATGGTTTGAAGGAGGTCCAAGCACAATTATACACCCTCATTTTAAATCACAATGGGTTCCAATGAAAGCTGAAGAACATAGGGCCTATACACACACAGGGCCCTTTCAATCTCTTCTTTCTAGAGAGCCAATCGCATTTGCATGGATGAAGGCGTATTCCAAGTATGGAAAAATGGTCCCTTTTAAACAGTATGATGAATCACTTGAGGCACCAGGTTCTGCCTGGACTCTCTGGGTCTGGGTATCAAACTATAAGCCCAGAAAGGCTTTTATGATATGTCATCATTGTGGAGTTCTCCCAGATTTGAAAAAACAATTATGGTTCTTGGGAATTCATGCAGACTTTTATTGGTTGTCAGATGGAAAGGGTCCTACTGGGGGTCTATGGCCCTCTGAATTTGGTGAATTCACATCTTCTATTCCGCTCTTGAAGGGTCCAATTGGCGCCCCGAAATTTATGATAGATGTAATTAAAGAAAACTATGATCTTGTTGTCACATCGCATTGTATGCGATACGCTCTTCATTTTATTGAGACTGGACTCCCTCTAATTCATATTAATTCGACGCGATTTGGAAATGAAATTACAACTAATCCACCCCAATTCAAGGACCTCTGCGCTAGAATTGGATCCGCCGTGAACTCAGGCCAGCTCCAAGTAATTCATAATAATTTGGCAGATAAATGGTATTTCGAACAGTATATTAATTTCCCAGCCCCAGTAATCCCCAGCCTCTGTACGTCACCTCTCAGATTTAGAATTAAAGATGCAGATGCACCGTATCTTATATGGGATACACGTTTTCATATTACAGATGGTAAGGGTTCAAAGACGCTTATAGAACTCTCTAAACGACTTGGCTCTAGAGCACAATCAACCTCTGAACTCTGTAATAAAAAGGGGGGATTTCTAGATGACGATTTTCTCAATGGATTCAGAGCAGTAATACATATTCCATATAATATTAGTACTATGAGTTGCTTCGAACAAGCTGCAGCGAATGTTCCAATTTGGATTCCTTCTCCAAAATTTCTGGAGAAAATTCTAGAAGAATACAGCGAATTATCCTGGTATTGTTTTGGAGGGGACAGAGGTATCGCCGAACCCGCAGACCAATTCTGGAACCCTGCCACAATTCATGAATTTGTTTCTAGGAGCGATTTCACCCAATTTAAAAATGTACTGTTTTTTGATAGTATTGAAGATCTTGTGGCACGAATTGACACCGTGAATTACGATGCACTCATTAAAGAATCCTTCTTGTATCAAACACAAAAGCGTCTTAAAGTTCTTAATTCATACAGCCAAGTACTTGACGGTACGCCTGTGTTTTGACTTTCTATTACGACGTGTTATTTTTCGATATTTTTTGTAACCACCCTTCATAACAGCAGGAGAAAATCCACCCCTTTCTCTAGATGGAAATATAAGCTTTTTTTTCTCATACTGTATATGATCCCCTTTAAACTTCGGTACATCTGATTTTTCCCATTCTCCTATCATATCTTCAAAATCTCCAAAGTGTGTAAAATTTGGAGATTCACCTAAAGCCATAATACCAACTTTTCCACCTTCTTCAACAAAACTAAGTGGAACTTGGTTTACTTCTTTTATAGTAGCAGGTCTATATCCGTTAGATACATCATTTGCAATAAAAATAACTCCACTGTCTTCTGGACGTGTATATATGAGAGGAACAGGCGCACAATGTGGTACATGACCTGATGCAACAATATGAATTTTATTACTAAGAAGTCTCTCAATATATTTTCTATACTCATACATATCATAACCTCTAACTTTAATATCATGCCCGTTTGGACCACGACATCCTTGTATATCACATGACTCCACAAATGAAACAAAATGCTTATCATTATCTGGTTTTAATCCAAGGGCCTGTAAAAGAAAATATTCGTTTGGAGGGTCTCCATCACTATCAAATAGATCTTTACATTTGTTTAATGGTTCATTATATGTTGTTTCATGGAATTCTGAATTATGATTTGAGCCTTTTTGTAAGGCTCGTCTTATTTCCTCTATCTTTTCATAGTATTTATCACTTTTCATATCATCTTGTAAAATATCATCATAATATTGTGGTGTATGAAAAAAGAATGGATCCATGCCTCCAGCATGAGACATAAGTGTTTTGTAAGTAGAATCATAATGAACTATTTTGCCATGTTTGAACAGCGATCTTACCGAAGTAATAAACTTTTCGTATTTAGCCTCATTTAATTTCTTCTCCATATTGAGTTTTTCACTAACCTCTTTTTCATACAATTCTGCATTTGGCTTAGAAAATGCCTTTAAAAGTAAATAGGCGGATTGGATTTCATCAAGATCCGAATCTATTTTTGGTAATAGTTTTTCACCTGGCTGTAGTGCACCCATTGAATCTTTTAATACACATTTTAATCTATCTTCTAAAGTTTTTGAGTCTAAAAGGTTCTTATAAAAGTTAGTCCACATAGACCACTTTTTCTCACCAATCTCTTGATGATCACCTCTCATTTCATAAATAAGACGAAACTTATTAATATCACGATTTCCAAGTATAATTATAACTTTGGAATGATGCGATTCAATTAAATCAGCAATACTATTAATTGAATCAACAACATGTGGACCCTTATCAAAATAGTCACCAAGAAAGGCTACTTTATTCTTTTCATTTTTATCTAAAAAATTCTTAATTGCTGTAAACATCTTATCATCGCACATCACGGATGATTGATTTTCTTTACCAGGATTATCTTTTATAGCACACCCCTCTAAATCAGAGATAAATACTAATCTTCCACTCATCTATTTATATCTAATATTTTGCTTTATCATTCTAGACGTTATTCCCCATGGGACCACCTCTTTCGGGAGTACTAATTAATCTTATTTTTGCAGTCTTATTACGATTTAAACTACCAGATCTACCAGATACCCTCCCTCTTTTTCTAGAATTCCGCCGTTCAGGTGTACTTGGGGCGAGATCTTCTTCTTCTTCTTCAAGAATTTTAACCTCTTCAAACTGTTCTTGTAAGTATTTTAAGAGACCCCTTTTAGAACGAGCGAAAGTAGTAAGAATATGTGTATTAAATTTTGTACGTACCCTTCTTTTTAATTCAGCTGGTGTTATTTTATTAATAAATTTCCTCTGGTTCATTTTATATAAATCTTTACCTGAACCTCCAATTGCATCTATTGATATTTGATTTGCTAAATATAATACTGATGATGGAAGATTGTGATTCTTAGTTAGAAAAACGTATAAAATATAGGCTCTATCACGTGCATCAGGAAATTCAGCAAAATATACCTGGATGTATGCAATAAGCTGTTTATAGTAAAAATAGTCAAAATTATTATGAGAATCAATTTCAGATAGATTTGAATACATTTTACTCAAAAAAATATTAATTAGAAAAGAGAATCCAATATTTGTAAGATGATTTGCTCCAATTTCACGTTTACCACCCCCAATTGAAGCATCATTATTATTTCTATAGTCTACATAACGATAGTCTGCAATTAATTGTGCCAAGGCACCAAGAACCTGCGTACCCTCTATAATTTCACCATCTTCAGGAACGAGTGAATTTGTAAGGTCAGCAATAATTTCCGCATCGGATTCGGTTAATTTTGGTGCTTCTGCTACAGGCTCCGCCTCAGCTTCTGCTACAGCTTCTGCTACAGCTTCCGCCTCACCCTCAATCTCATAAACAGATTTTACTCCCTTTAATAAAACAGCCAATGTATGTATTAAAAAGTTCGCATTTTCCTCTTTTAGTTCTTCACTTGATTCAATGCATGCATTTCGAAATCTTTTAAATAAATCAGCAGGTAGTTCCTTACTGAATTTATCAACCATTGTGATAAGTCGTTTATTAATATTATCAGATTCTCTGCCTCTTATTATGGTTTTTGGAGAATCCATAATCTTATAGCCAGGATCATCGACATAACCCCTACTACCAGCTATAATAGTATCCTTCGTATCAGTCATACAGCTATCTAAATCTGCTTTCATACTAAGTAGTCTTTTACAGATTTCAGGAGTTGCGTCCTTGTTATACTCCTCATGCAGATCTTTTAGAGTTTTTTCTGTATTATTAAAACTACGATAATTAATAGCAGTGTACTCCCATAATTTCTTAAAATAACTATTTGTTCCATGGGTCTTTGTTTCAGCCATCGCCCCCCCTATTAATTTCTTTTGAGCTTCCTTAATCTCTTCAACCCAGCCCATGTATTGACTCATGAATTTAAGATGAGCCTCTAGTGGCCCACTGACATATTCCGCAGTAGCTTTTAAAACAGCTTCATCTTCTGCAGCCTTTTTCTTTAGTAGATCTTCTGCAATATCCTCTAAATATTTTGCTAAATCAGCGGGACTTAGGCGTGTTTCACTTGTATTATTATAAAAATAGAAGACGTTCTTTTCACCATTATGAAGATTGGTAAAGATTACATCTATACCAATAAATAGTGCATATGCTAGTAGAATCTTATCATGTGTTACAAGTGTAATTGATCCATTTATTACATCTATTTTTCCCGATTTAGTAGAGCCATAATTACGTTTTAAATCAAGACATGATAGTGCCTGTAACCAGTCACCTGACCTTTTCATTTGAAAAATTATAGAAGTGAGTATATCATCTTTTTTGAAAAACGATGAAATCTTTTTCCAACATTTTGTAACTGAGTTTTCATTCTTATCAGTTACAGTGTAAAGTAATTTTTTACCTGGGCTGTCTAAGACATCGACCTTTGTAGAAACGAATTTGGCCTTGAGACTACCTGCCTTGTTTTCTTGATACATAACAGGACCCATTTTAAAATTGTATTTTGAAAAGAACTTATCGCGCTCTAAGGGCGTGTTATTCAGTTCGGCACTATTTTTATTGTAAAGGATTTCAGACACATCGCGATCAATTAGTACATCTGTTTCTAAATGACCTTTTACACTTGGATCCAGCTTCTTAAATTCTGTAATCTTTCCACCAGGATCATTTATACATTCACGATTTAATATGAGATTTATGAATAACTTTTCAGCGTCAGCGGCCGCGGGGGCACCCGCCCCAAGCTTAAGGGATGAAATAAGATTCATAATTCCAATTGCGGAAGCATCTACAAGAATGTTAATAATAGGTGAATTGAAAAAGTCCTTGATATCTGTTAAAGTTAGAAGTTTTCCAGTTATTATTTTATCTATGTTCGCTACCCCACCCTTGTGTAAAACTTTAACAGTGTACTTAGAGGGTGTTAGACCTTTTACATTAATATTAATCATTTTTTCTGGTGCGGCCTTTGCCTCATTTTTAATATCGTCGATGGTTTTACCTTCAAACACACTAGCTAAGAAAGAATCTTCATTAGTAGCTGCAGTTTCTATGGCTGGATCATTATAAAGACCCTCTTTAATTACATTATAATGATCGGCTGATACTCCCTTACTAGTATTTGTAAAATCATGTTTTGCATCCGATAGGGCTCCGTTTCTAAAAAATTTATATATTTCTTCATAATTTGCTACTCGCGCCATACCTAATTCGTAGGCATAAAAAATACACGAGATTCAACGCTACCGTCAAGTGCCAAAGTTAAGAACGCCCAAAGGGCGCTCTTAACTTAGCCTACTTGCCTACAACACGTTATCGGAGGGACATAGGGTAACGTATAACGTCTAGTACTGAAATTAAGTACTCCCCATGGATAAGGCCACCTTGTGGCCTTATGACATTGGAGCAACTTTAGCTTCTCGTTCTAGCCATCAGAGCCAAGTACTTAAATTAAGTACTTG